AAGTGAACGAGATGCAAAACAATTTGCAAAGGATGTTGAGAATTCTGCCGTGGGACTAGCAAACAAAGGTGTCGAAAGATACAAGGGTAAGTATAGAGTCGTTATTACTGGTATGACCAAGGACATGCACAAAAAAGCAATTGGGAAATATGCACACAAGAACAAAGGTGAATTTTCTCATTCAACTTCTGAGGTTACACCCAAGGGATATGGCCCATATGATGAATCCAATGAAGTAGATGAAGCAGAATCAATTCCACTAGTTCGAACAGGACAAGGTTCATATAAGAAAGATACTCATCCCTCGGATGTCGAACGACTTTATCAAGCAAAAGATAAAAAAGAATATGAAAAACTGATGGATGCAGGTACATCGGCGTTGACTAAGGGAATGATTGCTAAATTTGGTCTTAGTGGTGACTACAAGAAGTATACCGTGAATATCAAGTTCAAGGACGAGAAGAGTCGTAAGAAGTTTGAGAAGAGTTTTGGTATCAAAGAATCTGTTTATGAAACTCCCCATGCAGATAACTTAGGAACAGGAGCGAGAATGTCAATTTCTGATGACGAAAAGAAATTGCTTGACTTTATTAATAAGAACTGGTAGAATATAGGAAAGATTTATTATGTTAGTGAATAAAATGTTTAATCATGTTGAAAGTCCCTTATGGGCAGAATTAGAAGCCGAAACAAATCCCGATGGTACTCGATACTATCAAACACCAGAAGGTAAAAGTTACCCAAGTGTAACTACCGTAACTGGTTGGGAGAAACGAGCATTCTTTGCAGAATGGCGTAGAAAAAACCCCGAAGAATCTAAACGAGTTCTTAGTCGGGGAAATCGGTTACACAAAATCATAGAGAATTATTTAAGCAACGATGAGTCGTATCTTGCAGAAGCAGAATCTACAGACTCACAGTTGTTTTATCAATTAGCAGATGATTTACACCGAATTGACAATATTGTTGGTTTAGAAAAACCATTATGGTCACATACCCTAAAACTCGCAGGACGAGTGGATTGTATTGCTGAATTTGATGGTGAATTGTCTATTATCGACTTCAAGGGTTCAAATAAACCCAAAAGAAAGTCAGATATACAAAATTACTACGAACAAGCAACTGCATACGCTATTATGTTCCAAGAAAGAACAAAGACCCCGATAAAGAATATCGTGATCTTAATTTCTTGTGATACTGGTGATAATCAAGTGTTTGTTGCAAATCCAATGGATTATGTAGATAAACTACACAAAACCATTGTTAATTACAGAAAACACAATCAATAAAGAGCAGTACCGGCCTGTGTGGTGCCGGCAGCAAGAATCGCATCAAAATTCATGTTATATTGAACGCCTTTATTCACAACAATATCAGTTGTTGTGCCATCGGCAAACTGAAGTCGAATAGTTCCATCCGCTGCCATGATAAATCCCTTCATACCAGCCTTATTTAAATCGACCGATGCGCTAAACGCAACTCCGTGATTAGCATTACTCATATTGGGTTCCCCTTAAATTTAGTGACCTACATATCATACCACCCTTATTTATAACAGGAGAAAAATACAATGTTAGAATTAACCCCCGAAGAATTTTCAAAAGAAGTAGAAGATAAAGTTGAGACAATGGGAGATGGATATATTGAAGCGATTCTTAGTCTATGTGAACATTATCGCATAGAACCCGCACTTGCTTCTAAATATCTTTCAAAATCAATTATTAATAAATTACACAACGAAGGTCTAGGTTTGAATATCTTACCAGACACCGCAAAACTACCAATTTAAATCGCAAAAATAATGCTTGACATATATGAAATATATGTTAAAATATACACATCGTAATACGAAAACTATATTCAGAAATATAAGGAGATACTGCATGAGTTTCAACGATATGAAAAAGCGTTCAAGTAACACTGACTTTCTTAAGACGAAGTTAGAAGAAATGAACGATACAAAGAAGTCTTACAAGGATGACCGATTCTGGCGTCCAGAACTTGACAATGCATCAAACGGATTTGCTATTATTCGTTTCTTGCCTGCATCAGAAGGTGCCGAACTTCCGTGGGTTCGTGTTTGGAATCACGGTTTCCAAGGGCCAGGCGGCTGGTATATTGAGAATTCTCTCACTACCCGTGGCGAAAAAGACCCAGTTTCAGAACTTAACAGTAGGTTGTGGAATTCTGGTACTGAAAAGGGCAAAGATGTTGCCCGTAAGCAAAAGCGCCGTCTTACTTACATTGCAAATATTATGGTTTTGAGTGACCCCAAGAACCCTGAGAATGAGGGCAAGGTTTTTCTCTATAAGTTTGGTAAGAAGATTTTTGATAAGATTATGGAATCTATGAATCCTGAGTTTGAAGATGAGTCCCCAGTAAATCCATTCGATTTCTGGAAGGGTGCAAACTTCCGTCTTAAGGTTCGCAAGGTTGCTGGATTTATCAACTACGACAAGAGTGAGTTTGATTCGTCTACTGCACTACTTGATGGTGATGATGATAAGTTGGAAGAATTGTGGAAGACACAGACTGACCTTAATGAGTTTATTGCTGATGACCAGTTCAAAACTTATGACGAATTGAAGGATAGACTTCAAACCGTTCTTGGTAAGGATGTAGATACTACTATTGCTCCTACTGCTGAAGATGCTGATGTGTCTGATGGTGCAGCCATGGCAGAAGAAGCATTCGGTAAGAGTGATGATACTACTACCGAAACTACTACTACTGAGGGTGAAGACGCCCTTTCGTACTTCGAAAAGCTTGCTTCCGAAGATTGAAAATAATTAAAATTTTAATTGACACCCCGCATATTAGGTGTATAATGTGGGGTGTCAATTTTTAAAAGTCACTAAATAAGTGACATAAACTAACGAAGTCGGAGTTGACTTCACGGTGCAAAAACGCACCAACCTCTTTTGCCAGAGGATTATTTCTAAAAAAGGAGAAATACAATGGCTAAATGTACAGATAGTTGCGGCACAGATGTCGTGACAAATGCGTTAGGTAAGGTCGGTGTGTGCCGTAGTATGCTAATCACATTGGCACTTCTTCCATTTGCGTGGAACGGTGTTACTTGGCTCGGTGGAGCAGTTCGTGAACTTTGGAACCTTGTCGCTAGCGTTTGATACGCTTTCAAAGTAAAGGAGATTCACTATGAATATCTCAAAACTTACAAAGGTGGCTCTCGTAGCACTATTTGCAGGAATCTGCACTGGTGTTGCTGGTGCTGACACCAATGCGGAACTTCAAGAACGACTTGAAGCAGCCGAAGCACGGATTGCAGAACTATCTGCATCGGATAGTGATAACTGGTTGAACAACGAACGAGCCGAAGCGACTCGTCAACTTGTTCACGATGTTCTTGCTGATGCAGACAATCGTGCTAGTTTTCAGGGCAACGGAAGCCCTGTAACGGTTAATGTACACGGATTTGTACAGACTCGTTTCGACTACAGTGGTGGTGGAGATACCGATGCCAATCATGGTTTCAGTGTTCCTCGCTCACGACTCATCCTTAGTGGTGATGTCTATGACTTCGGTTATAGAGTAAGTGGTCAATGGAGCGATGGTGGTGACTTCGAATTGAAGGACGCTTATGGTACTGGTGAAATTGGTGGTCTTGACTTCCAGTTTGGTCAGTTCAAGGCTCCCTTCATGAAGGAAGTTCTTGTATCACGAACTGATACACTTGCCGCTGATAGGTCAATTGTTTCGTATACCTTCGGCCAAGGCCGGTCACAAGGTATCCAATTCGGTAAGGACTTCGGAGCACTTACGCTTCGTGGTGCATACACTGATGGATTCGACACCGCAAACGGTGCCGGCATCCAGAATGGATATGCCCTTACTGCACGAGCAGATTATGATGTCACCTCTTGGTGGAATCTTGGTGCTGCGGTTTCGTGGAATGACCTTGTAGACAGTAACTACACAACTTATACTGTAGATACTGGCGTCAATTGGGGTGCTCTTGACCTCACTGCTGCATATGTCGGTGTAAACCGTGATGCGGGAGATGACTGGGCAACTACCCTTACTGTTTCTTATCAGTGCATGGATAACCTTCAGGGTTTCGTTGCATATGAATTTGGCAGGTTGGAAGGCGCTACAGCAGACCTTAGTGTCGCAACTGTAGGTGTCAACTACATGGTCAACCCCAATGTTAAGTGGACAACCGATGTCGGTTATGCCATGAATGATATTGATGCGGGTTGGGATGTTGCCAGCACGGGATGGAATGCAAGTGCCGCCGAAGGCGAGTACCTCGTTCGTACCCAACTTCAGATTCAATTCTGATAGACAATTAAATACTTAAAAAAGAACCCCCTGCTTCGGCGGGGGGTTTTTTATTAGTGGTTTAAATCCAACTTACGAGAGATTTCACTATTTGTTGAAGTCATTGAACTCGCAAATGTGGAACTCTGGGAAACCGCTTGACTGTTGTTAGGTGCATTGACAACCGTAACTTGGCTTGTAGCACCACCGACACCACCACCGCCCATGTTTGCCATTGCTGGCATCATTGCCATAGTTTTTGCCATGATGGGGTCTATGATATTTGGTTTCAATTTATCTAGTGGTGTTACCATTTCATCACCACCCTCACCCATACGGAAAAGTTTACCAAGTCCATCTTGTAAACCCTCTACCATACCACCCGACTTCAATCCCGGCAACATTTCAAATGATGGGAATTCGCCAGCATCTTCGACTGGGAAACTCTCTAATCCTTCCAATGATGCGGGTTTTATCCAATCTGGAATTGTATTAATAAGGGAAATAAGACCATTCAGGACATGCATTCCCGCATTTGTTACTTTACCGAAGGCCCACCCAACCATGTTGAAGAAATACATGATTCCTGATATTACAGGATTGACTGTATTATTGTATACCCACTTCAATGCATCTCCAATTCCACCAAATACGGCCATCATAATGTCACCAAGTGTAGAAATGTATGGAACGAATACATTGTCATAAATCCAAGTGAATGCAGTTCCGATTCCACTAAAAATATTCATCATTAAATCTTTAAGAAACATAATGTAAGGTACATAAACATTATCCCATATCCACATGAAACCATCGTATATTGCACCGAAGACAGATTTCACAACATCCCAAATACCATCTATTACGGGGCCGATGTATTCCATCATAGAAGCAAAGAAGCCTTTGATTGTTCCAAGGATATCTACATCTGCAAAATCGCTGAACCATTTTCCGATTGAATCTAATCCAAAGAAGTTAAAGACACCAGCGATTGCATTTAAGATTCCATCGAATACCATTTCAGGCAATCCAACCATCCAATCAAGAAGGAAATTACCCAAGTCGGTTATTGCTCCGAGAATATCACCAGTGAAAAGTTTTTCGAAGAATCCAATGAAATTGCCGAACAAACTAGAGAACCAATCGGCGAATTTCTCCATATCAATAATTCCAAAGGTAAATACATCCAGTATACCACCAAAGAAGGCACCTATACCCCCAAGAATATCACCGCTTTTGAATTTATCGAGGGCACCCAGTAATCCCTTTACAACTCCCCAAATTATTTGAATGGGGAGGAATATTTTTCCTACAACCTTACCAAGAACCTTTCCGACTTTAAACATAGCTTTAAAGGTAGACATTAATGGTTTAAACATTTTGAAAAGTCCACCACCTCCACCACCGAGTGCTTTTAGGGTTGGTGATAGAAATCCTGCTATCCTTCCAAAAAATCCAAAGACGCTCTTAATTACCTTCCAAATAGGTTTTATTTTGTTTCCTATCCATGCAAAGATAGTTCCTATCTTTGTGAAGAATTTACCAAACCAACCACTCTTTCCAAAAACCTTCATAAACAATTCAGATATGGCTTTTATCTTTTTAGGAAACAATACTTTAAATGGATATGCAAATATTTTCAATATCAAGAACAGCCGGTTTTTAATTTCACCAAAGAATCCGATAAATGCTCCCGCAAGCAATCCAGCAATTCCAACCAACATCTTTCCAATGCCGGCCGGTTTTGCAATATCTCCTATATTTTTAAATCCGTTTTTGAATGCATCACCCAAATCCGCAAGCGCATTTCTTAATTCACTTCGTCCTTCTCTTCGTTCTTCTTTTTCTGCTTTATTTTTTCGTTTATCCTCTGCGGATTCTTTCTTATCAGCCTTTAATCCATCTTTAAGAGAATCAACCAATTTATTCAATCCGCCGCCCATACCTTTAAGTTCAGCGATAGTCATCCCACCAATTTTTGATTGGTCGGTTCTCGACTTAACCATCTCATCTCTGAGTTGTATTAGGGTTTTGGATTCTTCTGCCATTTAATTACCTTTTCATCTTTGACATCTCTGACTTTTGCCTATCATTCTCTTCCTTAATATGTGTTTCCAATAAACTAACATATATGTCTCTCTCCCACGGCATCATCTCTTCTAATTCTGTTAAACTATAATAGAATCGTTGCATCATTTCAAAATTTAATTTGTAGAGGTTTGCGAGGGACTCATGGGCGAGTCCGATGTAAAAAAATCATCCAAACTCCGCAATATAACCTGTTCCTTTGCCTCACACTTGACGCATGTAAAATTAAGTTCGTGTTGCATAGTTGGCATAGTATCAAAAAATCCCTGCATCTTTACTAAATCATTCTGTGTTAACGAATAAACAAACTCTTGGAAATCTTTATCCGTATAATCTTTTCGTCCGTAAACATTTTCTTTGTCATAAATTTGTTCGATACACATACTCAAAATTTCAATTATATTATCTATATTTTCGGTGTCTATGTTTTTATTATTTTCCAACATTTCGAATGTTGGATATCTCATAGTGATTCCAACATCATCTGTAATTTGAAGTTCAGTAACATGTCCTTCGGGATAGTTAATTTCGACTTCGGTTAGGTCAACTTGGGCCGGATTTACTGCTTCACAACTGGGACACATTACTGTTAAGTCCACTTGTTCTCCAACTGATTTTGCTCGCAACTTCAAAAAGATGTACTGAAGGTCAAAGGTAGGTAAAGCCATGACATCCAGTTTGTCTTTTCCACTGTCTATACAGGCACCAAGGACATCTCGCAAAGCATTTACGATTTGTTTTTGGTTTTTACTTTCGGCCGCCATAAGAAGAATTTTTTCTTCTTTAACAACGAACGGTCTAAATTTAACCTTCTGTTTGGTTGATGGTATAGTCAACTCATACTTCGGGGCTCTTACAATAGGTAAACTCATAATTATCTCCTAATAATTAAAACGGAAGGAAACTACTTCCACTATATTTACTCAGTGTTTGACTGAGGTTTCTTCCAACATTCTCAAACGGGGCTTGAATCACTTGTCCATTTACTGCCCTACGCATGAATCCAACATTATCCTGTACTGCTCTGTCCAGTTCACCCATCTTGGTGTTAACGGCAGATGCAAGGTTCATTCCTCCAGTAATCAGGTTTGATAAATCTTTTCCAATAAACTGATTTACCAGAGGTATTCCAAATCCACCAAGACCGCCAGGGGCCTGTAACAAATCGGAATCTTTTAGTTTGTTCCATTTGCGATACGCAAATGTAATACTTTGTTTAAGGGGCATTCCACTATTTGATTGGTCTACAGCAATTTCTTCAATGGCAAGGGGAAACACTTCAAAGAACTGGTCGCCGTAGATGTTTTGATTGTTTTGATCAAAACACCGAACAACCATCGTAGCCATATAATCTGCTGGATATCCCCAAACATCATTTTCCTCATCATAAATAAGTGACTGCCAATCTTCGAATAGTTTTCTTTCGTAGAAATCTTTGCCCAGTCTAAATGTAGCAGAAAACTCTCCACTATATTCTTGTTTGTATGGCAATTTACGAGCGATACCACCTGTATTTAATTCTTCGGTAGTAAATCTCCGGCCTGGGAAACTAAAAGACTCACAAGTATAAAATATTCTTGGATTGGGGTCACCGCTGAGGGGCGCTGCATAAATTTCTAACGAAAATGCATTGTCGGGGACAGTACCAAACTTTTTAATGTTTGCTGCCATTTTGGTCATACTGACTTTGTTATCACCGCCTAATTGAAAATCTTCAAAAGGAATATTGTTAACAAAATCGGTTGCGCCGGAAACTGCATTTAAAAGTGGGTTTGACATGTATTCTCCTTAACCAAATTTCTTCTTCTTTTTATTTATACTCTCTCTGTGTATGGATTTCATACTTTCGCCTTGAAAGAAATAATCTGATGGCAAATATGCTGCAAGTTCCCAATCAGTGACAGGTATTTCTATCATCCTAGATGACAGTCCTGAAAAATTATATCTTCGTATACATGGATATACCCATTTGAATATAGCATTTTTAGATTTAATTGTTTTATATTTTTTATAGGCGGACTTAATGTTCCGCAATTTCTCGCCAGCAAAATCTTGTTCAATATCATCATCGGTTGCATTCTTGAGTCTACTGGCTAGGTGGTTTAATAAAATTCCTCTTCGCTTCTTTGGTAGGTAATGTAGATTAATTCCCAAAAATCCTCTTGGTTTTCTTTCGAGTGCCATTATCAGTGGCATCCCATCCCAATAATCAAGAGTTTCTTTTGTTTCTGGATTATAACGAAAAGTGTACATCTTTCCACCAATGGGTGCAGTTCTTCCTTTGCCATATCTGTCTCTATATGCTTGAATCCATCTGCCTGCCATTTTATATGGCGGTTTCGGCGAACCCTCGGAACCATACAAATCTCGTATGGTATTTCTCCACCAACGGATAGATTGTTGGGTAAAATAATCAAATCTACTTGATTGAAAATCGGAAAGAATTTTGTCAAATGGATCAAATGGCATTATTTTTTATTCTTTCCTAATAGGATATCGTTTTCGGTTAAGATTTTAAAATTCCATCCTCTTTCTTGGGCAAATTCGTTTGCAGTTTTCCATTTTGCCTTATTGATTTCCCAAGTTCTCATTTCTTTTAAATAAGATCGAGTAATTTTTTTTCTATTGGGTGGCGCTTTACATTGCTTCTTTGGTTTTATTTCTATCAGAGTGGTAATTTCCTCTCCATTTTTGCCTAGATACTTTATAATGAAGTCTACAAAATATTTATGAGGTTTATTGTCAACAGGAGAAATATATGGTACTACTATGGTTTCAGATGACCAACTAAGTATACTTTCGGTTGTATCACAATAAACCATAAATCGGCGTTCCCACAGGCTTCTATAAATAACCTTAGTGGGATTACCAATATACTTTGAGGTATCCTTCACTTTATATCTGCCTCTGTATGCCATATACAATATCTATAAGGAGTAACCATGCCTTTCGAAATTTTCCGAAATCCATTTGAAAAATCTAAGAACTCGGCTTCAAAGTTTGAGTCTCTTCGTGATTCTTTAAACAGTCAAGCAAACCGAAAAGGTTTGCAATATCCTATTGATTTAGGATTAAAAGACCAACAAAACTTTTTGTTGTTTACTGTATATGATGCAAACCCCCAATCGTTTAAATCGGCCGAATCCTCGAACCAGAGACAAAGTACTGGATCATTTGATTCAAATGCCATGAAACAGACCGCAAGTAACGCTGCTGGTGCATTAAGTTCGTTAATGAATTTCAAGTTACCCAGCATGACCCAGATGCAAGGTGTTTCTAACTTTTACAAGAATCAATTGTCAGACCCCATACAACAGGCAAGATTAAAACAAGATACTACCCAAACACAAAGCGTTACATCCAAAACTAGATTCTCCAACAGTATAGACAAAACAATGTATAGTATTGCGTTGTATATGCCAGGCGGAATTGAGTCGAGCCTAGAAGCATCATATAACATGGAAGATTTTGGTATGCTTCAGGGTCTTGGTGCGGCCGGCGCTGAACTTGTGAACAAGATTAAAGGAGTCTTTGATAGTCAAGAGGAATTCACAAGCAAAGAAGGTGGTAAAGATGCAATGGAAGGTGCAATGTTGGCAACCCTCAAAAATGCTGGAATTAAAGTTGGACTTGAATCTGTTGATGCAATTGCAAATGTTGGCGGGGTGAATTTAAACGCTGCTAATGCTGTCAAGGCAATGAGAAGGTCAGTAACGAATCCCCACATGGAATTCCTTTTCCAGTCTGTGGCACAAAGAACTTATTCATTCAATTTCAAATTCGTTCCTCGTAATATAGATGAAGCAAAAATGGTTCATGATATAATCAGAATCTTCCGTGCATCTGCACTTCCGTCTAGGTCGGGGGGTGGAGTTATGCTTGACTTTCCTGCTGAATTTGACATCCAATATTTCAGAGGCGGAACTGAGAACACATGGATTCCAAAAATCTCTAGATGTGCATTACAATCTATCAAGGTTAACTATACACCCAACGAACTGCCCCAAAGTCACACAGAAGAATCGTTTAATGATATTACTGGATTTACTGTTGATGGTGCCGTTCCTTCATCGATGTCACTAGAGATGACATTCGCAGAAATGTCAACATTGGTACGAGAAGATGTTGTCGAAGGAGGATTCTGATGTTTTTTAATAACTTCCCGTTAATCGATTATGATATTAATGCAACAGAAGAATATGTCCTAGCAACAAATATTATGAAACGATTTCGTATTAGGCGGTCGGTTGTTGACAATCGTTCTTTCTATTACAATTATGAATTACAAGACAACGAACGGCCCGAAGTTTTAGCATACAAATTTTATGGCAAATCAGATTTGCATTGGTTAATTATGATGACCAATAATATTCGTGATCCATATATTGATTGGCCGATTGACCAACACGCACTAGAACAAATGGTAGAAAAGAAATATCCCGGCACAAGTTTATTCTTGTGGAATGCCGAATCTGATTGGCCCGCAGGCCCATATAAAGAACCTCACATGTCTCAATTTAAAGTGGGAGATGAGATAGAATGGGTGGATGTTGATATTGACGATACTGGTGATGAAACCATTACTACTATTACTAAATCGGGTGTTAAGGCAACTGTTTTGAAATGGGATGCTCAATATATGAGGTTAATCATTTCAGATATGCCCGATTGGCCAACATCAAAGTATATCAGCAACAACACACAAGGCATTCCGATGGTTGCTTATAATTTAAAAACTGTTGCGAAGTCTAGCCAAGCAATTCATCACTGGGAAGAATCATACACTTTGCCCGGCACAACCACGGTTGTAAAAAATATGGTGAATCCTATGGACTTAGACAGAACCACATCAAACAATGCCGATGTTCCAGAAGAGGATGCAACAAGAAGGTACAGAGATGCATATATCGAAGGGCAGACTTCTCTTTCGTTTACTCTATCTTCCCCACCAATTACAAAAAATCTAAAAGTAATTACCAACGACTTGTATGAAGTTGCCAAGAATGATGAAAAAAGAAAAATCAAAATAATCAAACCAGAGTTTGTTGAAGATATTCTGTCAGATTTCAAAAAAGTTTTTAATACATGAGTAGTACACCAGTAATACCCGGCAAGTATGATATAAAAGAACTGATTCTAGAATCAAGAAGCGGTGCTGTTATAGATGTCACTAGATTTACGGCATCCCTTGTCATATATGAAAGTATATTTGAAAAAACAATGTCGGGCAGAATTGGTTTGATTGAATCGTTAAATCTTAAAAGACATTTTGGTTTGAATGGTGACGAACATGTTCGGGTTAATTTTGAAACCGCTGGATTTGATGGAGAAGGTGTTGATGTCCTTTTACAATCTTATAAAAACTCAAAACTTTCGGCACTAAATGATACAACTTCAGTATATTCAATATTCCTAGATTCGCCCATTACCTACCACAACAAAAAGTCTAGAGTTGTTGAATCATTTGATGAAAATGGTGCAAAGATTGTTGACATTGTTTTTAATCGTTATCTCAACAAGGGAGATGCGAATGCAAAATTCTTCGTGGGTGCTCCTGTATTCAATAATATAAAATTCATTTCTCCATATTGGCGGCCACTGAAAGTTATTGATTGGGTATCTAAGAGATGTCTGAATGCACCACCCACCAGTGCTCCGTCCTACTTGTTTTTCCAAACAGCAGATGGATTCTTTTTTACAAACATAGCAGACCTTGTTACGCAAGAACCATTTGCAACATATACTTACTACCAAGGTGGCGGTTCTAATCTAAAGGATGGTGCGAGATTTTATTCAATTGAAAATTTATCAATTGGTGAATCATTCGACAGATTGGTGCAAATGGAAAGTGGTGTGTTTACTAGTCAATTATCAACGCACGATATCACGCATAAGAAAATTGAAGATGCGACTTATAACTATTCTGATAGATTTAAAGACGAAACTCATATAGAAACAAAAAAAATCATTGCCGATGCAAACGAAGACTTCACTGGATACCCGTACAAAAGAATGTATGCCCCCAAAAGTGCTTTCAAACACGACAATGTTTTTGATGGAGACTTATATGAGGGGTGGACACTTCAACGACAATCGATTATGAATCAATATGGTTCAAACAAGATTATGATTGAAGTCCCAGGCAATAGTATGTTGCGAGCAGGTCAAGTTATAAATATCGAAATACCTGCGTTAGAACCCAAAAAAGATAAAGATTGGAAAGACCCATATTTAAGTGGCAAATATCTCATTGCTAATCTTAAACATGAAATCATTATCAACGAGCAGGGCAAGTATACTACAACTCTTGAATTGATTCGGGATTCCTTACCCGAATCCATCCCAGATATTAAGGAGTTTAACTAGTGGAAAAGTTTGCAGGAAAAGATAATTTTGTCTGGTGGGTCGGTGTTGTTGAAGATAGAAATGATCCTCTACAACTGGGCCGTTGTCGTGTTCGGTGTTATGGGTGGCACACTGCCGATAAGGTGTCTGTCGCAACTAAAGATTTGCCATGGGCGCACCCAGTACAACCTATTACTTCTGCTGCTGTTAGTGGTGTAGGACAATCTCCCGTTGGGCCTGTTGAAGGAACTTGGGTTGTAGGATTTTTCCGAGATGGTGATGAGGCACAACACCCCGTTATCATTGGCACACTTGGTGGTATACCACAAGAACCCAACACATCTAATGTTGGTTTTAATGATCCCAATTCTGCAAAAGGAACACGACCAAACGGCCCATATCCGCTTACAACATATTTAGGTGAATCCTCAAAAGATGATGATGGTAATGTAATATATCCCGATGCGGAATCTGATACCAACAGACTTGCAAGAGGAATAACCACAGGCACTATTGTAGAGTCACGCATCGAAGGTGCATCAGCACACTTAGGTCATCCTGTTCCTGATGACATTTCAGATGATGTTGAAACATGGAGAGAAATATATCCACCATTCAATGCTAAGTATCCGTACAATCATGTTCACGAATCTGAATCGGGACACACTATTGAAATAGATGATACTCCCGACAGCGAACGCATTCATGTTTACCACCGAACTGGATCATTCCAAGAATATCATCCTGATGGTTCGAAGGTTGATAAAGTAGTCAAAGACAATCAAAATATTGTCAAGGGAAATCAACAAACTCATGTACACGGCGATACAGATGTTTTGATTGGTAGTATAGAACCCGGCGAGAATGAATCTCGGTATACAATTCTTGTCCGAGGAAATGCCGATATTCAAGTTGATAAAAATACAACAATTGTGACAAAGGGAAATTTGAATATGAGAACTTTGGGAAATTACAGACACGATGTAGAAGGAACTTCGATTATAAATTCAACAGGTAATATGACACTCCAAGCACCAAGGATTGACCTTAACCCACCAGGCGGGGCCGGGTCTTCAATAATTGAGGTAACTATATGAGTCAAACAATATACAATGAATTTACAGCACTTGGTGTCTCTCTTGTTCGAGTCCTCAATGATTTAAAAGTTACAGGGCCAGATTCTATTCTTACAGATGAAACCTATCTGGCAAAACTTCGGGCCAATAAGGCTTCGCTGTTAACATATATCCAATCACTTGAAGATGATGAACGACTAACGAATCAAGGTTTAGGTGTTGCAACGGCTGCTTTGGTAAATGATGTTTTAACTTTTACATACACTGATGGAACTGTTTCGACTCTTGGAAATGTAAAGGGTGATACAGGTAGAGGCGTTTTAACCGCTGGGTTATCTGGAGAAAATTTAAGAATTGAATTCGATGATGGAACTGCTTTTGACCTTGGAGATGTTGTAGGAGATAAAGGAGAAACGGGCTCAGGATTATCTTTTGGGTCTAGTTGGTCGGCTGGAATATCTTATGCAGAAAATGCTATTGTAAAGAAAGATGGAAAAGTTTTTATTGCTAAACCGGCAAGTGGTTTTCAGTTGGGTAGTTCTTCGAACAGAGGAAAATCTCCAGAAACAGAAACAGATTTTTGGGAACCTCTAATTGATGTCAATGATATTGCAATAGATGGTGGAGAATTATAGTGGCAGGTACTTGGACTTCACCTACAACAATACCAGGCGGCGCAACCGAATTAATAACATTTGTTAATCACCAATGTATTGCTGTATTTGGTGAAGGTGCTGGGACTCCTGATTATTTTCTCACTGATGGAAGTACTCTTCCATCGGGACTTAGTTTAGGAACTGGTGGAATTCTTTCTGGAACAGTTCTTGATATGGATTTGTTTGTTCCAGAATTTGCAAAACCCGCAGGATTTAAATTCGATGAACAAAACTATGCAAGTTATGGGTCAGCAAAACACGGAACGAAACTATTTAATTTTTCAATAGATGCGGTGGCAGATGACGGGCTAGTCCCTGACAGTGGAGGAACTGCAACGCAAATTCATAGTATAACAGTTAAAAATAATTGGTCATCTGATAGAGATGAACTTATACGAGAAATTGATAATGATTTTTTTATTGATGGTGTTAAAGTGACAAACGAAGAGTATCTAACAACAATGAAATCTAGAGGGTATTTTCCTGCCACATAGGCATACATAAAAGTATAAATCGGAGTAAATATGCCAGCAGTAAACAGACAAGGTGATAAATGTTCAGGACACGGATGTTGGCCCCCAAGGCCCAATACATCTTGGTCGGGAGATGTTATTGTTAATGGTCTTGGTTGGCACAGACAGGGTGATGGATGGGCAACTCATTGTTGTCCTCCACCATGTCATGCAGGCAGTTTGAGTGCGGGTTCGAGCACAGTTTATGTAAATGGAAAACAAGCAGGAAGAATAGGCGACCCAGTTTCTTGCGGGTCTGCTGCAGCGCAGGGGAGTAAAAATGTCTATGCAGGTGGATGATCCAATTATCATAGAACAGTTGACCGATATGGACAACCGAGTTTGGTACATGGACATTTTTGGTTCGTGGGTTGAATTCGGAATGGTTGCGGCTGCTGTAGCAGTAGGAGCGGCGTTTGTATTCATGTCGGTAAAGAAAAAATTTGGTAGAAAAAAATACAAAGGATGGTTGGGCCCCGAATCAGTTTTTTGGAATTCTCACACCAGAATAAATGAAACTCTCACCGAATTACGAGTAAAGAGTGATTGTGCAAGAGTACAATTAGTTCAATTTCATAATAGCGGAGAATTCTTAGACGGAATTTCTATGAAGAAATTATCTCTTACACACGAATCTCTAAGAAATGGTATATCCTCAGAAATGAGTATAAAGAAAGACCTACTACTTTCTATGTGTATTGATGGACTGACCCTATTAACAAAAGATACACCCGCTTTGTACATTACAGATACATTAGACGATTCTTGGTGTAAACAATTATTACAGAACAGCAATGTAATATCCTTTTCGTTTCTCCCTCTCAGAAAACACAATGATATTATTGGTTATGTGATGTGTCAATGGTGTAGTTTATCTAAAGTTGATAATATAGATGAAGAAGATATGTCATTGGATTTAGAAAAGGCCAGACAATTAATAGAAGTACAACTAGATCAAGAAAATAAGGGGAAACTGTATAATGGCTAACCCAAGATATAGAGACTTAGATTTAGATTTTAAACCACACCCCGTCACAAAAGATATTGTCACAACAACAAATGATGGAGCAGTAAAACGATCGGTTAGAAATCTTGTTTTGTTGAACACATACGAAAAACCATTTCATCCTGAAATTGGTTCCGATGTTAGAGATTTGTTGTTTGAATTGGCCACACCGTTGACGGCCATTCGATTAAAACATGCTATAAAAGAAGTAATAGAAAACTTTGAATCACGAGCACAACTATTGGATATATCTGTTTCAAACGATATAGATAATAATGCCTTCGCTGTTACTATAGTTTTCCGAGTAATAAATGAAGACAGAGTAGAAGAACTTTCGTTCAGTCTTGAAAGGTTGAGATAAACATGGCAACACCAAAAAGAATAACCGAACTCGATTTTGACCAAATCAAGAACAACATAAAGAATTATCTTTCTAGTCAAAGTCAGTTCACCGACTATGATTTTGAGGGTGCTGGCATTAACATGCTGTTAGACATTCTTGCATATAATACACACTATCAATCATTCTATGCAAATATGGTTTCAAACGAGATGTTCCTCGATAGCGCTGTTCTACGAGATTCGGTTGTATCTCTTGCAAAACATTTATCCTATACACCCCGTTCTATTCGAGCAGCAACAGCAACTGTTAATGTTTCGACCCCTGCTGGTGCGAATGATCCCGGCACATTAGAAGATGGAACCGTATTCAGTACAAAAAAAGACAGTATCCCTTATTACTTTACTTCAACAAACAATGTAAAGTATATCGAAGACGGGCTGGGCGGTTGGATAGCAAAGGGTGTAACTATTAAAGAAGGGTTACAATCCAGTTCTTCGTTTATTGTTAATACTTCTGACCTCGACCAGAAATTTATAATTCCAAGTAATACGGTTGACACAAGTACAATTGTAGTTCGTGTTCAAACTTCTACAACAGACCAAACTGGTGTCAATAAACCGTGGTTGTTGTCCACAGATTTTAATGTACTGTCTTCCAATTCAAGAGTTTATTTTCTACAAGAAGTAGAAAATGGTCAATTTGAAGTATACTTTGGAGATGGTATTCTTGGTAAAGATGTTGTCGATGGAAATCTTATTACCGTTTCATATATCTCAACCAATGGTTCTATTGCAAATGGAATTGGGAACGCAGACAGTGCCTCATCCCGTTCTTTTACTTATGTAAACCAACCCAGTTATGATACTGCCGTTGATATGGCATCAATGGGAGGAGATACACCAGAATCTATAGATTCTATTAAATTTATGGCTCCCAGATTCTTCCAATCACAAAACAGAGCAGTAACGATTGAAGATTATAAAACTATTATGACTTCTCAGTTTTCAGATATTGAATCTGTTTATGTTTGGGGAGGGGAAGATAACGACCCACCTGTATATGGTAAAGTGTTTATATCCGTAAAACCCCTTTCTGGCACTCTATTGACTAGCGGACAAAAACTTTCTATTCAGAACGAACTTAAAAGAAATCAAGCAATGGCAGGAATTCTGCCCGAATTGGTTGACCCCGATTATGTTTACTTGAACATTACTTCGGATATAAAGTATGACCCAGACCAGACTGAATCTTCACCAGAAAGTATGGCACAATCTGTTGTTTCTTTGGTTTTGGATTACGGAGACACTCAATTAGAAAAGTTCGAACGCCACCTAAGATTTAAAACATTATTAGAACTTATCGAAGAATCTAATGTTTCTATTACAAAATCTGATACAACTATTAAACTAGAGAAACGATTAACTCCTATTATGGGTTCAACAAATCCATACACCGTAAAATTTGGAAATGCATTACTACATCCCTATGATGGGTATCAATCAATTATTTCCAGTTCTAACTTTTCATATACCGATTCGGCCGGGACTATTCATTCAAATGCATATTTAGTGGATGATGGTCGTGGGAAAGTCTCTACTGTTTATCTAAACACATCTGATGTAGTTAAAACAATTGTTGACAAACAAGGAACAATCAATTATGAAACTGGTGAATTAGTATTGAGTGCCTTCACGCCCGGCTCTTCAAACCTTGAAACCTATATTAAGATTTATTCAATACCCCAATCTAATAATATTCGTGGTGATAGAAATCAAATCCTTTTAATCGACAAATATACAACATCAGTCAGTGTAACAGTCACACAAGAAACATCATATGAAGGTTCTGTTGGTGGTGTGGTGGGTTCAACTCCACAATCATATACTTCTACTTCATCTACTAGTAGCAGTAGCTCATCTAGTAGTAGCAGTTCCAGTGGGTATTGAATAAATGGTTGACCAAAGATACATTTCTTCACATATAGATTCTCAGTTACCTGATTTTGTCAGGGCTGACCATCCTATGTTTAGATCGTTTCTAGAAGCGTATTATGAATTTATGGAACAAGACCCTAATGCCACATATGGTTCAGCAAAACTCATGGATTATGCTGATATTGATGACACACTAGAATCTTTTGTTTCTAATTTTAAAGACATGTATTTAAAGAATTTTCCACTTGAACTGGCTGTTAATCCAGACACAGGAAAAAAGGTAAGTGAAGATAATCTAATAAAAAACATAAAAGACTTTTATGCCGCAAGAGGTAGTGAAAAGAGTTTCAATTTATTGTTCCAACTGTTTTACAATACATCTGCTGAATTGTATATGCCAAAGGAAGATATGTTGATTGTTTCAGGAGGTACATGGCAAAAAGATTTCGTAATAAAAGTTACAAGTAAAAACAAAAGCAAACTATCCAATACAATGGGGTTGAAATTTTCGCAGGTACATCCCACGACAGGTGTGATTGAGGCCCACGGCATTATATCTGATATAGTGCAATATTCTGGTGAGGGGCTATCTCTCACTGTTACAGAATTTAAATTAGAAAATGTTTACGATTCAAATAAATTTGTAGTTGGTGGTAAGATAAACATTTTGTTACCTACGGGCGAAATAATAACTGAAAGAGTGTTGAGTACGGTTACTGGTGTGACTATACAAGACGCTGGTTCGGGTTATGTTCTTGGTGATCAATTGAATTTTTCTGGAGGTGGTCTTGGTGCAGGCGCAAAGGGATATGTGTCGGGAGTTGATGCAAATGGATCATTGTTGAGCTTCAATATAACCGATAACGGAACCAATTATACAAGCACACCAGATGTTACTATTACTCGGCGAGGATTGGGTGTATCTGGTGGTGCCGAAATAACTGCTATAACTGGCCCATACTACCAAAGTGATGGTCGATGGTTAAACGAGGGTGGTTGGTTAAGTTCTGGAAAAAAGATTCAAGACTCTTGGTATTATCAAAACTATTCATATGTTATAAAATCCGATTTGGTTCTTGATAGATTTAAAGAATTAGTAAAGAAGACAATTCACCCATCAGGAATGAATTTGTTTGCACAAGTTCAGATTCGCAGAGAATTACAATCTGATTTGCCGTTCTCTGCAAGGATGACAGGCAAGGTTATTCCTTTTATTGGACACTATACGCCATATACCTTTTTAACATCTGCCAATTTGGGATTTAATGCTTTACCTGACTTTGAGGGTGGGTCTGTCGATGGATTATACCCCTATGGATATAACCCAAGGTCAGAATTAACCGATCATTGCATGGGAGATACTGGCGGATTAATTGTAGTAACAAGCAACACTGCTGCTGGATTTAATGGAACTGAATTTTCATATGAAGAAGGCGTAACATCATCAGGAGGAAAAACCGCAGAGGTGTTTAATTGGTCTGTCATTCCAAACATCCTTGGTGGAACATTTGGAGCTCCAAGAGAATTTGGTGGAACAGGGATGACAGGTTATCTCCGACTGATGAACTTTTCGGGCGGATTAACTTTTTCAGATGGTGATACCATACACGGTTCTGCCGAAGGATATACGGCATCGATTTATAGAACAAGACGAGGAAATGGAACTGTATCAGAAAGTGGTAGTTTAATTCATAGCAATTCGGGTGCTTCGGCTTCTTCGTTGGGTGGTTCTAGTAGTACAAACGATTCTCCCTATGAACACACCCCCGAAATACTGGGGTCAGAGTATGGTCGAAACCATTGGGTTATTTACAATCATCCAAATCTACGAATTGGTGGTGAAATTCCAGACGGTGCGACTTTTGGAAGCATAGATATATTAACGATGAACTCTGAAGCAGGCGGGGTCAGGGAATTCACACTCGGAGGCAGCGTTTCTGTTGCTGTTTCTTTGAATCACCCATATGTCGCACTATCAGGCAGTACAGCAGGGAACACAGGTAACTAAATGGCATTAGCAATCTTCAAACAAAATTATAAAGCAGATATTGCACAAGAGATTCTTAAAGAGTATAGTTTAAACTCTGAAGATACTTACTATTTATTTGTTGGTAAAATAAATTCCTGGCCGAGTGAATCTCAACCACCAAACTCAGTGGATGCCGTAGAAGACGAATTGTACGCATTTAGAAACTCTTTCTTTTTAAAGCGAATTACCGAACAAGATGTAAATTTAGTTGTAAATAAATTCCCGTGGATAACGGGTCAAGTATATACCGAATACACAGACAATGTAGATTTGTGGGATGAATCACTTCCACAAGGAAGTAGTAACTTCTTTGTCACAACTCCAGAAAATAACATCTATAAGTGTTTGTCAAACAACGGAGCAACCGCTTCTGTCAATATGCCAACAGGAAGAAAAACCATTCCTATATCAACTCCTGATGGATATTCATGGAAATATATGTTCTCTGTTGCCGAATCTGACTTGAGTTTTGAAACACCATATAAAATTCCAGTAAAATTTGCAGCATCAACTGATGTAACACAAAATATGGTTGACCAATATGCTGTTCAAGATGCTGCCGTTAATGGGTCTTTTGATGTCGTTAATGCGTCAAACAACGGAGCAGCGTTCCCACTAGGATCAACGGGTGCTGGAATGCCAGTTGGAACCCTTCCATCTGGATATTCGGGCGCTGCTGGTATAACTGCTATACAAATTCCTGGCCTACCAACTTCACAAGAAAATATTTATACAGATTATACCGTAAAAATTGTAGAAGGTTATGGTGAGGGTCAAGTTCGAAAGATTACAGGAAATACGGGTGCAACTTTTTTTGTTGATACTGCTTGGACACTTCAACCAGACTCAACAACAGATAACGATGTCAATGCAATCAGCGAAGCACAAATCGTTCCAAGTATTACTACATTTGGTGACGGAACTGGATTACTTGTCGTTCCTACACTAGATGCAAACAAACGAATAGATGGAGCTGAGGTTATTAATGCCGGTTCGGGATATACAACCGTTAATTATTCTGTATATCCCGGCGTAACTGGCCCATATAGTGATGGAACCAGCACGGTAGATCAACACCGAGGAAATGCTGAAGAATTGTTACTCGGTGAAGCAACTTTTAATTTTGTTTCTTCGCCGGCCGGTGGCCATGGTGCAGACCCAAGAACAGAACTTGGTGCAAACACCATCATAATTTTAACTAGTCTTAAAACATCGGAATTTGATGCATTGGGATTATCAGCAGGAAATGAGTTTAGACAATTTGGAATTATTAAAAATCCAACACTGAGTGCGGATTATAACAATGCACTATATTCTAATTTAGTTGCTGGTAAACATATTTCCGACCAATATGAAATCAAAGTTAATCAAATAACTGGAACTGATTTTGATGGAACCGAATTCAATCAACCCAATGATTATGTCAACACACACATAATGGGTGCTGTATCCCAAACTTTGGCCAAAGTTGTCTCTTGGTCACCATCAACGGTTGTTACTGGGACACTCACGGTAGAACAACCTTCTGGTGATTTTTTGCTTAATGAAAAGTTATCTTGGATTGAAATCATAACAGGCAACACAGCATCTTCGGCCGAACAAACATTAACCTTTGGTGCTAGTGGTGCAAACGAAGGAAGATTTGATTCTATAACACAATCATCGTCTGCAATTTCATTTTTCAATCAAACTGCAAGGGTTTATGTTACGGCCACAGGCGGTATAGAATATGATAGTTCTAGTTTTACACCAGATGATGTGTACTCTAATTACACCAGCGGAATAAGTGGTGCAAGTTTCCGTACATTGAATTGGTCGTTGGGTACTACGGGAATTGCAGGAACAGGATTGGTGAACGGAATTGACTATCTTGGGGTATTAACCGCTGGTGATTATATTTACAGTTCAGCGGGTTCAACAATGGGATATGTTACTGGAATTACTGGCCCAGATTTAAATTATGACTCGGGCGAAGTGTTATATATACAGAATATGCAACCCGTTTCACGGACTGCTCAACAAGAAGAAGAAATCAAAATCCAAATAGGTTTTTGAGAGGAATTAAATGACATATAATAATCCTACAACAAATATTTCCCCATATTATGATGACTTCGATGACGCTAAAGGTTTTCTTCGTCTTCTTTTTAGGCCGGGCCGTGCTGTTCAGGGTAGAGAATTAACACAATTACAAACACTTCTTCAAGACCAAATTGGTAAATTCGGAAACCATATGTTTGAAGAAAAGACTGTCATCTTAGGTGGAGATATTGGTGTATCTCTTAATTCTTTTGTTCGAACAACCCCCATTGAAGGAGTTGACCCAACTGTATTTCTTGGTGAAAATATTTATGGTTCGACAGGAACAGATTATGCAGATTTAATTACCAATGGTAACAGTGATGGATATAAAAAAGCAAGAGTTGTTGCTGTTGTTCCTTCCACGGCCGATGATCCCTATGATATCTTCTTCCTCAATGAAATGTCGGGGGCTACATTTGGAGTAGGTGATGTATTCCGATCTTTAAGTGCGGAAAGCGATGTTGCTAATTCAACAAACCTAACAATTCCTACCGCTTTATCAACCGAAGAAACTGGCATCACAGGATATAGTCTCACAGGTAAGGGAAATGTAGTAACGGTTGATGAAGGCCTTTTCTATGTTGATAAGTTCTTTGTAAAGACTGACAAACAAAATTATATTCCATATGATACACACGATATCGTTGTTGGGCCAGTAACAAGAACGGTTAGATTATACGAAGACGAATCTACAAAAAGTGTTGGATTTGAAATAGGTCATAGTGTTGTTGATTATACTAGCGATAGTTCATTATTAGATGGTTCGGAAGGCACATCAAACTTTACAGCTCCTGGCGCTGACCGATATAAGATGTCTCTGACTCTCGGACAACGAGATTTTACAGTATATGGTACGGGCGACTCTACAGAAGTTGATAATTCCCTTGTTTCGGAAGCAAATTATTTCGAACTTGTACGATTACATAATGGAAATATTCAAAACAAATTAATTCGAACAGGATATTCTGGAGTTGATGATTATCTTGCACAACGAACTTATGATGAATCTGGAAACTATGTTGTATCTGGATTTAATTTGGAACTACGAGAACATTTAAGAAATTCGGCCGATGATAATCATAGGGATGGTATGTTCACGGCCGATCAGGGTGGTGAAACAGGAAAGTTTGTTCTGAAACTTGGTCGAGGTAAAGCATATGTTGAAGGATTTGAATACAATACATTCGGCGAAACTTTAATTTCCGCAGATAAAACCAGAGGTTCTACTGCCACTGGCACTGTATCTGGTGAAAATGTTATTACTAACTTGGGTCTTCATGTTAAAGTTACGAACAGTGCTGGCGGAATTACATTAGGAACAACCACAACTGATTTTGACAATATGGATGAAGTCTATTTTGTCGGCCCAACTGGGTTGGCTCTTGACGGAACAACGGCTGGTGCTGTAGGAAACTCTGGTGGTGTTATTGGTAAAGGACGAATTCAAACTCTAATTTCTAGTGGAACGGACTATGCTTCGGTATTCCTTGCCGATATTGAAATGGGCGTTTGTGGTGGTGTTCGATACCCATTCTATCTTACAAACACTATTCATGGTGCCTCTGCAAATACACGAATCGATGGTTTTGTTCACGATAATGTTGCGGGTGACAAATATATGACAATTTCCCCCACACATGGTAAAGATGCAACCAATTCATATCAAACCACTGGTTTCGAATCCAGATTTACGGGAAATGTATTTGAGATAGCTAACAATGGTTTAAAAACTGTTACAGGATTGGACTATACTGCACGGGTCTGTATTAATGCTACTACTAACTCTTCATACATTGGTGAAATATCTACAAGTGATATAAACGAGTCGATAGCACCTAACAGTACCAGAGTACAATTTCCACTCACTTCAGGAAGTGAAGCGATTTCTGTGAACTCTGTTCAAGTTTATGGTATAAATGCCGCCGATGGCATGTTCTTAACTCCTACCGAATCTGCTTCGCCGGGCACAAATGAAGTTTACTTCTATGACAATACTGATGACACTGGAGTAGGCCGAACAAACTTAAAATTTAAGGTGGGGTCGGCATGGCAAAACAAAAATGTTAAGGTATTTGCAAATGTGGTGATTAATGATTCTGGTTCTGATAGTCATATCATTCGAAGAACGAAGACAAAGGTTGAAGGCGCCTCAGCAACTGTCACGATGGCCACAGTAAATTCAAACGGACTAGTAGAAGGCAAAATACCATACAGTGATATCTACAAAATTAATGGTATCTCAGGGCCTAACGATACAGACATAACAGATAAATTCTTCATCGACTTGGGAAACAAACCAAGTTTCTACGACCATGCTACTTTGGTTGCAATGAATTCTGCTGGATTGACATCAGGTGGACAGGTTACAGTGAATTTTGATTATTACTCCCACAGTTCCGGCAACAACAGTGGTGGAGGATTTGGGCCATTTACGGCCGATTCATATCCTGATTACGAAACCATACCCGCAGTTTGGACAAGAGCACTTGGTATGGTTTCTTTACGAGATTGTTTAGACTTCCGACCTGCAAGAGAAAATGTTGCTGATTCGACAAACTTCAATACAGTCTTTGTTCCCTATCACAGCACAAGTGATGACTTAAATGCCATTGAAGTAGATTATCAACATTACATGGGTCGTATAGATTTCCTGTATCTTCGAAATGACAAGGTATTAAAATTGGTACAAGGAACGCCTTCTGTACGAAGACGGAGGCCCGAATCAGTTACAGATGGAATGTTGTTAGCAACTATTAGTATTCCTCCTTATGTTTACCACATCAATGATATTCGTGTAAACATCGAAGACAACAAACGATATACTATGAGAGACATTGGTAAGATTAAATCTAAAGTCGATAGGATGGAATATTATACTGCTTTGTCTTTGATGGAACAAAGTGCCGAAAATTCTATGATAGTAGATGCAAACGGTCTTCCACGATTTAAAAATGGTATTTTGGTAGACCCATTTACAGGTCATAATATTGGTGATGCAACCAATCCTGACTATAATATTCTGATTGATGATATGATGAATGCTGCATATTGCCCCCAGGCTTCTGATAATGTTGATCTAGTACAAAAAGGTTCTATTGAAGGATTAGTATTAACGGATGATGATTGTTATGTATTAAGTTCTAGCAGAGTACACCTCATCGAGCAAGTGGTTAGGTCTGCAAAAATTAGTGTTAATCCCTATAATGTTGTTAGTTTCACAGGTGATATTAAACTCCGACCAGAAACAGATACATGGACTGACACAACACGATTACCTGCCCAAGCTTTATCCCAAACTATTGATGCTAGAGTACAGGGCCTTGCAAACATTACTGACCAATTGGGAACTGTTGTTGCAGGCACAAATCTCACGGTCGCTGGTGTTGCCGGTTCCCTCAATCAGGCGGCCGGAGCTGCCCGAGCTGCCCGAGCAGCCGTCTTGAATAACAACCGAGGCAACTGGTGGGGCAGGAATTGGTGGACTGAGCAACAAACCACTACTGCTGAGATTGCAGCAAGACAGGCAGCTCTCAACGAATTCAATCTACCTTCTGGGTCTGTACAAGTGCAAGAAAGACGAACAAGCAACCGAACAATGGATGGAATGGCTTCTGTCCGAACCCAACGATTTCAGACCACTGAAAGTACAACGAACACTACAATGAATTTGGGCGACAGAGTTGTTGAAACTTCAAATATTCCTTTCATGCGAGCAAAGAATATTCGAATCACAGCAACTGGACTAAGGCCAAATACAAGAGTATATCCATTCTTCGATGGACAAGCCGTGACCGAATATTGTACTCTTGCTAGTTATGGTAGTGGTCGGGCTAGTATTCTTACAGAAGCACTCGGCGGAGATATCACTGGTGATTTAGGTGGTGCTCTAACAACAGACGGAAACGGCAAGATTGGACTTCATTTTGACTTGCCTGCTGGAGATTTCCGAACGGGTGGAAGACAATTCAAATTAACTGACCACGAAGGCAATTCTGCACAACTTGAATCAACTTTTGCTGATGCCGAATATACGGCAACAGGATTATTACAGGTTGTTCAAGCAACAAGTGTTACTACATCAGTCCGACGATCTCGGGTACAGCGAACAGATGCTGGATGGCAAGAAGTTGGCAACACGACAAGAAGGTGGATTGATCCGGTCGCACAATCTATTATGATTAGTGCAGACGAATATCCAAATGGTGTCTTTGCAAAGAGTGTCGATTTGTTCTTTGCACAGATAGACGAAAGTTTACCAGTTTCGGTAGAAATTCGTCCTATGGTAAATGGTTATCCGAGTTCGGGCGAACATATTCCTATGTCGAAGGTTGTTCTTGACCCCGTTGATTGTGTTGCGAAAACAGATTGGACTGCATCGGGCACCGACAAGACCAGATTCAATTTCTCAACTCCAGTATATCTAACGCCTGGAGAATATTGCATTGTAGTTATTTCCAATAGTGACAAATATGAAGTTTGGTATTCGACAATGGGCGAATATAAACTGAATAGTGATGGAACCTTGGGCAGTACTAAAATTACAGCACAACCATATACGGGTTCATTCTTTAAGTCACAAAATGCAAGTACTTGGACTGCCGACCAAAATTCAGACATGTGTTTCCGATTTTCCATCTGTGATTTCACACCATCTGGATTGGAAGGTTCATTAGATTTATCTGCTGACCTTGGAACTCTTGAAGAAGTCGCTACAAATCATTTCCACACCATCGAAGGTGGTGAAGGAAGTGGCACATATAGACATCAACGATTCCATGAACTTCAACCTAACTTTACACAAATGTCGCCGGGCGATACAAGTATATCACACAGTACTTTAGTACAAACAGTGGCTCAGTTTGGTTCTAATGTTCATCAAACCATACCGTCTAGAGAGGGTGGGATTTCCCTCATGGACGAAAGAAAATCTGTAATTCTTTCATCCGGCAGTGGAACAGGACAAGGAGCTGACTCCTCATCAGGTCAACAATCATTAATTCATAAAATTAAATTTACTGGGTCACAATTCTTAAGTCCTGTTATTGATGCTGAACGAATGGGTATAAGCGTTACGGAATACCTCATTGATAATAACAAAAATCTTGATGTTGTTTATGACCAGCAACTTATTAATGGTGTTACGGCAAATGCTGGAGTATCTGCAGCCGCTTCCGGCAACTACAACGGGGAATATGAACCGAACTCATGGGGCGATAATGCACCACTTGTAAGGTATATCACATCCCCTGTTGTTCTTGAAGAAGGCATTAATGCACTGGGACTAAGTGTATTTTTAACACAAGATGTTCCTGTTGGAACAGACATTCATGTGTTTGCACGAACACTAGAAGAACAATCAGAAACTAGTATCCGAAGAGAGAAGTGGGTACGAATACTTCCAACCGCAACACCGCCAAAAGGAACTGGATTTAGAGAGATTGAATATAAACTTGCACAAGAATCTGAATTTGGACAATTCCAAGTTAAGTTTGTGATGTATCAAACTAAAGCGGGTCTGGGAAACCAATATCCTATGGTCAAGGACTTGAGAGCAATAGCAGTAACATGAAAAAAATAGAAGTACAAGATAGACCAGATATTTACCGAGATACAGAATCTCAGGCTATCATTTCTAAAAATGTCGGTGCATATGAAACAAGAAAAAGATTAATGAAGCAAAAAGAGGCAGAACAAAACAAGATACATAATCTTGAGGACGAAGTTGCTGAACTTAAGTCAATAATGAAACAACTTCTCGAAAAGGGTAATGCATAATGCCATACACAGGCCCACATAGTCAACAAGACCAGACCGTTCTTTCTGATACACTTAATGAGTGGCGTGAGAAGACTAATCAACATGCTGACATCTTAAATGCTGTCAAAGTGTATGATGTTGTTCATGGTGATGGTATTACTTATAGTCGTGTTGGCGGTTCCGTTACATTTGAAGTTGCACCAAACATCACCAAAGGTCTTACAATCGCTGGCGACTTGGTTGTTGGTGGTAATATAACATTCACGGGAACTGCTGCTTCCTTTGATATGGAAACAATAACAGTCGATGATCACCAAATTGAACTTGGTGCTTCTGGTGCAAACAATACCGCTGGTGCAGATGACGCTGGTATAGATGATGGTGGTATTGTTGTTCTATCTACTGGTAGTAATAAAAGATGGACATGGAGACATCAGTTCGGGGCGGGCAATCATCAAGCGTGGGTTTCTAATCAACACATTGGTATATCTGCCGGCAAGGCTTTGGTGGGTGAAGATGATGTTATCCGGCTTTTTGGAGCCGCAGACTCAAACACAAATGGTCTTCATGTAGAATTTGGAGATGATGGAACAGGTGATTCTTCACCTGTTGCTGATATTTCATACGCAACTGGCAATACTGCTAGTATGTTTGGAAACAATACAGGAACCGGCGGTATTCGTTTCCGACAAGATGGTACAGTAGAAATCCTTCGGGGAGTCAATAGAAAAATTATTGACAAACCTAATCATGGTTTTGTACATGGTGATGTGGTTCGATGGAATGGTACAGATTGGGTCAAAGCACAAGCAAACAGCGAATCAAACGCAGAAATTTTCGGTGTTATTGATAGACATTCATCCAACAACTCAAATCAATTTGTTGTAGTAACACATGGTGAGATTCAAGGATTCTCTGGTGGTGGTGCTGGTGGTAACAATGAAGGTGTGCAATTAACATCCGGCGAAATTCACTTCCTCGACCCCGATGTTGCAGGTGCGTTGACTATTCAACGGACATATGCAAAAGGTTCAATTGTCAAACCAGTATTGTTTGGACTATCCGAAACTACTGGGTTTGTTTTAAACTACATCGGCGGTATTGTTCCTGACCAAGATATTATTGCGAACTCCGTTCCCCAAACTTGGAGAATTGTTGCTGACGGTTCAAACTCCACATACGGACTTTCTGGAAGTGCAAGTACTATAGCAGGTTCACACATTGTTTCTATAAATGGTGTTATGCAAATTCCAGAAAATGATGGAGGAACGCTTGGTGCAGGAACAGGCATCACTTTCGGTACGGGCGGAGGAACGGGGCCCGCAAGTTTCCGAATTGTTGCGGGTACTGGTACTGCGACTGTGGGTAATAGAATTGAATTCATTGAACCGCCTCTTGCTGGTGCTGAAATTGTTGTTATGAATCATGCACTCACCAAACCATTTGAAGCAATCAAAGAAACAAACTTAAAATCTACTGGTGCAACCGAAGCTAGAAATATTCTTGATAGACTCGGCGATTATGTTTCCGTTAAAGACTATGGTGCATTGGGTGATGGTGTTGCAGACGATACTGTTGCGATTCAAACTGCAATCGACCAATCTGTAACAAATGCAGATCAGAACAAGAAAAGAATTTTCTTTCCTTCTGGAACTTATATCGTAACATCACCACTTCTGATAAAAAACAGCGGAAATCATCTTATTGGTGAATCAAACGGAAGTGTTGGCTTTATGAGTGGCGAGGGCACCGATATTGTCTTTAGAGGTACAACAGGGCCTGTATTTAAATCCAATGCTGATGATATATTTGGGAGCTCGTACTCACTAAGATATAAATTCAAGATGTCGGATATGCGTTTAACAATGGATGTTCAGGGTGGAACTGCTGCTAATACCGTTATGTTCGACCTTTCGGGTTTTGAAAATTCTTCATTCGAAAATATGAAATTAGAAGGCCTTCCATATAGTTCAACAAGTGATGGACAAGGCCTAAACAATATAGGTTTTAAAATAACAGGAAACAATACTCATCGGATTATAGATTGTGCTGGCGCAGATTTTACAAAATTCATTTCAATTGAAAATAGTAGTGCATACCGAAGAACCCAAAATATTTTAATAGAATCATGCGTATGCAATTCGGGAGAGAGTGTATCGGGCAATCTGGACTCCCCATACACATATGGTGTTTTCGTTGATGGTGGAATCATTGGTTCTGGTGCTGGTACAGGATCAACAGGATGTGAAAATATTACAGTTCAAAATTGTTCTTTCTTAGACTGTGATTTTGGCATTGGTATTCAAGGAAATAATAATAATATCTTACTTAGTCAAAATAATTTTGGCGGTCTTGGTTATGTCGAAACTGGCACATCTTGCTACGGTGGTATCACCGCAGACGGACAAACAACAAATCTTGTAACAATCGGAAATACAGGTTCTCTATACGGAAACACAGGTGCGGCCTTCTTCAGTAACGATGCATTCCAGAATCGTGTTGCAATCGAAAACGGTTCTGTCCAAGGTGTGAACATTCCAAAAGTGGTTGCACTCTTTGCTGGTAGTGACGGAGCTTTAATTGGTGGCACTGGTTCGGGTGCAACTGGAACAAACTACAATATTGATAAAGTCACACGCAACGGAACTGGTGATTACACCATAGACTTCACAACAAATTTACAAACAGATAACTATAGTATTCAAGGATTTGTTGGTGGCACTGCTGGATTTATATATGGTGCGAATCGTGCCACTGACCAGAGTGAATCATTGATGAGAATTCATGCACACCATGTTACATACGGGCTTTGCGATCCTGAATACATATCAGTGACGATAATCTAAAGGAAATACAATGGGAACTAGTGCATTTAGACTTGGCGCAACGCAAACATCAACAACAAAATTGGTGGAAACTATCAATCAAGCCACTCATGGATTTGTCGTGGGCGATGTTATTCGACCAAATCCCGGCGTAACTGGAGCCTTCCTAAAAGCGCAAGCCGATTCGGCATCAAATGCCGAAGCAATTGGTGTTGTGAGTGATGCTGGAAGTGTTCACTCGTTCACTGTTGTCTATCAAGGCGAATGTGTTACTTCTGGACTTAGTGATTTTGTTACATCAGATGTTTTATTCTTGTCTGCTGATATAGCAGGAAAATTAACAACCACACCTCCAACTTTGCCTGGCCAAGTCATCAAGCCCATTGTTGTTATGAACGATACAAACGAAGGTCTGGTATTAAATTACATCGGTTCTGTTATTGGTGGCGAATCTTCGGTTGAAGTTTCACAACTACAACCTGTCGGTGCTGTAATTCCTTGGGCTGGAGCAACTGGTTCTGAACCCCTTGGTTGGTTGGTCTGCGATGGTGCGACATATTATGGTGGTTACACTGGGGCAGGAACAACATATGCCAATCTTTATAGTGTGATTGGAACATCATTCGGTGGTAGTGGTACAAATGGTGTAAACGATTATTTCCATGTTCCTAATATGATGGGACGAGTTCCTGTTGGTGCGGGTTCTGGGTCTGGACTCACACAAAGAGTTCTTGGTGTCACTGGTGGTGCTGAAGCATCAGATGCAATCGTTAATCAAGGTGGACTTCTTGACACTCTGGCCACTGGAACGGATAACGAATCCAAAGTCAGCATCATGCAACCATTCACAGTCACGAATTATCTTATTCGTTATGAACAAAATTCAAGAGCATCAATTAGTGGATTATTACTTAACGATTTAGCAGATGCAGGAACAACTGGTGCAACCGTAGGGAACATTTTACAATATGAAAGTAGTGGCACAACTGGAGTATGGGAACCTGCTACAGTTTCAGAAGCACTAACCAAAGATGCACCGATTGGTTTCACTGGTAATATGACAATGAACAGTGGTAATCTGACTGTCAGTGGAACTACAACAGTTGGTAGTGTTGCGGGTGGAGTCATAATTGACCAACACGGAATTTCTGCTGGCGACAATACACTTGGAATCACAGGAAATATTACAGCAACAGATTTTACTAGTGGTAATGTTTCACCTAATCCATCGAATACTATAGGGGGGTTTGGCCAAGTCGTTCCATTGCTTATAACTACCAGCCGTACCAACGAGAACAGTTTGCCTGGTGGTGCGGCTGGAGCATCGTGGTTTGTACATCTCACTGCTAATGAAAATGGTGCAAGTGTCGATGAAGATGCATCATTTGTAATCGCAAGAGTTTTCGATGTTCCTGCCAACAATTACTTAAGATTTAGAACGATGGGTAATTCAACTGGTGTTGGCGTGCCGGGTGTATCTGCTGGTGTTGAACTTTCAATCACTACTAGAGGATATGGAAATACTGGAACTTGGATTAAACTAAATGATGCAGCAGGTGGGTTAAATGTAGTTCACCAAATGGGTTCGGACACGAGCGGAAACTTATATCCCACCAGTGGAGTAAGTGGTGGGGCCTTGTTCGGCCACGAACAAGCTGGCGGATTTACCACTCCGAGCGTTGCCCACGGTTTCGCAATGAAGTTTAGTTGATACATATCAAGAGGATAATAACAAATGAGTAGTAGTGCAATAAATCTAGGTTCTTCCCACGAAATCATCTCAATCAACGCTGAGTTGACGGGTGAGGTTGTTCGTAGAATTAAAAGTGATAAAGACATTTATCTATCTCCCACTGGCGATGATGCCACGGGTGATGGAACTTCTGCACTTCCATATGCAACTCTACGACAGGCATTCTTGTCGATTCAAAATTATCAGGTTGATCCCGGCAAAGAACTTCACATCATTCTCAAAGATGGTGAGTATACAATCGATGACGAATGGGGCCCAGCACTTGTTCGTGAATCAAATGAATTTGATTCATCTCTTCCCGAAACAGTTGATTCATATGGTGGAACAGGAAGTGCAATTGCATCACTCTGTCCACAAACACACCCCGACATGGACAGAATTGTTATTCGTGGTGAAACATATGTTTCACGACCCATCAATGATGTCAACGGACAATCACTAACAGGCGGTTCTTCTTATCTCCACACAGTTGGTATCACTACTGCTGCTGGTGTAAGTTCTGCTGAAGATAACTTTGAGTTTTCATTGAGTCTTGGCATCTCTGGTGCTGGCGATTCTCTAACTGATATGGGCATCACCGGCGGTGACTATCTCTTCACACGAATGAGTAAAGGTAGTACTAGACTTTCTAGAATCGGTGGAACAAATTGGGATAGTAATTTTGATTATCTTTACTTTCATGGAAGTACAACTGGATACGAAGATTTTCATTCTCTGAACCAAATTCGAGATGGGATGCCAATCACTACTGGTATGCACGGACACACATCCTGGCACTCCCTACCCGCACATCAAGTTGTTGGCAACAAAAGAGTATTAGATGTAGCAAAACAATTCTCATATACAAATGCAGACGGTTCAGGTTTTGGTGGAACGGGAGCTCCCGATACTCCAAGGCAATTAACCCGATATGCCGTTCTTGGTTCACATGAAATTTCTGGAGTCAGTGGTTCGGCAAATACAGGCACAGGGCCGGGGAATATCGGTTCAAACCATGCCGTAAATACAGTTCATAGAAACTATATTATTGATGACAAGAACTTCAACTTCTTGAACAATCAAAAAGCCTCATATAACTTGAATTTCTATGCAGATAACTTCGATTGTTATGATACTCCGTATCACAGGCTGCGTGGGTTGATGACGGGGCACGAAGCAGCGGTAGATGTTGCTGTTCAAGGAATTGCTAATGATGCATCTACAGGTGCCACATATTTTGCCAAAAAGGCACACTCACAATTTAACGAAGACAATACTGGATATGATGGATGTACTGCATACGGAGTATTTGGTGCTGAGGGATATGCACAAGGAATTTCCGCAGGAGGAAGTTGGGGCAACAATCTTAAATTCACTCTTGACCCATCTAACCCCGAAACAAATATTGGAATAAGTGGCTCTGCTGGTGAATATCGTAAAGATGATAAAATCATCGGTACGAAATATGGTGCAGTTCTAAAACTTGCAAACAATGCTTCCACAAAAGCACTGTTCCTGATTAGAAACTGTGATATAACTATTCGTGATTTGGCAATCGTTGGTAGTTATGACTATACGGACGGTGCATATGGAGTACATGCAAAGAATTATGCATTCTATGTGTCACAAAAAGCCAATTTAAATTGTACCAATGTTGGTGTAAAAGATATTGCTCGACCATTTAAATCTGATATGAGTTCTATATCACTCAACAAAGTTACAACCGGCAATCACGAATCTGCGTTGGATGCCGAAAAGTCTGATGTTATTTGTACTGACTGTTCCTTCACTTCTAATTGGGGAGGGAATTGTGTTCGTAGTGGTGCAGGTTCCTTGGAAATGAATTATTCTTCAATCACAGGATGTAGATCATCTGCAGCCTTGATAGAAAATAGTTATTTTGAATTTAAAGAATCTTTGATTATGTGGGCAAACCAATATCCGTTCCCCGATAAAATTGATACAATTAAAACATTACTGCCGGGTGTTGCCAACTACACCGACTCCTCCACCATAACATCCGACAATAAAAACTATAAAGCCTATAATAATATAGGTGCAACACCTACTGATGGCCGTTGTGTAACTGCAAACATATCGCCAAACGGCATTGGTGCTTCAATTTTTGTCACTCATGGCAGTACTGTTAACATATACCAAAGTGCAATTTCCAATCATGGTATTGGTGTCCGTTTACTGATGGGATCGAATTTGAATATAAGAAATTCTACCATCATGAATTCATCTAGAAATGCGCTGCATGTTGTAAATGGTTCCGTTACCATGTATAAGTCGTTCTTGTTCAATTCTGGGTGTCAGGCAGTCTATGTTCAAGAAAGAAATTCGGGGACTGTGGAATTGGAGGATTGTTCTCTTCTCGGATTTGGTCGTAGAACGACATATACATTGGGCCATTCTGGAGCCCACTACGGAATTCAGACTTATGGTGGTCAGTTGCATTTGAAGAGAGTAATCCATGATGCTTCCACCTATTGGGGACTGGAACCAACCATAGGGGCAATCGATGGAATGAGTAGTCCCGCAAGACTATTGGATACCAATTCAACACAAGACCGTTTAATTTCAAAAAGATGCAAACACCTTTGGGATATGCTCGTCACTGGGGAATCTCGGATAAGGTGGATTGCGTTTGAAACAGCTGTCGGAGCCCGAGCCAATGGTGATTTCGATTGGGAAACTGGAATCGGTACTGCACACGACCACCTAACTCAACAAAAACGATGGGATTTGGGTGGTGGCAATGTAGGTTCGATTAATTCCCATTGGTATTATATGTACCTCGATAGAACTGGAGCCGTCGCATTTGGCAGTAATGCAGCTGGGATTAGAAACTATTACTTCCAAGAGGCCCTCCCTTGGGTGGACTCCGTGTCCACATGTCAACACAATTGGATGAATGACAGTATTGGGACAAACGGGTTACAAGCAACTCGCACCGATAGCTCTTGGGAGGATAGAGGTGGGTCGAGTGTGGGGCAATACTATTGGGTCTGGAGTGCTGGAAATGCCGGCGTTGCATATGGTGGTTATAACGAATAGGGGTCTATATGTACTTTTTAACTAAAACAAATAATGATATATCCGAAGTGGTCGCCAAAGGCGATGCTACTACTTTAGCCCAATTTAAACTAATGTTTCCGGCCGGCGCATCGGCTTATGGAACATATGAATATTTCGAAATCCCTGCCGATGTTTATAATGACTTGCAAGGGGCAACAGGTGGATTATTATCTATAGATGGTACAACTGGAGGTCTAGGTGGAATAACCGCTCCTATGGGTGCGGCAACAGGATCAGCTTTGTATAATGACCTCTCATCTCTAAACATGCAAGAGATATCTACTGATATTGCCCTAACTCATGGACAGTTACCTTCCGATTATGCATCTACTTCGATTGAGATTGGGGTGTATGACTCCCATCAAGACTTTGCTGGTAAAACCGAAATTGACCCCAGAACACACCCAGACATTTCACTAGTTCAAGTTCAAACCGTCAAGGGCATTGAATCTGAAAATAACTTCTTGGAAGAAGGCCTTGGTGCAACACAAGCCATCTCTTTCGAAAAAGATGATGGGTCATCTCAATCACTGGTCTTCGATAATCGAAGAGACACCATCCTTGACCTCCTGATGATTAAACACTTCAGCGATTTAAATTTATCTATTGTTAATACAGGATCGCAAACATCCGTGAATGTTACAGGAATTAAAATTATTGATACTGAGGGGACTATTACATCACTTTCACCAACAGAATATGATAAATGTATACATGCACTATTGGCAAGTTTCTATGAAAACTACCTTAGTCGAACGGATATGAAAAACATTATCGAGAATCCTGTTGGGTCAACAGATGTACAAAAGATAAGTTATCTTCTAGACCCCACTAATGTTTCGTTTACTACATCTAAGGCTAGTCCCTTCACCCAGCAAGCGGCTGGCAAGTAATAAGATAAATGAATGAAAATACTTTTTATTATGTAAAAGACAGATATGCACGAATAAATCATGTAACTTTTGAGTTAAAAACTTTTCATACTCTTTTTCCAAAATTTGACATTTCTCCCGCAACTCATGTTTCGTATGACGGAAAGACAGCCATATTTAATGATGGTATAAATCAATGGGGCGGAGATTTGAAACTTGGAGATGAAATTCTTTTGAGATTTAACGATTTGTTAATGATGAAAAAGAATATAGAAGAGACAACAGACTCTTAGGTTTATACATAAGATAGAAACTTAGGAGTCTAAAACATGGCCAGACCTTCATCAAGAGAGAATTTAAAACAATATGCACTTAGGAAACTAGGTGCTCCTGTTGTCGATATCAATGTCGAAGATTCTCAACTAGAAGATCGTTTGGATGAAGCACTTCAATTCTTCGGTGAATATCACTTTGATGGAATTGAAAAAACATATCTTAACCACAAAGTTACTCAAGATGATATCGATAACCAGTATATTACTGTATCAGATAGCATAGCCGCTATTGTTAAATTGTTCCATTTTAATCAAGGAACAATAAATATGTTTGATGTTAGATATCAATCGGCATTAAACGATTTTTATTCATTCAGTTCATCAACATTTATCGAATATGATATTTACAAAAGACACATGAATATGGTTTCTCAAATGTTGCAGGGTGAACGACAAATTCGTTTCAATCGAGTAACAAATCGTCTTCATGTTGATATGAACTGGAGTGAAGAAATTTCTGTAGATGAATATCTTGTTGCAGAAGCGTACACAGTTTTAGACCCCGAAACTTGGACGGAAATATACGATAGTATTTTATTAAAGAAATATGTGGTAGCACAATTTAAACAGCAATGGGGACAAAACCTGTTGAAGTTTACAGGTGTTCAATTGCCCGGCGGCGTTGAATTTAATGGTAGACAACTTTATGATGATGGAACTGAAGAAATAAATCGAATTGAAGAAGAAATTCTTGATAAATATGAAGAACCCCCAGCCTTCATGACAGGATAATAAGGAACTACAATGAGCGATCCCAATATCAACTATCTCAACCGTGTTTCGGAAGCAATGATTATTCCGAACATTATCCAATTCCTAGAATTAGAAGGAACTACCATTGCAGGTGCAACACTTCGTGGTGGTATTAACTTCAAACATGCTGATGGTGCCTCAGGGGATTCAATTACTTTTGTTGCAACTGATGAGAGTGGAAATGATCGTACTAATCTTCAATTGCAGTTCAATGCCAATCTTGAAGATTTAGAAGATGTTACAAGAGTGGGGGCCGCAGCAGGCCACATGATGGTCTACAATGATGCAACTGACAAATATCACTCACAACCAATCACAGGACACGCAACAGTAGGAACAGGTGGTGTTGTTACTCTGTCCGTTGATGTAGTCGGTATTACAAATCTAAATGTTGCAACACATGGTTCGTCTGGTCATATTCTATTCAACAATGATGGCGGATTAAACTTTATTGAACCAGTGTTATCACACCTTGGAGATGTTACTATATCTTCAGCGGCTGATGCAAATATTTTAGTTTATGATAATTCTGATAGTAGATTCGAAAATGTTGCCATAAGTGGTGATGCAACTATTTCTAAGACTGGTGCGCTCACCATCAGTGACGATAAAATAGGAACTGCTGAACTTAAAGGACTTACAACAGGAGTCGAAAATTGGGTGATTGGCCCAAAAGGCGATGGTACATTAAAATTCCTTAATAGAGTTATCAATATTGCTGATATTGCCGGCACACCTGCTGGACACACAGGAATTATGTTCCATGATGGATCGACAGCATTCTTCATGGAAGGATTAAATATTCCAAGCTTGTCTTTCGGACAGCGAGGCGCTTGTGGTGGTGTACTCATCGGCGGCGAGATTCTCGGTTCGCCGGGTGTTGGTACTAGTAATATTCTTGGCATTACGGGAACAGGTGTTGGAGATAACAAGACATGGGCGTGGCTGAATGTCACAGAAATTGGTACAGGTGCAACTGGTATTGCCGGACTCGAAGAAATGAGTTTGAATTTACCAATTCTCGATGGCCATATGTTTATTGGCCATGGTGGTGATGATTCCTTTACAAACCGAGTGATTAGTGGTGATATTACTATCAATAACACAGGTGTTGTGGCAATTGGCGCTGGAAAAGTAACAAACGCCATGTTGGCCAATGCTGGTGGAATCACACTTGCAACCCCTGTGGGTTCGGGACTAACATATTCTTCTGGTGGCGGCGCATTAATGGATGGTGCAGGTGTTACACTTGGTGGTGACCACACCCTTCAAGTTAATGTAGATGGTACAGGACTTGAAATTAGTGGTAATGCTCTTCGACTCAAAGATGTTGGTGTTGTTGCTGCTAAACTTGCAACAGATTCCGTAATAACTGCAAAAATTCAAGACGATGCAGTTACAACTGTAAAAATTCCAGATGATGCAGTTACAAACGCAAAAATAGCAAACGATGGAATTAATATATACGACGGCAGTACGACCGATGCAGTATCACTTGGTCAAACAATAACATTCGAAGGTGCCGATGGGATTAGCACAACAGTTTCGTCCAATAAAGTTAGCTTTTCGGGTGAAGAAGCTACGACTTCCAATAAGGGTATTGCTAGTTTTAATTCCAATATGTTTAGTACTTCCTCTGGTGCAGTTTCAATCAAAACAGGCGGTATTGGTTATACAGAAATTGAAGATGGTTCGGTTCGATCATATGAACTTGCCGATGGTGCAGTAGGACTTTCTGCAATGAACCTCATGTCGGGACAACACGGTGCATCGGGTCATGTTATGATTCGATTTGGTGATGGCACAAACCAAGAATTTGGATTCATTCCACAGTCATCGGTTACTGCATCTCTCGTATTAAACGATATTACAGATGTTACCACAGGCACAACTGCTGGTAATGATGTTTTGATGGTTCCTAGTGGTGGTGGTGCATTTACTGCCCAAGCATTTACTCATGAAATGATGGCAGATATTTTCCCCAACCGAATTCTCGGTCTTGGTGCTGGTTCTTCTTCTGCTCCGGCTCAATTAACAGCAAATCAACTTATTGCCATAATTAATGCTGATGGATCAACCGATTGGGACAGTGATCTCTTACCGTCTGGAATTGCATATCTGACAGAAACATCCGCCCAAACCTTTCAAGGGCCCATTAGAGTCGAGGGCTTCTCTTCTATATCCATGATAAGTGATTATGGTATTGTAACTGCACCATCTTACACGACTGGCGGGTGGGCCCGTGGATTTGCTATTGCAGGGACGAATAGTAATGGTGTATTTGTGGGGGATCAAGGCGTATTGGATTCGTTGGGAGTGTTGGGTGCCTATGGGTCTGGCAGTGAAAATATGGAGTATATGTATATCACTGCACGAAGTGGTGAGAATCCTCATGCGACTAGTGACATCTCTATTCAGAAATTAACTGGTTATGTAGGAATCAATAAACGATATGCTGATTATCTATTAGATGTTAATGGTGAATGTCGAATTTCGGGGGATACTTTTCTTTGTACAGAAGAAAATCAAGGTGTATCCATTGGTACAACTGATGCTCCTGATGCGCCACTTATGATAAAGCCCTCTGGCACGGCTCCCCACATATCAATGAACTTTGATGGCGCAGGAATATATGATTATGGTTTTGTGGAGTTCACTGATGGTACTAATAGATCGCTAATTCTAGCGAGTGAAGACAAAATTGCAGTGCGAACTGATGGATATTTCAGAGTCGCAAGTGAAAACGAAGATGTCGTTCATATGTCTGTCGGAGCTGATGGACAGATTGCAATGGGGCCGGGACACGGAACGACTCACAATGCGGCCGGATGTCTTCTTCACCTCTGGTCAGAAGACCCCGATGACGGTGCGAATAGTTGGACTGATGGTTCGAACCATTTCGTCACAAACATCGGCAACATCAAAGGCATGTTGCACTTGGATGTAAGAGGTTCAACCGACCTTGCGGGCCGAGGCGGTGCAATTACATTCGGTGCTCAAGATTCGGACAATAGGGCTAGTGCGGGGATTTATGTAGCTACGGATGTTGGATACGGCAGTAAAATGGCCTTTGCTACTACAAATAGTTATGATGCGGGCGCAAAAACCAGAATGATCATTGACGGCATCGGTAATGTTGGTATCGGCGGAAATCCAGATGCTGGGTATAAAGTAAATTGTTACGGAAACTTAGCCGCAGAGAATTTATGGGCAACGCAAATGGTAACTTGTGAAGCCCTTACAATTGGGCAAGGATCAAATGACACAATTCGTTCGAAAGACCCTGCCACCAATCCCGGCGCAATATATTTTTCCGGCAGCGGCCTGGTCTTGCGATATGCCAGTGGGGTTGCGAGTGGCTGGGGCCCCTATTGCGAGATCAAGGACAATCTAATTCTCCTTGACGGTTATCCCGATAGTGGCCTTGGTGATGTTGATGTCCGTTTGGATAATATCAGGTATCTCGACCTTGGTTCCAGCGCTACAAATTACAATGGCCAAACCGTAGGCACTTTCAAAGGAATTAAATGTGGTAAGGGTGGAAATTGGCGTGCTGGTGCGGATGTCTTTTATGTGGAAGAACGAGTCAGCAGGAGTGGCACAACGCTTGATGTCGATTTGGAAGATGTAATCGATCTCGGCGCAAATGATATACGAATTGATTGGAACGGTCTTGGCCTGAACACCACTAAGGGGTGGTATGCTGGTTTCACTTACTACGACAACGGTGTCCATACATCAGACTTTGGCGCCAATCGATATTCTGGACTCTTCTGGTGCAACAATCATGACTATGCACATGGCAGTAGGCAATTGAGAGTGGTTGATTTCAGCAATATGAGTAATTACGGAATTCCTTGCATGGCCACATACAATGGGATCTATGTGAACGGTGGCTTCGGTGGTGTTGGGGACGTCAACTACCAGAAAGATCACGATACACAAAACGATTACATGGGCGCTGTTGGACATTTCACTATTCGTCAACTGCAATACGCTCATGAATCGGCAGGAAACAGATGGTCTGATGAGCTTACTGTAAAACTGGGCAGGCCTATCGAGATGTCGAATAGATGGTTCAAGGATACAACTGAAGCAAATATGCAACAATGTAAATTCGAAGGCATATACCGCCGAAATACTACTCAACCAAAGCGTTTCAGACTGAGATCAACGAATCATTCAGCAAAGTTCAACAAGGGTGGATATATCACTGCTCAAGTATTGAGGTAGATTAATAATGTCAACAAATCCACACTTCAAGAGAGAATCGGTTGACCAAAATCTTATTGAAGACCTTGTAATAGAATCAATAAAGGTACATGGTTTCGATTTTCTTTATATCCCAAGAACTCTAGTCAACGAAGATACTCTTTTCGGTGAAGACACTATCTCGAAATTCGAACATGCTGTCGAAATTGAAATGTATGTATCTAATGTAGACGGATTCGAGGGTGAGGGTGATATAATCACCAAACTGGGTTTTCAAATCAACGATTCAATGAGTGTTGTTGTATCAAAGAAACGATTCACAGAGGAGTTTGCACACCTTTCTGATATAACATATCCAAGGGAGGGTGATTTGATTCATTTCCCATTAACCAATGGATTATTCGAAATAAAATATGTCGAAACAGAAAATCCATTCTATCAAGCCGGCAAACTATACACCTATGAACTTACATGTGACCTCTTCCGATACTCCCACGAAGACTTTGACACGGGAGATGACCGTGTTGACTCATTAACAACTGACCAAGTTGATTCTGTCACAGGTGGTATAACAATTCCATCCGACCCGTTTGCAGATAATACTACTATTGAAACACTCGGTGATGGTATATTTGACTTCACAGAAAACGACCCATTCTCAGAAGGTGATTATAAGTAATGTTTGGCGACCATTTTTACAACAAGAGTATTCGTAATACTGTAATTGCTTTTGGATCATTATTCAACAACATCAAGGTATCTCGTAAAAATTCAGCCGGAGTTGAAATCAAACAAATTAAGGTTCCAATATCCTATGGAAACCAAGCAAAGTTCATTCGTAGATTAAGGGAAGACTACCGTTTATCCAATCCAGATAAAACAGATGTGAGTATGACGCTTCCTCGAATCGGATTTGAATTATCATCAGTTGAGTATGATACTGCTAGAAAAATTAATACACTTAATCGGCTCAAGTCCTATAATTCATCACTCACTACTGCCCAAGTAAAATCAAATTATTCTTCTGTTCCATACAATTTAAACTTTGGTCTGTATATTATGACTGAAACTGTGGATGATGGACTACAGATATTAGAACAGATTGCACCATACTTTACACCAGAATTTACAGTTAATTTAAATCTCGTAGATGACCTTCATCAAAAAGTAGATGTTCCAATTGTTTTACAAAGTACAAGTGTAGAATCCGATTATGAGGGAGCATTTGATGATATTCGGTCTGTTATGTGGAATCTTGAATTTGTTGCAAGGTCTTACATGTACAGTCCAGTCAAGACATCTGGTGTTATCAAGACGGCTATCACTGTTCAATATGACAATACTCTAGATTCTACTTTCAGTGGACTTACGGGTGCTCTATCACGAATTGATATTACACCCAATCCAGCAGGCGCTACATATGGTAGTGATTATGATTATACAATAACAACCCGTGTACATGGTATGACGGGAACAGACGGAATTGATTCAGCAGGTAACACATTAGCATGAGTAAAAGCGTAGACGAAAAACTTTCAGAAGCATTAAATATCGAACATAAAGAAAAAGAAATCCAACAGTCAGAACCAAAGGCAATTAAAGCCTATGAACCTGAACTTAATAAGGATTACACCGATGTTCGAGATAATCTTCATCACATTATTGACTCTGGACAAGTTGCAATCGATGGCATTCTTCGGGTGGCATCGGAGGGAGAATCCCCACGAGCATATGAAGTTGTTTCCCAACTCATCAAAAGTGTTTCCGATGCAAACAAAGATTTAATTGACCTTCATAAAAAGATGAAGGATATTAAAAAACAAGACCCCGATTCACCACTTGCAGGAACCATCACAAATAATACCTTATTTGTTGGTTCGACAAAAGAATTGCAAGATATGGTAAAACAAAATGTTAAACAAATAGAACACAACATGATTGATGCAGAGGTAGTTGATGGCAAACAAGAGTAATCTTTATCTTGGTAACCACAATTTAAAGGCTTCAAATGTTCCTCAAGAATTCACTAAAAAACAGGTTGAGGAATATTTAAAATGTGCGGCCGACCCATTATACTTCATTAAAAGATATGTAAAAATTATTACTCTTGATGAAGGGCTTCAAAAATTTGAACCGTGGGATTTCCAAGAAGACTTATTATCAAAAGTTCATGATAATAGATTTGTAATTTGCAAGTTTCCCCGACAAACAGGCAAATCTACAACGGTTGTTGCATACATTTTACATTATATCTTATTTAATCCCGAAGTGAATGTTGCTATTCTTGCTAATAAACTTGCAACTGCACGGGAACTTTTAACCCGACTCAAACTTGCATATGAACATCTACCCAAATGGTTGCAACAGGGCATTGAAGAATGGAATAAAACTAATATCGAATTAGAAAATCATTCCAAGGTTATTGCTGCTGCGACTTCATCTAGTGCAGTTCGTGGTGGTTCGTTCAATATGATTTTCCTTGACGAATTTGCATATGTTCCGCCAGGTGTTGCTGAAGAATTCTTCAGTTCGGTTTATCCTACAATTTCATCTGGTAAAGACACCAAAGTTCTAATCGTATCAACACCTAAAGGACTTAATATGTTCTATAAGATGTGGATTGATGCAGAAGAAGGACGAAGTGAATATATTCCGATAGAAGTTCATTGGAATCAAGTTCCCGGCCGGGACGAAAAGTGGAAGAAACAAACTATTGCCAATACAAGCGAAGAACAATTCCGATGTGAATTTGAATGTGACTTCATTGGTAGTACTCAAACACTTATTGACCCCAAAAAACTCAAGTGTCTAACATGGAAGACACCAATTGAAAAAACAGATGATGGTCTTAAAATATACGAAAAGTCCAAAGAAGACCACCAATATGTAATGTGCGTTGATGTTTCAAGAGGACAAGAAATTGATTATCATGCAATAGTTGTTGTTGATATCACCGAAACTCCATATAGAGTGGTGTGTACCTTCAAAAATAATAAAATGTCTCCTATGGTTTTGCCTAATGCTGTCTTTATGGTAGGAAACAAATACAATACAGCACATGCACTTATTGAAATTAATGATATTGGAGCCCAAGTTGCAGATATCTTACATCACGACCTAGAATATGATAATATTCTTGTTACATCTGTTCGTGGAAGAAAAGGTCAAACTCTTGACGGCGGATTTGGCTCTGCACAAAGTCAATTGGGCGTCAGAACCACAAAAGCAGTCAAGAGACTGGGATGTTCTATCATAAAATCTATGGTAGAAGAAAACAAAATAATTATTGAAGATTTTGATACAATCGAAGAAATGGTTTCCTTTGTAGCAAAAGCCAATTCATATGAGGCAGAAAAAGGACATCATGACGATTTAATGATGACATTGGTTCTTTTTGGGTGGTTAACAACCCAATCATACTTTAAAGATTTAACTAACTTTGATTTAAGAAAGAATCTATTCCAAGAGAAAATACAAAAATTAGAAGATGAGTTAACTCCATTCGGGTTTATAGATGATGGCATTAATATGGAAAATGGGCCGACCATAGATATTGATGGAGATGCATGGTATGGTATCAGCAAAGATGATGATCGTGACCATGACTTTAAATGGTAAATGTCGAATTGTTGCAAATTATAAATATCTCTGAACACCCGCTCAGACGAGTTAACTTTAAGGAGAGATAATATGGGATTCCAAGTCAGCCCAGGCGTAAATGTAAAAGAAATTGACCTGACCACCATAATCCCAGCAGTGGCCACTACAAGTGGCGGTATTGCTGGTGCATTCCAATGGGGGCCAGCCAAACAACGAATACTTGTGGATAGTGAAGCAAATCTCCGTGATCTCTTTGGTGATCCAAATGATGACACATACGAATATTTCTTCACCGCTGCAAATTTCCTTGCCTATGGAAATAATCTACAAGTAGTCCGTGTATGTGGTGCAGCAGCAAAGAATGCTGGTGATGCCGCAGGACTATTAATCAACAACGATGAACACTACGATAGTATCAGTAACTTTACTTCGAACAATTGGGTTGCTAAATATCCCGGCGTTCTAGGAAACAGTCTAAAGGTTTCAACCTGTGACAGTTCTGCTGCATTCTCAAGTTCACTTTCGGGTGTTCAAGGTTTATGTGCAGCTGCATCAGTCGGTGCAACATCACTCCACCTTGGGTTGGGTTCGACCGGCTCGCTGTCGGTTGGAGATGCTCTAGTAATTGTTGATGCTACAACAGGCGAACATGATGCCGTAAAAGTTACTGCTCTTTCGTCTGCTGCACATGGAGCGACCGCAACTATCACTCCTGCACTAACAAAAGCACTAACTGCTGGCGCAACTGTAACTCGCAAGTGGGGATTCTACAATAATGTAGACTCTGCTCCCGGCACATCCGATTGGTCAACAAAGAACAACAATGCAACTTCACTCGATGAACTTCATGTAGTTGTCTATGATGCAGATGGTAAGTGGTCTGGTACAGAAGGAACCGTTCTTGAAGCGTGGCCATTTATGTCTAAGGCATCAAATGCACGAACAGACCAAGGTGGAGTCAACTACTACAAAGAAAAACTTAACAAGGCTTCTAAGTACATCTACTGGGGTGGACATGTTGGTAGTACCAACACCGCATGGGGTTCTGCTCTGACAGGTGGAAGTGTGTTCGGAACGAATGACACAGCAGACTATTCAGCACTTGCTGGTGGTGTGGATGACAACGGCGCAGCTGCAATTAACAATGATATTCTTGATGTTGACCAAGGTTACGACCTATTCAAAGATGCAGAAACAGTCGATGTTTCACTTCTACTCGGTGGGCCTGGTAATGCCGCAAATGGTCAATTCTTAATTGACGAAGTTTGCGACAAGAGAAAAGATTGCGTTGCATTCCTTTCACCACAGTCATCAGATGTTGTTGATGTTCTGAACACTACCACACAAAAAGATAATGTTATCACATATCGAAACACGACACTGAACAGAAGTTCTTCGTATGCTGTTCTTGATAGTGGTTACAAATATCAATTCGACCGTTACAACGATGTTTTCCGCAATGTTCCCCTTAATGGTGATGTTGCAGGACTTTGTGTAAGGACTGATGAAGTTGCTGACCCTTGGTTCTCCCCTGCTGGATTCAACAGAGGACAAATCAAGAGAATCACACGACTTTCATTCAATCCAAGAAAAGCACATCGTGATGCACTTTATAAAGAAGGAGTCAACCCAGTTGTTTCCTTCCCCGGCCAAGGTGTTGTACTCTTCGGTGATAAAACACTTCAGGTAAAACCAAGTGCATTCGACCGAATTAATGTTCGTAGATTGTTCATTGTTCTTGAGAAGGCAATCGCAACTGCTGCTAAATTCCAACTCTTTGAACTTAATGATTCATTCACTCGAGCACAATTCCGAAATATGGTTGAACCCTTCCTCCGTGATATTCAAGGACGAAGAGGTATCACCGACTTCAAAGTTGTGTGTGACGAATCAAACAACACTGGAGAGGTTATAGATAGAAATGAGTTTGTTGCAGACATTTATGTGAAACCTGCTCGTTCAATTAACTTCATTCAACTTAACTTCATTGCAACCCGTACTGGCGTGGACTTCTCAGAGTTAACAGGCTAAATTAAAGGAGAGAAATTATGCGTATTGATGAATTTAAAGGAAGACTCCGTGGTGGAGGCGCTCGTGCTAACCTCTTCCGCTGTAATGTATTCTTTCCTGCCGTAGTTAACCAACAGGGAGATGCTGCCGAGGAGATTCAATTCTTAGCACGGTCGGCATCTTTGCCAGGTTCGACTATTGAAGTGGGAGAAATTCCTTTCCGTGGAAGAACATTAAAAATTCCCGGCAACAGAACTTTTGAAGCATGGACTTTAACTGTCTATAATGACACGGATTTTAATATTCGTAATACATTTGAAAACTGGTCGGATGCAATCAACACACATGTTGGTAATGTTCAACGAGTTCCCGGCAACAATGTCTTCTCAGACCTCTTCCAAAGAGCGTCAGTTGACCAGTTGGATGGACAAGGAAATGTAATCAAAAGTTATACTTTCGAAAATGTTTGGCCTTCATCGGTCGGTTCAATTGAATTAAGTTATGACGCTACAGCAGAAATTGAACAATTTGAAGTGACATTAGAGTATTCCCATTGGGAGTCTGATACGACTAACTGACGGATTCCCCGTCTTGTAAAATCAAGGATATTATATTATGGCAATTAACTTTTTCGGTTTTTCTGTAAGTAGAAATAAAACACAACCAGAAGCCCCAACTGCTCCTATTAAATCGTTTGCTCCACCAGAAGCAGATGATGGTGCGGCTCTTATTGAAGCCGGCGGTCTTTATGGTCAATATGTTGACCTAGACGGAACGATTAAAAACGATATTGATATGATTATCAAATATCGTTCGATGATTTTACATCACGAAGTCGATGCTGCAGTTGCCGATATTGTTAACGAAGCCGTAATTACAACCGAATCAAAACCACCTGTTCAACTAGTTTTAGACGATGTTGAACTTTCTGATAATATCAAAGAGACTATGACAGAAGAGTTTGATAAAATTCTTCACCTTTTAGATTTTAATCGGAGAGGTGATGAGATTTTCCGAAAATGGTATATTGATAGTCGGCTATATTATCACACTATTATCGATGAAAAACATCCAAAAAAAGGTATTCAAGAACTTCGTCCTATCGACCCAACTAAAATTCGAAAAGTTAAAGAGATTAAAAAAGATAAAATGTCTCTTAAAGGGCCAGGTGGTGCCTCAGGTGAAACATCGCTTATAACAGGACATTCTGAATATTACATTTTTAATGATAAAGGTAATCCATATGAAGGGTTTGGAACAAATCTTAAGATTTATCCCGACAGTATCATATACACCCACTCAGGACTTTATGACTATCCGAATAAAAGAATTGTTGGATACCTACACAAAGCAATCAAACCACTTAATCAATTAAGAATGATTGAAGATTCTGTTGTTATCTACAGAATTGCTCGTGCTCCCGAAAGACGAATATTCTATATCGATGTTGGTTCACTTCCAAAGATGAAGGCAGAACAATATCTTCGTGATATTATGAATCGTTATCGTAATAAACTGGTGTATAATGCAAACACTGGTGAAATTGCAGATGATGCTAATCACATGTCCATGCTTGAAGATTTCTGGTTACCACGAAGAGAAGGTGGTAAAGGTACAGAAATTTCTACACTTGATGGTGGTCAAAACCTTGGTGAAATGGAAGATGTTGAATACTTCCAAAAGAAACTTTATAGAGCATTAGATGTTCCATCCACAAGATTAGAAGCAGATAACGGATTCAATATGGGCCGTGCTTCTGAAATTAGTCGTGATGAACTTAAATTTTCTAAGTTTATTGATAGACTGAGAAATAGATTTTCACTACTCTTCATTGAAACTTTACGATCACAACTTCTTTTAAAGGGTGTAATGAAGGAAGAAGATTTTACTGCTATCCGACAAGACATTCAATTTAAATATTTAAAAGACTCTTATTTTGCAGAATCCAAAGAAACTGAAATTTTAAGAGATCGTTTTGACATTTTAGAAACCGCATCTGAATACATAGGTAAGTACTATTCATTGGAATTTGTTCGTAAAAATCTTCTCCGACAAACTGACGAAGAAGTTAAAGAAATGGACAGGCAAATTGCTCGTGAGCGTGAAGAAGGAATGTATAACGACGCCGCATCGGAGATGTATTAATGACTATTCACTCATCTAACATGGTTGATTCACTGGAATCTGGAGATATCACTCGGTTTAAACAAGACTTTGAGCAGAGAATCTGTGAATTAATTGTTGACAAAGTAGAAGAAAAGAAATCTTCTATTATGCAAAGTGTTCACGAACAAGAGGAAGAAGCAGAGGCAGGCCCTCAAATTGACGGTGGAGCAGATGATTCTCTCCTTGCTGACCCCGCAATGTCAAAAGAATATTTTCTTAAAACAATTGAACATGAAGGACATGAAATTACATTAAAGAAATTGGGATTAGGCCCAACAAAACCTATTGTAGTTCATGTTGATGGAAAAAGGTGGGAACTATTCCCTGGCCCCAAAGTTGCTGAAAAACAAGCAAAACAATATGTTTCTACTCTGAAGGAAAAAGAACCCGTGAAAAAAGATGAAGAAAAATCGTCCGAAGACGAGAAAAATATAAATAAGGATGAAACCTAAAAGGGAACTACACATGTTTAAACAAAAAGCAATCATTAATGCCGTCAGTCTTGATGAACTCTCTGAAGCCCGTGAGATGATCAACCAATGTCTTCTTGAAAAAGTTGATGTAAGAATCAATGACCTGAAAGAAAGTTTCCGTCTTTTAGAAAAGAAGGACGAAGAAGTAGAAGAAGAAACCGAATATCAAAAGTTCTTTAAAAAGGCTTTAGATAAGTTTGGTGTTTCATCTCCTGATGAATTCGAAGACGAAGAAAAGAAGAAAGAATTCTTCAATTATGTCGATAAAGAATGGAAAGGCGATAACGAAGAAGACTGATGAAACTTATAACCGAAACAATTGAAAATGTTCAACTCATCTGTGAAGATTCTAACGGAAAGAAAGAATACTTCATCGAGGGTGTTTTTATGCAGGCCGAAAAGAAGAACAAAAATGGTCGTGTATATCCAAAAGACACATTAATGAAAGAAGTTGGTCGGTATGTTAAAGAATATGTGGATAAAAATAGAGCAATGGGTGAACTTGGTCATCCCGAAGGCCCAACGGTAAATTTAGAACGAGTATCTCACCTTATTAAAGAACTTCGTGTTGAAGGAACTGATGTCCTTGGTAAAGCAAAAATCATGGACACACCATATGGAAAAATCGTCAAGAATTTAATTGACGAAGGTACTAATTTAGGTGTTTCATCCCGTGGAATGGGATCACTAAAAAATAAGAATGGAATTAATGAAGTCCAAAAAGATTTCATGCTTGCGGCTGTAGATATCGTTTCTGACCCGTCTGCTCCTGACGCTTTTGTAGAAGGTGTTATGGAGGGACGAGAATGGATTTGGGAAAATGGTATCATTAAAGCAGTTGAAATTGAAGAATATAAAAGGTCTATTGAATCGGCATCTGCCCGAGAACTACAAGAAGCGAAGATAAATGCTTTTGAGAATTTCTTAAATAGACTTCGAAATATTTGAAATTATAAATAAGTACTAGATAGGACACTAAAAGGAGCTCAATCGATGGCCAATACAAACGATCCAATCCAAACCGCAAAAGACATCCTTGAGCGGGTTAAGACAAAAAATGTCGAGGAAAGTAAAACTATGACTAAAGAAATGGAAAAAGTGCGTGAAATGATGACCGCTCGGGAAGCCGAGGAGTCTGATATTAAAGAAACTCTTGAAAAGATGGCAAAGATGACCGAAGAGGAAATCAAAGAACTTCTTAAGAAAGAATCTGGCCTCGCAAACGAAGCAAAAATTGATGAAATTGATGTTCATAGTGGACAACCCAAAAACGAGGACGAACTCGAAGAGGCTGAAACTATTATCGATGTTGACGATGCTGAAGTGCCCGGCGCCAAAGCAACCGAACCTCCAAAAGGCAAGAAGAAAATGAAAGAACCTAAGATGTCTGCATCTGATGCTTCAGGAAAAATTGATACTCCCAAGATGAAGGAGCATGTTGATGCTATCTTCGGTGGTGAAGAACTTTCTGAAGAGTTTAGAACCAAGGCAACTACTATCTTTGAAGCAGCCGTTTCAGAACGAGTCAACGCAATCAATGAAGAATTACATACAGAGTACGCAGAGAAGCTCGATGAGGCCATCGAAACTACCAAAGAAGAGCTCTCTAAGAAACTCGATGATTATCTCGGTTATGTCGTAGAAGAGTGGATGAAAGAAAATGAACTCGCTCTCGAACTTGGCATTAAGAGTGAACTCGCAGAAAGTTTCCTTACTGGACTTCATGGACTCTTTGAGTCTCATTATATCAGCGTTCCTGATGAGAAGACTGATCTTCTCGAAGAACTCGTTGGTAAAGTTTCAGAATTAGAAGGACATTTAAACGATTCCCTAGAAAAGAATGTGGAACTCCGAAAAGGATTGATTGAAGCACGATGTGTTGAAATCTTTGCTGAAGTTTCAAAGGGACTTGTTGATACAGAAATTGAAAAGTTCAATGCCCTCTCCGAAGGTATTGAATTTGAAACAGAGGAACAGTATAAAGAGAAGTTAACGGTTCTCCGTGAAAGTTACTTCAGTGATGCTGTTTCTGTTGTTACGGAAGATTCAGAAGTAGAAGAAAATACTGCTGTATCTGCTACACCTTCGGGGAATAGTGTGATGGACAGGTATGCAACTGCCATCTCAGATCAAATCAAGAAACTCTAATTTATACATAGATTAGATTAAAAAGGAGTCTATTAATGGACAATGTACAAGCATTATCAGAAGCTGTCAAAAATAAGTGGCAGCCGATTCTTGAACACCCCGAATTACCGGCGATCAAGGATACTTATCGTAAGAATGTAACTGCCATTCTTCTTGAAAACGAAGAGCGTGCTCTTCGTGAAGAAGCTGGCGAATCTCTTCAACCCCTTCACGAAACAACTGTAACATCAGGTGACCTCGGTGGACAACTCGCTGCAGTATCAAGTTCAGCAGACAATAGCACCCGTAAGGGTTTTGACCCTGTTCTCATCTCGCTCGTTCGCCGAGCAATGCCCAATCTTATGGCATACGATGTTTGCGGTGTCCAACCAATGACAGGCCCTACTGGTCTTATCTTTGCTCTCAAGAGTAACTACTCAGTCGCTGGTGGCGGCACTTCTGACAACGAAGCAATGTTCAACGAAGCTCGTATCGGATATGCAGGTCAAGCCGCAACTTCAAGTTCCGCAGGTGTAACTGCTTCTAACGCAGACATCTTCGGTTCCGCTGTTGACTCAATCTTCCATGCAGATGGTTCTGATATGAGTGCGGATGCTGTTGGTACACGAATGACCACTGCTACTGCTGAAACTCTTGGTTCTGCAACTACGCAATTCCAAGAAATGACATTCTCAATCGAGAAGACAGCCGTTACTGCGAAGAGTCGTGCCCTCAAAGCTGAGTACACTACTGAACTCGCACAAGACCTCAAGGCTGTTCATGGACTTGACGCTGAGACTGAACTTGCTAATATTCTTAGCACTGAAATTCTCGCTGAAATCAACCGTGAAGTCGTTCGTACCATCTATGCTGGTGCAAAACTCGGTGCTCAACACAGTGACCTTGCTTCGATGCTTGTTGCTGCTGGTTCCGCAACTGGTATCGGTGGTTCATCTGGTGGTAATGGTGGTATCTACGATGTGGATGCTGACTCTGACGGCCGTTGGAGTGCAGAACGCTTCCGTGGTTTGGTCTTCCAAATCGAGCGTGAAGCAAACCAGATTGCTAAAGACACTCGCCGTGGTAAGGGTAACTTCGTCATCTGTTCCGCAGATGTCGCTTCTGCTCTTTCGATGAGTGGTGTTCTTGACTTCTCGCCTAGTTTCGACCCAGGCATGAATGTCGATGACACTGGCAACACTATGGTCGGTACTCTTGGTAACATGAAGGTCTATGTTGACCCATATGCTACCTCAGTGAACTTCTGTTGTGTCGGTTATAAGGGAAGTTCCCCTTACGATGCTGGTATGTTCTACTGCCCGTATGTTCCGTTGCAAATGGTTCGTGCCGTTGGTGAGAACACCTTCCAGCCGAAAATCGGATTCAAGACTCGTTACGGTCTGGTAAATAACCCATTCGTGGTTACTGCCGCTGGTGCGATTACTTCCGACCCACAGGCTTCAGCTGCTGCTCGTATCAACCAATACTACAGAGTATTCAAAATCAATAACCTTCATGGTACTGATTCCTGATTCCAGTAGTTAATTAAACCTTAACAAACAGGGGTTCCTTCGGGAACCCCTGTTTTATTTGGGACATACATACTAATGAACATGGAGATATCACTATGGTACAAACAGTAACCCAAGGTGGAACTGGTGAAAATCAGGGAAATGTTATTACAGATACCGCTACAGGTGTAACATATTCTGGAGCAATTGAATATAATATTTCTGGTCAAGGTGGACTCGAACTCAATGCCCAGTCTCGTCAACCAAAAACAACAAATCAACTTCTTCCTACATCTTATAAATTTGTTCTAGGGAGAGCCCCTCATTTAACCTTTTTCTGTCAATCATTAAGTCTTCCCACAATATCAATTGATTCTATCACACAAGATTCCCCATTTAGTGATATTCATATGCCTGGCGGCAAAGCATCATTTGAAAACTTGACATTAAATTTTGTTGTAGATGAAAAGATGGCAAACTGGTTGGAAATATATCATTGGATGACATCTATAACTCCTACCGACCAACTATCGGTTAGAAACGAAAGTAAGAAAACAGGTATGGTACGAACGGCCGATAGATTTTCTGATTTGTCTGTTGTAGTGACAACAAATCAATCAAACGGACAGATTGTTATCGATTTTAAAAATGCATTCCCCATAAGTCTGGGTGAAATAGAATTTAGTAGTGTTGATACTACATCAGACCCCGTTACATCCAATGTTTCGTTTCAGTACGATACATATTCTGTAACAACTCTTTCAGGATATTGATTGACATTCCACTTTTTTGTGGTATAATTTGTTTATGGATTTAAAAGAAATAATGAATCAGGCTGAACGGGACTTGCAAGTAGACCCAACCGAACTGGATATTGCATCGTTAAATATCCCACAATTACATAATAAGTACCTCAATTACCTACGCAATGAAACTATGGTATACAAACGCCTTAGGGCGGACTACAAGCGCTTATACAGGGTCAAATGGGAGTACTACACCGGCAAGTTAGACGAAGAAACCCTGAAAGAATTGGGCTGGGAACCGTTTCAATTACACATCCTCAAACAAGATATAGACAAATATTTAGATTCGGATGATGATTTAATTACTTCTAGTTCTAAAATGGACTATTGTGAAGAGAAGATTAAACATCTCGAAGAAATTCTTAAAAATATTAACAATCTCCAATGGAATATCAAAAATGCAATTGAATGGAAAAAGTTTGTGAGTGGCCAATGAGTGAATCTTTCGATCCTATGGATAGGGTATATCTCACCGAAGCATACAAATATGCAAGAGATAAAAGTCAAGACCCCGTAACGCAAGTTGGTTGTGTATTAGTTTCACCCGCAGAGGGTGTGGTTACATATGCAACAAATACCTTTACACATGGTATTAATCCAACAAAATCTATGTTTGAACGACCCGAAAAGTATGAGTACTTTGAACATGCAGAAAGAAATGCTATTTATAGATGTGCATTAAAGGGGTTTTCAACTTCTGGGTTAATCATGTATTGTCCTTGGTGGTGTTGCGCTGAATGTGCTAGGGGAATTGTTCAAAGCGGTATTTCTAAATTTGTAGGCCATCATTTAATGTACGAACTTGCCACAAATAGATGGAAAGAAAGTATCGATAGAGGCCTAGAATTAATGAATGCTGCTGGAATTGATGTAGTAAATTGGGATGGTCGAATTGAGAGAAAAGACATTAAAGTTCTTTTTGACGGAGAATCCATCATTCCATAGCATAAATACTAATGGAATGAATGATTTGGTAATACAACCCGTTGATTCAGTCAACATAAGAGTTAACTGTGAACGAGGGCTTGCAAAAGAGCTTTCGGATTTCTTCACATTTAAAGTTCCTGGCCATGAATATATGCCCGCATTTAGAAATAAGATGTGGGACGGCCAGATTAAACTCTATAATGTACACAGTCAAAGAATATACGCAGGACTTCTGGACTATGTTGTTAAGTTTGCTAAAGACAGAAACTACTCTTGCGAAGTAGACCCAGACCTACAACTAAATGATAGACAAAACGACTTCGGTGAATTTATTGATTCACTTGATATCCGTATATCTGATAAACCAGTTTCACCACATAAACACCAATCTATGGCTTTTGAGTATGCAGTAAACAGCGAAAGATGTTTATTACTTTCACCCACTGGATCAGGAAAGTCTTTAATAATTTACATGTTGATGAGATATTACCTTGAACATATTGAATCGAACAAAAAGGTATTGATAGTCGTACCAACAACATCACTTGTAACCCAAATGTATAATGACTTTGCAGATTATAGTTCCCAATCAGATTGGGATGTAGAGAAAAACTGTCACAAAGTATTTGCTGGCAGAGAGAAACTTATTAAAAAGAAAAGGGTGGTTATCTCAACATGGCAAAGTATTTACAAATTACCAAAAACTTATTTCAACGAATTTTCAATGGTTGTCGGGGACGAATGCCATCTGTTCAAAGCCAAATCTTTGACAAACATTATGTCCAAACTAGAAGAGTGCCCGTACCGATTCGGCACAACAGGAACACTGGACGGAACTCAAACCCACAAACTCGTAATCGAAGGTCTATTCGGGCCGATATTTAAAGTAACAACTACTAAAAAATTAATTGAAAAAGACCTTCTTAGTGACTTTTCTATAGATTGTATCCTGTTAAAATATCCAGAATACATACGCAACGAAATTAAAAGGTCTACATATCAAGGGGAGATAGATTATCTTCTTTCAAATACTAAGAGAAATGATTTTATTTGTAATCTCTGTAATAAGTTAAAGGGGAATACATTAGTATTATTTCAGTTTGTTTCAAAACACGGTAAACCATTATGTAAAACAATGGAACACAAGTGTAAAAATCGAAATATATTTTTCGTGTACGGAGGGACTGATATTGAAGTTAGAGAAAAGATTCGTCAAATTACAGAGAAAGAATCTAACGCAATTATAATTGCTTCATACGGAACTTTTAGTACAGGAATTTCGATAAAAAGACTACACAATATCGTGTTTTCTTCACCATCAAAAAGTAGGATTAGAGTCTTACAAAGTATAGGAAGGCAACTAAGAAAGTCAGAACACAAAGATAAAGCAAAACTATATGATATCGCAGATGATCTTCATTGGAAAAAATGGAATAATCATACATTGCGACACGCATATGAACGACTTAAGATATACAAATCTGAAAAATTTGAATACCGTGTAGTACCAATAAATCTTTATTCGGAAGGATAAGACATGAAAAAGGGCCCAGTAATATTTCGACTATTATCAGGAGAAAGCGTAATCGGAAATCTAGTTTCCGAAAACGATAAAGAATATACTGTAAATAGACCATATTCAATTAATGCATTTATGATGGGTGAAAACCCCATGAATTCAAAGGAATTTATATTCCTTCGAGATTGGTTGAAATTTTCAATAGATTTATCTACAACTATAGAAAAGAACCGTGTTTTACACACCAGTACTGCCGATCCAAAAATTACAGAAATGTATGAACGCAGAATGAATCATGACGATGCTCCCGGCCTTTTCAAAGAAAATGAAATCTCAAAAATGGTTGAAGATGCCATGAATAACTTCTCAGAAGCAGATTTATCAGAACTTTTAGAAGATATAAAAAATCAAGAGGGAGACATAATGGATGAAGCTTCAATCATGGAAAAATTGAATAAATTACAATTGCCAATTACTGAAGATTTTTTAAATGATTTAATGACATTGATTGATGCACACACCGATGAAACACAAACAATCACTCAAGATGATTGGGACTTTGATGACGATTGCCCAGAAAAATTTGATGACCCCGATGAATTCGGAAATCATTATGGACATTGGCCAATCGACCCCAAAGATTATCTCTAGCCTTAAGGCTGGCAACCTATTTAAATCTACAAACGGCTACAATGAGATAATACCATTGGCAAGCCACAAAGCAAGAACAAAATTCAAAATTAAATAAAAAAACTTGACATAGTACATTTTTGGTGTATACTATGTGATATGGAAGGAGGTTCTAGAATGAATCATGGCTAAAAAGAAAGTAAATCATTATATTGATAATAAAGAATTTTATGCGGCAATGAAACAATGGAAAGAACAAGTAAAAAATGCTGAGGCACAAGGGGAAGATAAACCTCCTGTTACCGAATATATTGGAAAATGTTTTGTTGACATTGCAACAAATTTGGCTTGGCGACCAAACTTTATAAATTATCCCTATCGAGAAGAAATGATAGGGGATGGAATCGAAAACTGTTTAATGTATTGCAGTAATTTCGACCCTGATAAATCTAAAAATCCATTTTCATATTTTACTCAAATAATTTATTATGCATTCCTGCGTAGAATTCAAAAAGAAAAGAAACAAAATTACATCAAATACAAAATGATGGAAATAACCGATATTGACGGTTCAATTAAAGAAAATTTAAAGGTCAGAACAAATAGCGATAATCCAATTGCAGACATGATGAGATTGTCTCCAACAGATATTGAAAAGTTCGAACCAAAGAAAAAGAAAACTAAAAAAAAGCAAGGAAGCCTAGACGAGTTTTTAGATAATGAAGATAGCACTGATTAATGACACGCACTTTGGGGCTCGAGCGGACTCCCAAATATTTGCAGATTACTTCTTTCAGTTTTTTGAAGAAACCTTCTTTCCCTACATCCAAGAGAATAAAATAGACGCTATTTTTCACTTGGGCGATTTGATGGACAGAAGGAAATTTGTAAATTTCAATACACTTAATAATACCAGAAAAAGATTTCTAGAACCGTTAGAAGATATCGGTATAGAAACTCATATTATTCTTGGTAATCACGATACCTATTACAAAAATACTAACGAACTAAATTCTGTTCGTGAATTGTTAGGTAACCGTTACAAAAACTTTAATATCATCGAAACACCACAAGAACTGTGGTTAGATAAAGAAGGTTTTGTTATGGTTCCGTGGATAAATAAATCAAACAAAGACAAGTGTTTAAAGTTATTGGACTCTACGGCATGTCCTATTGCTGTGGGTCATTTTGAATTAAATGGTTATGAAATTGTGCCCGGCATTAGACATGATGGTGGGATGGATGATAAACCGTTAAAACGATTTGAACAAGTTTGGTCTGGACACTTTCATCAAAAGAGCAATAAAGATAACATTTATTATTTGGGAGCCCAGTATCAAATTACTTTTACGGATTTAAATGTCCGAAAGGGATTTCATGTTTTTGATACAGAAACTAGAACTCTTGAATTTATTGAAAACCCATTACGGATGTTTCATGCTATCGATTATGATGATAGTGAATCAGAAAAAATCGAAGATTGGATTAAGTCCGGCGATTTCAAAAAATATAAAAATGGGCAAGTTAAAGTTTTTGTAAGATATAAAAGAAGTCCTTATTTGTTTGACAGGTTCTTAGATAAACTGTATAATGCACAAGTAGGCAATCTCACAATTATTGAAGACATAATTCAACAAGAAATTGATGATGAGGATGTTATTGACATGTCCAAGGATACACTGACACTTATTCTGAATGAGATTGATACAATGGAAGAAATTGAAAACACAGGAAAGTTGAAGAAGATAATTAAAGACCTGTACACGGAGAGTCTTTCACAGTGATAAATTTTAAGAAAGTTCGTTTCCGAAACTTTGGTTCATTCGGAAACGCTGTTACAGAAATACAATTAGACCGACATTCTATGACTCTTGTATCAGGGAATAACGGTCATGGAAAATCTTTTGCATTATTAGATTCTATCACCTTTGGGTTATTTGGAAAACCATTTCGAAAAATTAATATTCCGCAATTGGTTAACAGTATAAACAAGAAAAACTTGTGGGTGGAAGTAGAGTTTGAAATTGGTGATGATTCATATAAAATTATCAGAGGTATAAAACCCAAGAAATTTGAAATTTATCGAAACGGGGAATTATTCGACCAAAATGCCAAGACAAAAGATTATCAGCGAATGTTGGAAGACCAAATTCTAAAAATGAATTATAAGTCTTTTACACAAGTTGTGATTTTAGGTAGTTCGTCCTTTGTTCCTTTTATGCAATTAAGTACATCAGACCGGCGTGGAGTTATTGAAGATATTCTGGATATCAATATCTTTTCTGATATGAATACGATTCTTAAAACCCACATATCAACTTGTCGAGAAGAACACAGAGAGATTATATTTAACATCGAAGTTCTAAAAGAAAAAATCGAAATACTAGAATCTCATATCGAAAATGTATCTAAGAAATCAGAACAAAGTTCCGCAGAAAACGAAAAAGAAATATTAGAAACCAAGAAGAAAATTAAAAACCATCAAACCAAAATCGAAGACTTGAGATTAACATCAGACCACAAACGAAAAGAAATAAAATCGTATGGTGATTTACAATCAAAGATTCGAAGGGTTGAAGTTCTAAAGAAACAACTAGGATCAAATAAAAGAAAAGCCGAAGAGGGCATTTTATTCTTTGAAATGAATGAAGTTTGTCCCACCTGTACACAAGATATTGATGAATCAAATACCAATGTAATTAAAACTGTTGAACGGAAGAAAGATAAGTTGGTTGAAATTGAAAATGCAATGGAAGAACTTGCTGTTCATTACGAAGAAATACAAGAACATTCCATTACAGTAGACAACAAACTTTCTGAAATTACTGCATTGGAAGATGACATTTCTTCTAAGAATGGGTGGGTTAGTGCAGCCGTTGGGTATATGGAAAAATTAGTAGAACAAACTGAACTGATTAAAAAAGACCAAGACCAAATCAAAAGTGAAACTGAAAAACTCACAACCTACAAACAAAATATGAATATACAACAGGAAGAAAAGAAAGAACGAATTGAAGATTTGTATTATTATGATATTGCCACTTCGTTGTTAAAGGATGGCGGTATCAAATCAAAAATCATTAAACACTATCTTCCTATGATGAATAAACTCATCAACAAATATTTGGCTTCAATGGACTTCTTTGCTCAATTTACATTAGACGAAGAATTCAATGAAACCATCAAGAGCAGACACCGTGACGATTTTAGTTACATGTCATTTAGCGAAGGAGAAAAAATGAGAATTGATTTATCACTTCTTTTGTCATGGCGAGAAATTGCTAGATTAAAGAATAGTGCAAATACAAATCTTTTAATTCTTGATGAAGTATTTGATTCGTCGCTCGATGCTTTTGGTACAGAAGAATTTTTAAAATTGATACATTCTTTAAGTCAAAGATGTAATATATTCGTAATCAGCCACAAATCAGATCAATTGGCTGATAAATTTCCAAACCAAATGACCTTTGAAAAACAAAATAATTTCAGCAAAATGTTATGAAAAACAAAACCAAGAAAAAGACCAAAAAGAAAGTTCAATCAAAAAAGGTTGAACGAGAGTGGACGAGTGGAGTTTCTCCTAAGACATCATTATCTTACGAGAAGTATATGAAAGCCGGTCTGGAAATTATCTCTTCGAAATTTTCAATTCGTACATATAAACTAGCACCCAAAGAAGACTATCCATTTTTTGAACGGGGGAAAGACCTTCGGGTACGAGTTTTCTTTAATGGAAAATATGTTGAAGGAAGTGAATTTCTAATAGAACTGGCTTTTTGGATGCAATCGAATGGCAACAAAGAAGACCGCAATTGGATGCGAAGCCACGCAGACCAAAAACTAAAATGTTTTCATGATGCTGTTCAACGAGGCAAGAAAAAACTAAAGAAGAAAAAGAAATGATTATTATTGATAACAACCAAATTATTTTAGCAGCTATTTTTACAACCATTCGTAATGGAGAAGTTGATGAAGATATTCTTAGGCATTTAGTATTGAACACATATCGAATGTATCGAAATAAATTCAAGAATAAGTATGGCGAACTTGTAATTGCAAACGACTCTCCGCATTGTTGGCGAAGAGATATATTCCCACACTATAAAGCTAGTCGCAGGAAAGACCAAAAAGAATCTAAGTTTGACTGGAATGTAATTTATAAATGTTTGAATACGATTCGTGAAGAAGTAGAAGAAATATTTCCATTCAAAAACATCACAGTGGACAGAGCAGAAGCAGATGACATTATTGGTATCCTTGCAAAACAATATCATCTGCAAGAAAATATTGTTATCGTTTCAAACGACAAAGATTTTCAACAATTACAGCGATATCCTAATGTTAAACAATACAGTCCGTTGAAGAAATCGTTTTTGGTTTGTAGTGACCCCGAACGATTTCTTGTAGACCATATCATAAAGGGTGATGCATCAGATGGTATACCCAACATCCTTTCAGATGATGATGTGTTCGTGACAGAAGGAAAACGACAAACGGGATGTGGAAATAAAAAGGCAGAAATGATTCGAGAAGAATTACATAAGTGGACAGAAAATAGAAACTATGATAGAAATAATAGGATGATTAATCTTAATATGATTCCCTCCTACATAGAAGAAGAAGTACTCTCTCAGTTCAATAAAACTACCGAAACTGATGGAAGTAAAATCCTTTCTTACTTTATTGAAAAACGATTGCGGAACCTTATGGAAAACATTCAGGAGTTTGTTTGATGCCCACACAAATACAAAATAATACACTTGACATCTTGTGTATTTGTGGTAAAATACATGCGTGATATTTGAGATGAGTAAGAAAAACAAAAAAGAAACACACAACGAGTACGAAGATTATTATGATATTAGTTCGGCTCGTAGTCAAAAGAAAAGTAAGTCCCGAAGAAAGCGGAAGGACACTAAACATATACTTCGAGATTTTAAGGACTATGGAAACAACTTGCGTAGTTCCAAAGACCTCGATGATATAAACGATTGGTATGGAGACACCTTAGATAAGGATTGGTGAATGACTACAACTATGAATACAGTGAAATTGAGTCGAAATACATTCGACATTCTCAAAAACTTTGCAACAATTAATACGAACCTTCTGGTCGAAACAGGAAATACAATCAAGACATTATCTCCCATGAAAAATATCATGGCAGAAGCAACTGTGTCTGAAGATTTTGATATTCCGTTTGGCGTTTGGGATTTGAACAAGTTCCTTGGAACTATTTCATTATTTAATAATCCCGAATTGATGTTTGAAGAAAAGTATGTGACCATCAGTGAAAGCGGTGGTGCATCTGTTCGATATCATTATTCTGACCCATCGCTTTTGTTGTCAGCAACAAAAGAACTTAATATGCCGGAACCTGTTGTTTCTTTTGAATTAACTCAAAAACAATTCAATGAAATCCAAAAGGCGGCTGCAGTTCTTCAGGTTCCTGATATCTGTGTCCGAAATGACGGCGAGGTTTTACAACTTGTTGCTCTGGATAAGGCTGACCGTGGCAGTAATAGTTACTCTATTGATTTGGGCGAACTTGGAACAAGTGAGGATTTCGAATTTTACTTCAAGGTAGAAAATCTTAAAATCCTTCCCGGCGATTATGATGTAAGTATCACAGAAAAGATTGTATCACAATTTAATCACAAATCAATCGATTTGAAGTATTATATTGCTATGGAATCTGATTCTCACTACGGAGAATAATATGAAAACTATTGAAAACACTTTGTGGGTCGAAAAATATCGTCCTCAAAGAGTCAAAGATTGCATTCTATCTTATTCTATTAAAGAAACATTTCAAGAAATTATTAATTCAGGAGAGATGCAAAATCTTCTCTTGTCGGGCGGTGCAGGATGTGGAAAGACAACAGTGGCTCGAGCACTGTGTCATGAACTTGAGTTAGATTATATTCTAATTAACTGTTCCGAGGATGGTAATATTGATACCCTTCGAACAAAGATTCGAAACTTTGCAAGTACGGTTTCAATTGCTGGTGGACAAAAAGTAGTCATCCTTGATGAATTTGATTATTCAAATGCACAGTCAACCCAACCCGCACTTCGTGGATTTATTGAAGAGTTCTCATCGAACTGTCGATTTATTCTAACATGCAATTTTAAAAATAGAATCATCGAACCTTTACATTCACGATGTACAACTGTAGAATTTCGTATTCCCGGCAAAGAGAAAAAGGTTCTTGCAGAACAGGTTTTTGATAGATGTAAGTTAATTTTAGAAACTGAAAATATCGAATACAACGACAAGGTTCTTGCAGAATTAATCATGAAACACTTTCCCGATTTTCGTAGGGTTCTTAATGAACTTCAACGATATTCTGTTTCAGGAAAAATCGATGTTGGTATTCTTTCTTCCACAGGCGACCTTCGTATTGATTCTTTAATGGATAATATGAAGACAAAAAACTTTAATGAAGTTCGTAAGTGGGTTGTTGATAATATCGACAATGACCAAACAAAAATCTTTCGAACCATATATGATGGATTATACGACCACCTTGAATCAAAAACCATTCCGATGGCCATCTTGATTCTCGGAGATTATCAGTATAAGGCTGCATTTGTTGCCGACCCTGAGATTAATATTACTGCATGTTTAGTTCAATTAATGATGGAGTGTGAATTCAAATGAAATTTATTCCGTATGCCGGCAAAGTTGCCATCAAGGAAGATGAATTTCGAACTCACGAAGGATTGATTATATATCAACAAAAGAGAGGCCCGAAATATACCACAGGTGTTGTAGCGGCCATTGGCCCACCACCCATAAATAGCAAAGGTATAGAAATGCCCGAACCGCCGTTTACAGTAGGCGATAGAGTAATAATCAAGCAAGCAGTGTGGTGGTCTGTGGAGGATTATATGATTGTTGATATCGAAAAAATAGTTGCTGTTATAGGTAAAGATGTTAAATTCGGATGATTCTTGAAGGAAAAGATTTAGATTATGTTGTTAATCGACTGAATGGATATTACGGCAGTTTTGACCGAATCGATACTTACTTTCGTGAGAGAAAGAAGCAAAGACTCGACAAATTACCGATGAGTCTATTTTCAATCGATGATGATTTGTTTTCAGATTTTTCTATGTCTCCCGAAGATATGAATTTTGAATTGGTTGACCTACCATATAATCAATGGGATAATTATCTTGAACACATTTCATCTCACTCCAACGATATCAATCCAGGCAAAAGTCTACCGATTGCTGTTAGAGAATCCAACACAGGAAAGTATGTTGGATTTATTCGATTGGGTTCTCCGACAATCAATTCCAAACCAAGAAATGTTTTGTTTGGAGAAGTTCCTCCACTCGATAAAGTAAATAAACATATTATCATGGGATTTGTTATTGTGCCAACGCAACCATTTGGTTTCAATTATCTTGGTGGTAAACTTCTGTCTTTGATTTGTTGTAGTCACGAAGTTCGAAAGAAGATGAATGAAAAGTGGAACAGTGATATTTGTATGTTTGAAACTACATCTCTTTACGGCAGTATTAAACCATCGAGTCAATATGATGGGTTGAAACCATTTATTCGTTATCGTGGAAATACAGAAAGTAAATTTTTACTTACAATGTCAGACGAGATTTACAAAGAACTGAATAAGTTCTTTACCGAAAAGAATGACGGGCCCCTAATTCATAAAGAAGCATCGAGTAGAAAACTTAAAACACAAACTAAGATGATATCCATCGTTAAGGCAAGTTTGAAGGAATCAGGAAGAACAGATGACTACGATGAGTTCGTTGGATTTCTAAAACATGCCCAAGGACTGACAACAAAGAAGAGAGCATATACTACCGATTATGGTTTTGCTAATGCCGTAGATTATATTCTTGGTAAGGATGATAAATTAATCAAGAAAGAGAATTACGACCGATATTCTTTTGATAATTTGATTGGGTGGTGGAAGAATAAAGCAACCAATCGATACAATAATTTAATTGCAGATGGCAGATTGCGTACCGAAATGGAAATTTGGGATGCAAATAAGATGGATGAGATTGATATTATCCGATGAAACTTGGCGATTTTCTTAATTCGATTAATTCTACCAAGAAGAACGCTTTGGACAACTGTCCAGAAGCAGAACGATTATATACACCCTTTGTAATAAATCGATGTTTGTCTTATTTCCCAGACACCATTATGCAATCAAATGAAATGAATATGTCCAGTCACTTGGACAACAAGGTTCAATATGATTATCTTTTAAACTCTACACGGTCAAGAAGAAGATTTAGTAAGTGGTTTAAGATAGAAAACGACCCCGATGTTGAATTAATAAAACAACACTATAACATAAACACCCGAAGGGCTCGGGAATATAAAAAGTTAATGACAAAAGAAAACATCATATCTCTTCGTAAACTGTGGTCAAGTACTGAAAACCCTAAATAAAGGGAAGTGTTTGAACATTAATCATGGAAGAAGAGATAAATCATGAGTACAATATCAATAGATGACTTAGTAGAAATAGAATTAGCGCAAGATGAAGATTTTTTAAAGGTGAGAGAAACCTTAACACGCATTGGCGTTTCCTCCCGAAAAGAACAAAAATTATATCAAAGTTGCCACATCCTGCACAAAAAGGGCAAATATTATATCGTTCATTTTAAAGAACTGTTTGCCCTCGATGGTTTACCAACCGATATAGCCGACAATGATATCGCTAGACGAAATGCGATAGTTGGCCTTTTAGAAGAATGGGAACTATTAGAAATAGTAGACCCCGAATGTTGCGAAGAACCAATTGCACCATTAAACCAAATCAAAATCATCTCATACAAAGAAAAAGATGAATGGGAGTTAGTACCTAAATACCATATCGGCCGCAAATAATTAGGATTTTATATTATGATACCAAAAGTGATGCACCAGTTATGGGTAGGCCCTAAACAAGCCCCCGTTGAAATGATGAATACATGGAAAGAATCCCACCCCGATTGGGATTATATGTTCTGGAACGAAGAAACAATAGCAGAACATTTTCCAAAAGGACTCCACAACCAACAACAATACGATGCCATGCCCGAGTGGAATGGTAAGTGCGATATAGCACGATATGAAATCCTCCAAAAGTTTGGTGGGTTTTTTCTCGATGCAGATTGTGTTTGTTTGAGGCCTTTAGATGATTATCTTTTAGAGAATGATAGTTTCAGTTGTTACGAAAACGAATTAATTCGTGGACAGTTGATTGCTGCTGGTTATTTGGGTTGTGTACAGGGGTGCGAATTGATGTGGCATCTAGTAAACAAAGTACACAATCTTTATGGAGAAGCGCTTCATTGTGGCCCGTTAACAGCGTGGAAGACAGTGGGCCCACTATTCTTAACACAGTCGGTTCATGAATTAAAATATAATAAACTAGCAATATATCCTAGTTTCTATTTTATTCCAAATCATTATACCAAATTACACCCATACCAAGGGCCTTTTAAACCATATGCTGACCAGTTTTGGGGAAGCACGGAAACCGAACGGGGTAAAGTGGGTATGCAATATGAAACTTGACCTTCAAACATTAAAAACATATTGGATAAACTTGGACGAGAAAACTGATAGAAAAGAGAACATGGAAAATCTTTTCGAAGAGTTAAATATAAAAAATCATGAACGAGTTTCCGCTATAAAAGCACAACCATATTTTTATGGTTGCGGTATGAGTCATATCAAAACATTAGAAAGGGGACTAGCTAACGGACTTCCGTTTTTAATTTTAGAAGATGATGTCGCATACACCGACAGTTGTTCACAAGTTCTAGATGTCCCCGATGGAGTAGATGCTGTATATCTTGGTTCTACTTCTTGGCCAATAAATGAAGCAAATGCAAGGGCTTCCAGAATGTCACACCCACTTACTATAGAACAATATAAAGAAAACTTTTTAAAAATTTCATATATGACATCACTTCATGCTGTTGTTTATATGAGTGAAGAATATGTAAAAAGATGTATAGAAGAAATGCATGAATGGGTTGTTAATAAAAAGTGGCACTGTGATGTCGCAACAGCAGAAATACAAAAAGACTTTACTGTTATTTTACCCGAAGGAACGGTTTGGTTTTATCAAAATGATATGGCAAATCTTCCGTGGACAAAAATACATTTTAGAAAGAAAGAATCAGTATGAAAAAATATGTTATAGTCACTGGGTCTTGTGGTTTGATTGGTGTTGAATCTTGTTTGTTCTTCGATAAAAAAGGATATGACATCCTTGGTATCGATAATGATATGAGGTCATACTTTTTTGGAGATGGTGCTTCAACTAGAAAGAATTTGAAACATCTCATGGGAACAATTAAAAACTATAAACAATATGATTTTGATATTAGAGATATGGTATCTATGGAGCGGGTGTTCGAACAGTATGGTTCTAATATAGAATGTGTTATTCACACAGCAGCACAACCTTCTCATGATTGGGCCGTGAAAGAACCCATTACAGATTTTACTATTAACGCACTTGGAACTTTGAATCTTTTAGAATTGACAAGGAAACATTGCAAAGATGCAACCTTTATTTTCACATCAACAAATAAAGTGTATGGTGATAGACCGAATGCAATTTATAATTGTGATTTTGAAATTAAAGAATTAGATACCCGATACGAAGCATATGATAAAAAGACAGGTGAACTTTATTCTGTAGATGAAGACATGTCAATTGATGGTTGTAAACATTCTGTATTTGGTGCATCGAAAGTTGCAGCAGATGTAATGGTTCAGGAATATGGTAGATACCATGATATGAACACGGTTTGTTTTCGTGGTGGGTGTTTGACAGGTTCAAAACATTCGGGTGCAGAACTTCACGGATTTTTGTCTTATCTAATCAAGTGCATGAAGAACGATAAACCATATACTGTCTTTGGTTACAAAGGAAAACAAGTAAGAGATAACATTGACTCTTGGGATATGGTAAATGCTTTCTGGCACTATCATCAAAACCCAATCCCAGCATCAGTTTATAACATGGGAGGCGGAAGAGAAAATTCAGTTTCCATGATGGAAGTAATTGATATTATCAACGAAGAAATGGGGAGTGATTGGAACAACTATACCATCTCAGATGAAAATAGAATTGGTGACCATATTTGGTACATCAGTAATTTGGATAAGTTTAAGAAGGATTATCCTGATTGGAATATAACCAAAAACATTAGAGAGATTGTCAGGGAAATGATATCATGATAATTGTTAGATTAATGGGCGGACTTGGAAATCAAATGTTCCAATATGCACTGGGCAGAAGTCTAGAAGAAAAAAACAATAATGAAATGTTACTAGACACTTCGTTTCTAGAAAATAGAACGCCGGGTTTTGTGCATGTTTTTAGAGATTATGAACTTAATCTCTTTCCCAAGTTAAAAGAAAAGATGGTTACTACTGAAAATGCACCTTCTAATGTTATTCCAGTACAAGAACCATATTTTCATTTTTGTGATATGTTGATGGATGCAACACTATCGGGTGAGAATGATTATCTTCTTATTGGATATTGGCAAACACACAAGTATTTTGAAAACATTTCCGATTCTATTCGAGAGGAATTCACATTCCCCGATATAGTTGAACCCAAAACTCTTAAATTGAAAGAAGAAATTCTTTCTTGTAATTCAGTTATGATTAATGTTAGAAGAGCAGATTATCTAACAGATAACCTCTTCGAAAATTTGGGAATGGACTACTTTAATAAATGTATTGATGAAATCAGCAAAAAAGTAGACAATGCATATTTCTATGTTTTCTCAGATGATATAGAATGGTGCAAAGAAAACTTTAAGACATGGCAAGACCGATTCTTTATAGTTGACAAATCTTATGCAGGACACAAATATATTGACTATTTACACTTGATGTCTTGTTGTAAACATGATATAATTCCTAATAGCACCTTCGCTTGGTGGGCATCATGGTTAAACAAGAATGAAGATAAAATTGTGATGTATCCATCGAAATGGTTTACCGACCCATCTAAAGATACGAAAGATATGTTCCCCGAAGATTGGATTCAAATTTAATGTTAATTGATATACCACAACTGCTTTCTCATTTTAATATAAATGTCCGAGGTGTAATACAAATTGGTGCCCATTACGGCCAAGAATATCTTCCATTAAGACAATCTGGAGTAAAAGATTTTATTTTAATTGAACCTGTTCCTAGACATTTTAAAAAGATGAAGGAAACTATTGTAGACAAAAACGCATTGATGTTTGAAACTGCACTGGGGTCAGAAACAAAAGAAATTGAAATGTATATTTCTGAATTTGAAGGTGCTAATGCAGAATTATATCGGGGCCAGTCTAGTTCTATTCTTGCACCAAAGAAACACCTAGAACAATATCCACACATACAATTCAAAGATAAAATAAAAGTAAACATGACAACATTGGATACCCTAATCGAGAATGAAGACATTGATATCCAAAAATACAATATGATTAATATTGATGTTCAAGGATATGAATTAGAAGTATTCAAAGGTGCTGTCAATTCTTTACAACACATAGATTGTATCTACTCCGAAGTAAACAGAGATGAAGTTTATGAAAAATGTCCATTGGTTTCTGAGATAGATGAATGTCTATCAACCTACGGATTTAAAAAAGTAGTAGAGAATTGGGCCGGCGGGACATGGGGAGATGCATTTTATGTTAAATGAGGTAGGATTATATTTTAATAATACTACACCCACAAATGGCCCAGGCAAAGTTTGTTCGAATCTATTACTCGGACTTGAACGGTTGGGGGTTGATTATAAAGAAAATGTTACAACAGATTATACGGGATGTCTACAAAATGTCCCCCAAGATTGCGGAGATAATTTTTTATTAGGGCCAAATCTGTTTGTTTTGCCGTGTGATGTAAATCCTTCTTTTTGGGAAACACCAAGAAGATTAGTTGTCCCATCACAGTGGGTAAAAGATGTTTACTACGAATACCTAGATTCAAAACACACCATTGATGTCTGGGCCTCTGGTGTAGAAACTGAAAGATTCATACCTTCTGATAGCGAACCAACCAGCGATTGTTTGATTTATTTTAAGAACGGGCCGGCCGAAAAACTGGAAGAATTAATTTCCATATTAGAAGAAAAGTCATTGACCTATAAACAAATAACATATGGAAGTTATAGTGAAGATGAATTTATTCAGTTGGCGCAATCTTCAAGATTTGGTGTAACAATAACTGCAACAGAAAGTCAAGGTATAGCATATCAAGAAATGTTATCCATGAATCTTCCTTTGTATGTTCTAGACAAACAGGTTTGGGATGATAGGCCCGGCATTTCTGCTCCTGCATCTTCTGCTCCATATTTCGATGGTCGATGCGGAATCAAGTCACCAGATTTGGGTTGTTTTAATCTCTTCTTGAACCAACTACAATCATTCAAACCAAGAGAATACATACTAGAGAACCTTACACTAGAAAAGTGTGCGAGTGAATATATTTCGTTATTGGAATTTTGTAATGACCAGAGAACTTAAACATATAAATCTTCCCTCTTCATACACCCACCAGTTTGGTGTTGTAATGTATGAACAGGTATTGAAGCATCGGCCCAAAATAATTCATGACATCGGTGTTCTGAATGGATTTTCTACTGCGTATCTTACCATGGCTGCCAAAGAAGTCGGGGCGAATGTTATCGCAATAGATTTGTTTGATTTGTATGAGTACTCTAGTGTTTCTCAGGAACAGTTCGAATCCAATATGGATGCATTGGGTTTGATGGATACAATCACAGTGCAAAAGATGTCAGTGGATAGTTGGTTGGATTTAAATGTCCCCAGTGAATTTATACATCTTGATATTTCAAATACGGGTGAAACTCTGATTGATTTCTTCGACAAAGTGACAGGTAATCCAGTGGTTTTGTTTGAAGGTGGTTGGGAAAAGAGAGACAACCAAGATTGGATGTTGAAGTACAACAAAAAGAAAATTGCACCGACCCTAAAAGAAAACAATATCAATTTTGAACTTCTTTGTAAAGAAGTCATCGATGGTGGTGATAGAACATATTACCCCTCATTATCAAAGACAATATTATGAAACACATATTGTTAGGACTACAAACATCTTACAAAACCATTAACAACGAAGATGTATTAAAACATCGGAGGGGGTGGATTTGTGATGGTCTTTCTTCTTTGTCAAAGATTAAAGATTTTATTGAAAATTCTGATTGTTATTATTTTGATAATACAGTGAACAGTGAAGAAGAACTACCAGAATCCATTATAAACTTGATACCAAAGTCTGCCGAAAAAATATACAATACCAAACTAAATTCTTATGGAAAAATTAATAAAGGTGCTGGTTGTATTGAAATGATGCGTTATGTCAAAGATAAGATGAAGAATTATGATTGGTATGTTCACCATGAACCAAGAACGGTTATACGACACAGTGGAATGTTTGATTCGTTTTTGTCTGAACCAAGTAATCTTTTTAAAGTTGGGAGCCCTGCCAATCCCAATGAGAATTCTTTTTGGACTGGAACATTCTTTATACACACGAAGAATTTAATAGATTATTTAGATGAGGTTGATTTGGATACCCTGTGTAATGAAAGTATTTCAATTGAATTCCATATTAGAAATTTTATAGAATCCCGTGGTATATCATATAGAGGTGTCTATGATGCAGGGATTATATGGAACGATGTAGTGGCAGGAATAAATTATTCCGTTTAGGAGACAGTGAAAATGTTAAGTCATAACCAAAAGATGTTAAATCTACTAAAATATTATGCAGTAGATTCCATAAATGCCGTAATTGTATCAGACCAACCTCATGGTGAATCAATTTACAATACAACCGAGCAAGGTATGAGTACTGTTGATAATCTTCTTGGGAAGGAAATGTATAGTCATTTAAATGAATTTTCTATAGAAAAGAAAGTTACTTTAAATCCTTCAAGTCCTATTGAATGTGATTTGTTAGTTTTGGATAGTACGGATTTAGATTATCTAGAAAAGAATATTCTAAAATACAGTTCTCATGTTAGTGATATAATTTTCATCAGTAAGATAGATGGTGTAGATAAATTGATAGACCTGAAGGACTGGGAAATTACTGAAGAAGATGATTGTTATATTCTTGAATATGCCCCTGCTGAATATAGTATTAATTCTCATAGTCTTGTCTATAATTTTTATGAACTTATGAGTGCAACTCATGATATTTTGGTTGATGCTGGAGTTGAATATTTTCTCACAAAGAGTTCGTGTTTAGGGGCAGTAAGAAATAGAAATCATATAGTGTATGATAAATGCATTCATATCGGTTGTGATTCTAAGTATAAAGATACAATTGAAAATTTACGAAATACATTTAAAGAAAATAACATAACTTTATCTGGAGAAAAGATTATTTTGACGGATGATGTTTATATTCAAATAGATTACAATCCTGATGTTACTGTAGAGGAAAAATCAGAACTGAAAATTTATAGTTATGGGCCAATTAAAGTATTCAGTTTAGGAAATCCCATTCCATATCTTTATCGTATTTTTGGTGACAAAGTTTTTAGGGAAATGAGAATTGACATTGATTCTTTTTCTGGTATAATTAAAACACCAAAAAGGTTATATGATTGTTATTACAATTCTTGGTCACCATATACATCTCGTTATTGTAAGAAAATTATGGTTGAACATCTTAAGAAAACATGCGAAAATCTTACCGATAAAGGAATCAAATGTTGGATTGATTGCGGCACGCTACTTGGGGCAGTAAGAAATGGAAGGATACCTTTGTTTGATGATGATACAGATATTGGTTTATTCCAAGTAGACAACCCCAATGACATTATCAACGATAGTATTAGGTATATGACTGATTTTAATGCAGAAAAATTCTATGCTGGTAAACTCCATGAACATGTCGAACAAATTGAAGAAATAAATTATATGTTCACCAGCGGAAATATAACAGGCACAGAATGCAGATGTTATGTTGAACATGAGAATAAGTACATATCAGTCAAAGACGATTTGGTTAGTGAGGCACATGGTGTTTCTGGATTGAAAATGAAAAGAGCGGTTGATAAGAAATATTTTGATAATGATTTAGAAGAAATAATGTTAGAAGGTTTCAAATTTAAATGTCCATCAAACCCCTTTGAATATGTAACACAAGATGCAAGATATGGTAAAGATTCCGTTGATGGTAATCCAATTAGAAATGGAAAACCCGGCGGAGATGTTTTAAGGGATGATTGGTATGAATAAAGTAAAGATATATTTTCAAAATAGTGAGAACGCCTTAGGCCAACAGACTCCTGAACAATTTGAAAATAGCACAGACCATATGGCTTATGCTTTTTCAAAAAACTCAAAAGTTATAATGGTAACCAACGAGGATGAGGCTGACTATATCATCAGGCATCCAGATATAGGAATACAAAACGAGTCGCTTAATCCAGATAGGGAAATTATTATTGATTATTTTGATTCGGACGAACAACAAAGAAATGTTTTAGGGTGTGATACGAATTGTATAATGAGCCGTAATCCGCTGTTATATTTCAAAAGAAGTTGCGTTGACAAAAGCAAAAGCCCCTATGAATATAAAAAATATGATTCTCCATATATCCCACTTACTTATGCAATAAAGGATTCTTATCTTAACAATCCACCAGAGGACAGGAAGAGAGAAATTGATGTTAGTTGTTTCTTTAATCAACAAGACAACGGACACAATAGAAGTGTTATATCCAGATTTACACAACACTTTGCTCAAGAACATTCAGAATATAATGTCCATGCAGGAAGAGTTGGTGTAGGATATAGTTACGAGGGAGGAAAAGATTATTTCAATCAAATAAAGAATAGCAAAATAGTTGTTTCTTGTAATCCAGACGGTTGGGAAGGAGATTTCAGACTTTTTGAATCTTTGGCTGGAAAAGCTTTGGTTTTTGTGGACGATATGCTTGTGCCAAAAAGTAGAGGACTGAATCACAAAGAACATTTGATTTATTACAAAAACTTAGACGAATTAAATGAAATGCTTTTGTATTATTTAAAAAATGAAAATGAGGCCAAGAAAATTGCTCAACAAGGGTACGAAAACGCTAGAGAAAATTTCACTTATGATGCTCTTTGTGAAATGGTCTTAGAGGAGATAAAGAAAACTAATGAATCCAGATAAGAAAATAATAGGATATACTTGTGGTTCATTTGATATGTTCCATGTGGGACATTTAAATATATTAAGAAATGCAAAATCGATGTGTGACCATTTAATTGTGGCCGTTACGATAGATGATATAGTTTCACACAAAAAGGAAAAGTGTATTATACCATATGAGCATCGTGTTGAAATAGTTCGTAATATACGGTGTGTCGATACTGTTATTCCTCAGAATGAAATAGACAAAGTAAAGGCATACGAAAAAATTAAATATGATATATTATTTGTTGGGGATGATTGGTATGAATCATCCAAATGGATAGAGTATGAAAACACATTAAAAAATTATGGAGTAAAAATCATATATTTTCCATATTCGAAACAAACATCAACAACCGAAATTAGAAATAAACTTAAAAAATGAACACCAAGTATTACTACATTCATAATGTGTGTTATTGGCATGGTAACGATAGGCCCGAAAATCTATGGAAACATGCTGATAAAGTAAAATCAATTGATTTGACCGACAAGGAATATGACAAGAATCTTCTTGTTATTTCTTTGATGTGTGACGAAGATGAGATGATGTTGATGAAATCAGTGAATCAGATAATGGAAGTGCAAGATGATATACTGGATGTGGTAGTCTTTCCCCAACCCAATAGTGGTGGGACAGTGAAATCAATGTGGAATGTCTACAAACATTTGCTCCAAAAGAAATCCATAGTCAGTGAGTATTTTGGAACATGGGAAGATGATTTTGTGTTTGCAAAACCAACATACATCGATGACATAAAACATCATTTTGATGAAGGTTGTTTATTCGTTGGTTCAATGTGGCACGATGAATGGTTTAAAGCATCTCCTGAAAAGTTTAGAAAAATTGGGAAGAAGACTTTCCCTCTAGGCCGAAAACCCGACAGATGGGTGGAATATGAAACACCACGCAACAAAGAGACATGTCAGACGCAATTGCATCACAATTATTGGTGGTGTGAAGACCCGTATGTTATGAAATATGAAAATCTTGAGAAGATAGAATCCCTAATAGGTAAGTTTACGCTTGCGCCAGATGAAGAGAGGTACAGGCATGGCCGTCACGGAATCTTTTTTGGAGAAGTGGGATTCCCTACTAGGTTGCACCATGCGGGCGGAAATTTCTTCGGGGTTGATTTCGATGAAGCGTATGAATTTTTGAATGCAACGAGTGATGTTGCCCATAAGGATTACTATGGATATTGTTAAGAAGGAGAATATGTTATGAAAAAGAAAAAAGTAATAGTGACAGGCGGATGTGGATTCATTGGTCATCATGTGGTAGAACATTTACTAATAAATACGGATTGGGATATTGTCGTTATTGATAAACTAAGTTATGCTAGTATGGGATTAGAAAGACTTCGTTCTATTCCTGCACTGGACAATCCAAGACTTAAAGTATTCTGTAATGATGTTACATTACCGATGACAGAAGGATTGAGAAAAGAACTTGGTGATGTTGATGTTATTGTTCATATGGCTGCTGAGTCTCATGTTGACAATAGTATAAGTCAACCTAGAGAATTTTTCAGGAATAATATTGACGGCACAGTAGAGATGTTAGAGTATGCTAAATCCCTACCGAATCTTGAAATGTTTTTCTACTTTAGCACGGATGAAGTATATGGTTCTGCTCCAGATGATTTTGCGTTTGGTGAGTGGGATAGACACAAACCAACAAATCCTTATTCTGCAAGTAAGTCAGCCGCAGAACAGATTTGTGTTGCATACGAAAACACATATAAGATTCCTCTTATGAGTATTAATGTCATGAATGCCTTCGGTGAAAGACAACATGTAGAAAAGTACATTCCGCTTGTAATCAAAAAGGTTCTGAATGACGAAACAGTAATGATTCATTCATATCCAGATAAGAAAAGAGCAGGTAGTCGTTTCTATATTCATGCTCGTAATATTGCTGCCGCTGTTTTGTTCCTTCTTGAAAAGGGAGAAGTGGGAGAAAAGTACAATGTAGTTGGTGAGAAAGAAGTAGACAATTTAGAATTGGCAAAATTAATTGCTGATATAATTGGAAAACCTTTAAAATATGAAATGGTAGATTTTCATAGTGACCGTCCCGGCCATGATCTTAGATATAGTTTAAGTGGAGAGAAGATGAAATCTATGGGTTGGGAATTGCCTGTAAACTTTGAAGAATCTTTTCGTAATACTATACAATGGACTTTAGAACATCCTGAATGGTTGGAAACCTTATGATATCATTATTTAAAATTCACCACCCAAAAGGTATCGGTCAAAAAATTGAAGAAGTATTCGAAGGTGGATTTATTACTGAAGGAGAATATTCTGATAGATTTGAATCAGAGTTTCAAAAATTTATAGATTCTCAAACAGTTTTATTAACAAACAGCGGAACTTCTTCTTTATCTCTTGCGTATCATCTAGCAGATGTTCAGCCTGGCGATGAAGTAATATCATCTCCCATGACTTGTATGGCAACTAATGAACCTATAATTCATAGGGGTGCGAAGATTGTTTGGGCAGATATTGACCCAAGAACAGGAAACATTTGCCCCAAGGATGTTGCTAATAGAATCACCGATAAAACTAAAGCAATTGTTGGTGTTCATTGGGCAGGACAACCATTTGATGTTGACGCCTTAATGAATTTCGACAGAACCGTACAAGAAATGAATTATCCTGTATGGTATGATGAACACATTCCAGTAATTGAAGATGCTGCTCATGCTATAGGTGCAAAGTATAAAGGTAAACCTGTGGGAACTGTGGGCGACTATGGTTGTTTTTCGTTTCAGGCAATCAAGCACTTGACAACAGTAGATGGTGGTGCTTTGTATTGTAAAGATGAATCGCAATACGAAAGAGGAAAAAAATTAAGATGGTTTGGTCTTGATAGAAAATACCAAGGCCCAAAATGGGAACAAGATATCCTCGAATGTGGATATAAGTTTCACATGAATAATATAAATGCTGTCATCGGGTTAGAACAATTAAAATATATCGATGGCATTGTCCAAGCTCACAAAGGCAATTGCAAGTTCTATGATGAAAACATTTCAAACGACAAAGTAAGGATACTAGATAGACCCGAATGGGCAGAAACATCCTCATGGATATATTCTTTGTTGGTAGATGACATCGAAGAATTTAAGGCACATATGAATAAGTACGATATTGCCTGTGACTCCGTTCATGTAAGGAATGATACCTATTCTGTATTTAAAGAATTTGACCGATACTCGTTGTCGGGTGTAGATGAGTTCACCAAACACATGATAAATATTCCTGTTGGTTGGTGGTTGGCTGATAATGAAAAATATCATATAATAGAATCTATCAATAAATATTGAAAAATTCGTGACAAAGGAAACATTATAGTGAAATTTTTAGTAACAGGCGGTGCAGGATTTATCGGGTCGCATATTGTGGATGCCTTGATTGATGAAGGACATAAGGTTTTAGTCATCGATAACGAATCATCAGATTCTCATGAAGAATATTACAAAAATCCAAATGCAGAATATAAAAACTTGGACATTGCAAAATATAGATGGATAAAAAATTCATTCGAAAATATTGATGTTGTGTTTCACCTTGCTGCAGAATCAAAAATACAATCTACAATAGGAAATCCACAACTTGCAGTTCAAACCAATATATTAGGAACATGTAATATTCTTCAAGCCGCAAGAGAAAATGGAGTAAAGCGAATTATAATGTCATCAACTGCGGCCGCATATGGATTAAATAATATTCCAAACACAGAAGATATGCAGAATGATTGTTTGAACCCGTATGCAGTTACCAAGGTTGCAGGAGAAGAACTATGCAAAATGTATTCGTCCGTGTATGGACTTGAAACTGTAATATTTCGATACTTCAATGTATATGGAGCACGGCAACCTATCCGTGGCCCATATGTTCCAGTCATTGGAAAGTTTTTAGACCAAAAGAAAAACCATGAACCATTGACTATTGTTCCTGATGGCACACAACGAAGAGATTTTATTCATGTGTCAGATGTTGTTGAAGCAAACATGATTGCTGCATTTAAACAAGAAATTAAATCGGGAGAAATTATTAATGTTGGTACAGGAACATCTTATTCTATAAAGGAAATCGCTGATATGATTTCAGACAATCAACGACTTATCGAACCCCGCCCGACCGAAATAGAGAACAGTTTATCTGACATAAATAAAGCAAAGAATCTTTTATTATGGAAACCAAAAGTGGAATTAGAAGACTGGATTAACCAACAAAAGGAATTATTATGAGTACAATATGTTTATCAATGATAGTGAAAGATGAGTCCCATATCATCCATGAATGTTTAGAATCGGTTGCAGACCACATCGATTACTGGTGCATTTGTGATACAGGTTCAACCGACAACACCAAAGAAATCATTAAAGACTTCTTTGAAGAAAGGGGAATTCCTGGCGAACTTCTAGAACACGAATGGGTTAACTTCAGTCACAACAGAAGCCTAGCACTTGATGCTTGTAACGGCAAAACAGATTATATCTTTATGATTGATGCAGATGATAAGGTTGTTGGTGATTTAAAATGGCCAAATGACATGAATCAAGAAGGTTATGAAGTTAGATTAAAAAGAGGAAATCTTGAATGGTGGAGAATTCAAACATTCAAGAATGATGGAAGTTGGATGTATGAGGGTGTATTACACGAATTCCCTCGGCTCAAAGAAAACCGACCACCCCAACTACAAAAACTATTTGGAGATTGGACTGTAGAGGCCAGAACTTTGGGTGCAAGAAATGTGGGACAAACCCCCGTTGAAAAATACACAAAAGATGCTATCATGTTGGAAGAGGCCCTAAAGGAAGAACCCAATAATTCTAGATATCAGTTTTATTTGGCCCAGTCATATTTTGATTCACATCAATATGAGAAAGCAATTGAATCATATAAAAAGAGAGCAGCAATGGGCGGATGGGAAGAAGAGACATACTTTTCTCTTTATCGAATAGGATTGTGTACCATGTTGTTGGAAAAACCAATGGAAGAAGTTGTAATGGCCATGACAAATGCATGGAATTTCCGGCCAATTCGAGCAGAATCACTCCACGAATTGTCTAGATATCTTCGCATGAAAGAACAACCTAGACTTGCATATTTGTATGCAAAGATAGCTTCGAGTATTAAATTTCCTGAATGGGATATTTTGTTTGTAAATAAAGATGTTTACGACTTCATGGTTTTAGATGAACTTTCTGCTACAGCATTTTATGTTCATGAATTTGATGAAGGATTGCGACATACCAGAAAGTTATTGTCAATGAAACTCCCCGATGGATATGAGGAACGACTTCGTAAAAACTTAGAACAATATGAAGCAGCCAATAAACAACATAAAGAAAAAATGACTGCTATGAGGCAAAAAAGACAACAAGAAATGTCTTTATCCGTAGAACAAACCAAAAAGCCCAGAACTTTCAAAAAGAGAAAGAAAGTAAAACGATAAATAAGGTGGAGGAATAACTATGCCAGCAGGAAAGTATAACATCAATGCCGAACAGGGAACAAAGTGGACTCTCTACCTAGAATATCAAACATCGGGTGGAACTGCTATCGATTTAGCACCATATAATGCACAGATGCAAGTCCGTCCATCTGCCACTAGTTCAAATATTATTTTAAGTTTTGCAGGATGCACAGCATTTTCGAGCGTAACGGGTGGTGGTTCTACTGGATATTATGTATCAGGAACAACGGGTGTGGCCGCTACAGGCGGAATCGTACTTAATGCGGGTACTACTGGAGTGGTAGGAACCACTGGTGGAATTTATATTTCTGCCGATGCTGGAGCATTATCAAATGCACTATCTGGAGAACACAGATATGATTTGGAATTAATTAAAGATTTGGGTTCTGGAGTAGATGATATTACTAGATTGGTTGAGGGAGAATTTAAGATTCAATCGGAGATTACTAAATGAATAGAGTTGTGATTCATAATAAATTAGAACCTACTCTTTCGTTTGCTTCATCTGCAAATAGAGTTGTTATATACCATGATGAACCCATACTTACCGTGACGGGATCGAATCAGGTTTTGGTAAAAAACAAAACAACCAAAAAGGTAAAGATGTTGATTACAGACAAGCGAATAACTGTAAAACAGCGAGATGATAAAAAGAACTTAAAGGTGGTTAGATAATGGCAACAATTAGACTAAAAAGAGGAACAACAGCAGGATACATTCCTACTGGTTTGACATGGGGCGAACCCGCAGTAAATACTACAGATGGAATTTTGTTTTGTGGTAATACTTATGGTAATACCGTTGATCTTTCTGGCGTTCTGTCTTTCAATGGACTGACAGGACATATAACACACGACCAAATCGATGATGCACTCACCCTGAATGTTGTTGGTCTTTCTGCATCTAGTGGTATAACTGGAAACAGTACATTATATGTGGGTTCAACAGCAACATTTGGTGAAAATGTCAATGTCGATGGCACCATATACATGGCTGGTGGACTCCGCCACATTGGAGATACCAACACCAAAGTTGTTTTCACAAGTGGTACAATGACACTGAGTGCGGGCCCCATATTCATGGTAGGAACATCCGCTGGAGTTGATATTCCTCTTGGTCTTTCTGCTGCGGGAACAGCATCGTTCAATGGGCCTGTAGTAATGGGAATTACGGGAACTTCCTATCTACAATTCTCTAATGGAAATACACAGGGTAGGGCTTCGATTGAATATTTTTCTAGGCAAGGCGATGGTTCGCCGTTCTATTCCGGCCAGGGCTCGATTACTGACATCAAAGGCATTGATATATCATCCGATGACATCGCTATTGCAATGTTAAATGTCAACGCACCAGGCATTCCAAATAATACTGTAAGATATATTTTATCCTTAGGCTCTAATGTGCCAAAGTTGGATGAGATAAATACATTCACCAACGCAAGTGGAAATGTATTCACCACGCCCATAGGTTCTAACAGATATGCAGGACACTCAGCGGTTGAAGTATTACTGGCATCTCTCGACCACGCAGCCTCAACTTATATGGGCGTGACTGCTGGCAATATCAATTTCAAAGTCAGTGGTACAGAATATCTAACAATGGATTCGTCTGGTATATCTGCCGGCGGTGAAACATTTAATGTTGCACCAGTCGCAACATTCGGTGGTAATGTTGTAGCATCTGCTGGAATAACATTAGGAGCCGAAGGAATTACCTTTGCCGATGGTGTAGGAATACAAACAGGTTCGTCTGTTGTAGTTACTTCAGGCAATCAAACTATATCAGGAACTAAAACTTTCTCTTCTGTTCCTCAGTTATCCGCTGGACTTTCTGCTTCAGGAGCATCGCAGTTGTATGGTGGTGTAACATTTGGCAATGACATCTATATGGGCGGTAATTATCACATTCGAAATTCAGCCGGCGCATCTATTATGGACTTTGAGGGTGATAGAAACTTTAAAGTTGGCGATATTGATAGTGCCGGTAATGATTCCACAATATACATTCGGGATAGTCATTCATCTATTAATATGACAGCTGGTATGCAAATCGATTTAAATAGTCCCACTGTTTACATACCAGAGAACTTAACGCATAAAGGGGATGGCCACACTAAACTTACTTTTGGTGCTGATACAATCTCTTTGCTTGCGGGCGGAGTTACTGGACAGGCAATAACTACTACCGGCACGAACTTTGCCGACCTTCAAATAACTCGTCCAGAACTTAAAGATTATGCTGAAACTGTAAATGCTATCGGAACTATTACTGGTAATACTGCGATTGATTTCGAAAATGGTAATGTTCAGACCGTAACTGGAAACGGGGACTGTGAATTCACTTTCACCAATCCTCCCGCATCTGGTAAAGCAGGAACGGTTACACTCATTATTACAAACGGTGGTGCAAACACAACAACTTGGCATTCATCTGTGAAATGGCCAGGAGATAATGCTCCTGCACTTACAGCGTCTGGTACGGATATTGTATCATTTATGACAATCGATGCAGGAACTACAATTTACGGATTCGTTGGTGGAATCAACTTCTCATAGGAATCATAAACAATGACAAAAATAATTAATTTTCCAGAATCAGTTCCAGTTGGAACACAACACTCAGTCGGTGAACGCACTTGGGAATGGGACGGAACAGGATGGAAGTCCGTTGAAGTGCCGATTTCTGGCCCAGTTTTTACTAAGTCTTCGTCCGAACCTTCATCCCCATCGAGCGGAGATAAGTGGGAAGACACAAACACCGACATAACCTACACATATTTGGAAGAAGAAGGCGTTTGGGTAGAATTATAGTATGATAGGTGCAAGCAAAGCAACAACCACAAGAGAATTCCAGTTACTTAGTACCACTAGCATCACATCAACTGGCACACAAACTTATACTGTTCCCGCAGGTGTTCGATATCTTGAGATAGAGATGTATGGTGGCGGTGGTGCAGGTGGACACAGAGGAACTATCGGAAGTGGTAGAACTGCCGAAATAACCCCAGGCGCCGGCGGAGGCGGCGGTGCATATGTGTTATACCGTTATTATGGTGTCACCGCTGCGGGGAACGCACCAGACCTACGAGTATCAGATACTATAAATTTTGATATCGGTGAAGGTGGAGCAGTTACGAGCGGAAACGGCGAGAATGCCGGAAGAGGCGAAACTGGTGGTGACACAACTCTTACCATCCACGGCAGAGGTCTTGGACAAATGTATACATTCACAAATGTATATGCCGGCGGTGGTCAAGGTGGAGAAGGTGGCCAAACGGATGGTGAAACTGATGATTATTCTACTGGTGGTCTTGGCGGCATTGCAGGATCAAACTCAGATATAATAACTGGTAACACCGGCAACAATGGTGGCCGAAGTCATAATGATGTCCAAGGTGGCGATGGTGGTGATGGTGCAGACCCAGACGGTGGTGCCGGCGGCGATGGCGGTAATGCGGGCCAAATTGATGGAGATGCGGGAACCGCACCAGGCGGTGGCGGCGGTGGTGCAAAAGGAGTAAATACTGGTGATGGTGGAATTGGCGCAGATGGAAGAGTTATTGTAAAGGCATATGGGTGAAATTAACATTTGATATTCTAGAAGCAGTAAGTGATAATTTCGAAATAAAAAAAGCTACTACAGATATTATTGCAAACACAAAAGAACCACTCGACACATATACAATTTTGTACCACAATGATTTACCCATAATGCAAGATACAACAAAGGAATATCGTGAGCATCAATTATTGTGGGACAATGCAACAGGTGATGTTCTAATTGGTGGACTGGGCATTGGGTTTGTAAATCAAAAACTTATAGACAACCCCGATGTTACATCAGTTACCATAGTTGAAAAACACCAAGAAGTGATTGACCTAGTATGGCCGCATTGTCCTAAAGATGATACATTCACCTTAATTCATGCAGATATTGATACATGGCAACCAACACAAAAATTTGATTGTATATGGTTGGATACATGGATTGATAATGACCAAGGAACATACGAAAATTATTATGAAGAACAGGTGAAAAAGTACGAAACATATTGTAATTGGATTGGTGTATGGGAACATGAGTGAGTAGAAAATTATGAAATTAGATTATGTAAAACTTCGTGACAATGTACAAGACCTAGAATTCGCAACAAACCATTCGGCTTGTTTTGATATTCGGTCGAACTTTACCCCCGAAATCGAGGGGTACAGTCCACATAACTTAAAAAAGATATTTACTCCCGAAGAACGGGACGATGGTTCTATGGGCATTTTACTAATGCCGGGAGAAAGACTAAAAGTTCCAACAGGAATAGTATTCAATATTCCTGTGGGACATTCAATTCGCATACACCCTCGGTCTGGTCTTGCATGGAAACATGGATTACGATTAGCAAACGGTGAAGGGGTGATTGATGCTGACTACCACCATGAGGTATTTGTGTTACTTCATAACGCTTCATATGGTAATGTTTGGGCGTGTGATGATGTGCGAATTTGTCAAGGAGAACTAATAAAAAGTCTTGACTATACATTAAACATAGAGTATAATATACAAAACATCGAGTCTGTTCGTACAGGTGGATTTGGTAGCACGGGAACGAAATAATGGCAAAACGAAAACCCAAACCGTGGGGCATTTGGGTAACATCCAGTAAACAATGGATGACAACAGATGGCGGTAAAAGAAAAGCAAGATACGAATTGAAAAGAGATGCCGCAAAAGAAGCAAACGACTTCAATACAATGTGGCGTGGTAGAAAACATATTTATGAAGCAAGGAGAATTAAGTGAATCGTGAAGAACTATTTAAACATCATAAGGCCCTCTGTAAAGAGGCACTTGAAATTATGGAAAAGAAAAATCATGACTATGCGGGGAAAGATGGCGGTTCACCATTTGCTAATTTCACTAGGTCGGAAGATATGGGAATCTGTACCACAGAACAAGGATTCTTGGTGCGACTCTGCGACAAACTTTCCCGCCTATCCACTTTCGCAACTGCGGGAGAACTAAGAGTCGAAAACGAAGGATATCATGACGCCATTTTAGATATAATCAATTATTGTATCTTGTTTGATGGGTTTGTTTCTAGTAAAGATAATTCGCCGGCTGACTGATACAACATATGTCTAATTTCTATACCAACATTTCTCGGCGAGGAAATAAAATTCTTTGTCGGGCCGTTTGCGATGGTAAACGCAAAAAGTTTGAGGTTGATTTTCAACCCACCCTATTTGTTCCGAAGAAAAGACCATCACCGAATGACTGGAAAACTCTAGACGGGAAATCGGTAGAACCAATAACGCCCGGCACAATGTCGGACTCCCGTGAGTTTATCGAAAAATACAAATCCGTTAATGGGTTTGAAATTTTTGGTAATACAGATTACATCTATCAATTTATTGGTGAACTCCATCCCGATGAAGTTACCTATGATATGGATAAAATTCATATCGCATATATTGATATCGAAACTACATGTGATAATGGTTTCCCTCAAGTTGAAGATGCCATAGAACAAATAAATGCAATAACACTGATTGTTGGTGGCACCAAGTATGTGTATGGGTTGGGAGAATTTACTCTTCCCGATGAACCAAATCTAATTTGGAAATCATTCGATGATGAGGAACTTCTTCTTGGAGAATTTATCCAAACATGGAGTGAAATCGCCCCCGATGTTATTACAGGTTGGAATGTAAAGTTCTTTGATATTCCATATATCGTAAATCGGTGCAAGAAACTTCTTGGTGATGATATCACAAACAAACTATCCCCTTGGGGCAGAGTTATAAAAAGAACAGTACACAAGATGAATCGAGAACTTCCCGTTTATATTTTGGAAGGCATTTCAACTTTAGATTATCTCGACCTCTATCAAAAATTTACTTATGTAAATCAAGAATCATATCGTCTTGACCATATCGCTTTTGTTGAATTAGGAGAACGAAAGTTGTCCTATGAAGAATTCGATAGTATGTCAGAATTTTATAAACAGGATTTTCAAAAGTTCATTGAATACAACATCAAAGATACTGAACTAATTCAAAAGTTGGAAGACAAACTTAAACTCATTGAACTTGCACTTGCTATGGCATATTCAGCGAAAGTAAATATTCCAGATGTATTTTCTCAAGTTAAAACTTGGGATCAAATTATCTACCATTATCTCAGTTCAAAGAAAATTGTAATTCCCATGAAGTCACATGGTCATAAAGATTCTAAGTATGCAGGCGCATATGTGAAAGACCCGATTGTTGGTATGCACGATTGGGTTGTATCTCTTGACTTGAATAGTTTGTATCCTCATTTAATCATGCAATACAACATTAGTCCCGAAACTAAGATTGACCAGATGCAAGATTATATGATTACACCCAATGGCGTTCTTGGTGAACAGTCTGACCATTTTACGGATGCACTTAAAACGCATACAGACAAAAATTACTCGGTCGCTGCAAATGGAACTTGTTACACCAGAGAACATCAGGGGTTTCTTCCTGCACTCATGGAGAAGATGTACAAAGAGCGAAAGATGTTCAAGAAGAAAATGATTGAATGTCAAAAAGAAAGACAATCCATTTTAAAATCTGGCGCCCTTGGTGGTGATGTTTCGAAGTTACTCGCTGAAAAAGATTATGAAATTGCAAAGTACCACAATTTCCAACAGGTTCGAAAGATTCAGTTGAACTCAGCGTATGGTGCAATTGGTAATGAATGGTTTCGTTATTATGATGTTGACATGGCAGAAGCAATTACTTTGTCGGGTCAGTTGAGTATCCGTTGGATTGCAGATAAACTAAATGAATTTTTAAATAAAACAATTGGTACGGAGGATTATGATTATGTTGTCGCATCTGATACAGATAGTGTTTATCTGCGTCTTGGGAATCTTGTGGATAAAGTTTGTCCCTCTTCATCGAAGTCGAAGGTGGTGGACTTCCTAAACAAATCAACAGAAGAAATTATCTTACCCTTCATCAAAAAGGAATATGACAAACTTGCAAAGTTGATGAATGCATATGAAAATAAGATGGTGATGGACAGAGAGTGTATTGCAGACAAAGGCCTCTGGACAGCGAAGAAACGATATGCCCTAAATGTGTATGATACCGAAGGTGTTAGGTATTCAAAACCAAAACCCAAAATTATGGGAATTGAAACTACTCGTTCATCTACTCCACAAGCAGTACGAGACAAGTTAAAAGAATCCATTAGATTAATTCTACAAACCGATAAAGAAACTGTTATCAATTACATTGAAAATTTTCGAGATGAGTTTATGAAACTGCCTCCAGAAGATATTGCTTTTCCAAGAGGGGTTAATGGATTAAGTCGATATAAAGATAACACCACAATTTATAAAAAGTCAACTCCAATTGCGGTCAAGGGGGCATTACTCTTTAATCACTGGACTAAAGAAAAAGGAGTGCAACGAAAATATCAAAGAATTATGGAAGGTGATAAAATAAAATTCTTGTATCTAAAGATTCCAAATCCGATTCATGATAAAGTCATTTCTTTCTCTAATTCATTACCGAAAGAATTAAACTTAACAGGGTTTGTACATTACGATGAACAGTTTACCAAATCATTTATCGACCCTATAAAAAATATCCTCGATGCAATTGGATGGTCACATGAAAGACGAACCACACTAGAGGGATTGTTCTCATGAGTAAGAGAGGAAACTGGGGAAAATCTCTATGTGATGTTCGTGGAATGAATGGAACTGTCCTTGGTAAACGGGGAAGGAAAAAGCAAATTGCTGAACTTTCCATCACCGATGCCGAGAAGACAGAATGGAAGAAGATGGGATGGGAGGAAAAACCACCCAAAAAGAAAAAGAAGAAAACTAAACGAAAAAAGAAGAAAATCACAATAGAAGAAAGATGGAGCAAAAACCTTAGTGGAAGTTTAACGGGCGCAATTGGAACTGCCAAACACATGGCATCATTTACACCAGAACACATTAAGTTAGTAGAGGAAATCTATTCTATAATTAAAAGAGATGACGAATAAACTGAACAAACACGACTGTGAGATGCAACTATGTAACTTCTCAGATATACGACATATCTTTGAAGACTTTCATTACAAGAAAGGTCACATGGGTGGTGGCATTAGTGTTTGTTTTGCAATGCTTATCGATGGTAAATTGGTAGGTGGAAGTGTTCTTGGAAAACCACGACACGAAAGCAAATACAACAATTGTATTGACATCAGAAGGATGGCATGTTTAGACGAAGCACCACACAACAGCGAGAGTTGGTTTCTAGGAAGTATAATAAAATATCTGGTGACCAATACTAATTATGACAGTGTATTGTCTTACTCGGATTTAACTCAAGGACATATCGGTACAATTTACAAAGCAACAAATTTTACTGAATCGGGTAAGACATCTCCAACGAAATATGTTGAATGGAGGGGGAAGACATACCACATGCGGTCATTGACAATCGATAGACCATATTCGTATGAGATGAGAGAAGATGTTAAACAGGGCAAAGCAATTATTAAAACAGGAGAACCAAAAATCATATGGTTGTACGATTTGACAAAAAGAAGAAAGGGCACAAAACCCAAAATGTGTTTGAAGACATATGGGGTATCTTCGTTAGAAGGATTTTTAGAATGAATTTAGATAAAAAAGAATTAAAGTTTTTGATTTCATTCTTAGATAGGACGATAGGATATCACAAACCAAAAATTAAAAAGATGATGTTGTCTAAGACAACAAAACAAGAACATGTAGAAAAAATAGTTGACGAAGTTGAAAAACTTGGTATAATAAGAACTAAATTACATAAAATTATGGAGGATTCATAAATATGAGTGAACTGTTATCAAAAATGATTTCCGCATCAGGAAATGAATACGCATCATCAATCGATGAAGGACTGGAAGGAGCAGATGTACATGCCTTTTGCGACACTGGAAGTTTTAGTTTTAATGCTTTGCTTTCTGGTAGCCTCTACGGTGGTATACCAGACAATAAGATTATTGCACTTGCTGGGGAAAGCGCTACGGGCAAAACCTATTTTAGTCTCGGCATTGTTAATAAGTTTCTTGCTGACAATGATAATGGCGTTGTCCTTTATTTTGACAGCGAACAGGCAGTAACATCGGATATGTTTATTGAACGGGGCATTGATCCCGGCCGTGTTGCAGTATTTCCTGTTGCAACGGTTGAAGATTTTCGACATCAAGCAATTCAAATTGTTGACAACTATAGAGAACTAAAGAAAGCCGATAAGAAACCAATGCTTATTGTTTTGGATTCTCTTGGTATGCTCTCTACAACAAAGGAAATGGAAGATACTGCTGCCGGAAAAGGAACCCGTGATATGACACGGGCCCAAATGATTAAGGCAACATTTCGTGTGTTGACCCTAAAATTAGGACAGGCAGGCATTCCAATGATTATGACCAACCATACCTATGATGTGGTAGGTTCTATGTTTCCAACAAAAACTATGGGAGGTGGTTCTGGACTAAAATATGCAGCCAGTACAATTGTTTACCTCTCAAAGAAAAAGGTGAAGGATGGTACTGATGTTATTGGTAATATCATTCACTGTAAGTTGTTCAAGGGGAGATTGACCAAAGAGAATTCAATGGTTGATGTTCTATTGGATTACAAAGAAGGATTACACCCATACTATGGCCTAGTTGAACTAGGAGTTAAGTATGGAATTTTTAAGAAGGTTTCAACACGAATTGAACTTCCAAATGGAACTAAATTATACGAAAAGAGTCTGTATAAGGATGCAGACAAATATTTTACTGATGATATTATGAAATCATTAGAAATTGCAGCAGCAAAGGAATTTAAATATGGCAACAGCAACAACGAAAGTAAAGACACCGAAGAAGACGAAAATCCCAAAGAGGGGGTATAAGATTCTATGGCTTGATGAATCTGGCCTTTTCGTCAAGGTAGAAGAAAAGGGAATCCAAAAAGGATTAATCATTCGATACACCAATGTTGAATTTGGAACCGTGGATGAAGAAACTGGCAACATTCCTGTATCTTTTACGGCTGATATTCTAGACAACCCAAAGAATGTTGATTTCGAAGCAAAAGACGAAGAAGGTAACACCAAAGACGAATACTTAGGAAATTTGGTCACATGTGTTGTTCTAGACAGTATCGCAAATGAGGATGGGTTAATTCAAGCCGCAGGAAGTACAGATGGAACGGATAGAAATACTGATTCTGAGTAATCTTGTTCTCAACGAACAATTCACTCGGAAAACATTGCCTTTTGTAGAGAAGGAATACTTTCAAGAACGATCTGAACAGATTGTTTTTGAAATAATAGACCAATACTTTACAAAATATAATGACTCTCCTACCAGAGAGGCACTAATTATTATATTGGACGAAAAGAAACTCGCAGGGCCAGATGTTGAGGCCTGTCACGAAGTTATCAACGAAATCTTTGAACCCCATGAACAAAATAATATAGAATGGTTGGTAGATGAATGTGAAAAATTCTGTAAAGACAAATCTATCTACAATGCTATTTTGGAATCTATTCAAATCATTGATGGGAAGTCTAAAGAAAAGGATAACAATTCTCTTCCTAAATTACTATCCGATGCACTTGCGGTTTCTTTTGATACAAATATCGGGCACGATTATTTAAAAGATGCTGAAGATAGATATGATTTTTATCATCAGAAACAGATTAAGATTCCGTTTGATTTGGAATACATGAATAGAATTACCAATGGCGGAATTGGGCCCAAAACTTTAAATGTAGTTATGGCTGGAACGGGTGTAGGTAAATCTTTGTTTATGTGTCATCATGCATCTAATTGTTTGGTTCAAGGTAAAAATGTTTTATACATCACATGCGAAATGGCCGAAGAACGAATAGCCGAACGAATAGATGCCAATCTTATGGACATTTCAATGGATGATATGAAAGAGTTGTCTAAAAAGGTCTATGCTCGTAAACTGTATGACGCTACCAAAAACATTCAGGGTGGATTATTAATCAAAGAATATCCAACAGCAACAGCAAATGTAAATCATATTAGACATCTTCTTGAAGAAATCAAAATCAAAAAGAGTTTTATTCCCGATATCATTTTTGTTGATTACTTGAATATTTGTGCATCCGTCAGATATAAACAGGGCAATACAATTAATTCGTATACTCTTATTAAAGCAATAGCAGAAGAATTGCGGGGACTAGCCGTTGAAAATAATATCCCAATCTTCACGGCCACCCAAACCAATCGACAAGGATTTTCTAGTACAGATGTTGGACTAGAGGACACATCAGAATCTTTTGGACTTCCTGCAACTGCCGATTTTATGTTTGCATTAATTGCCACAGAAGAATTGGACGAAAATAATCAGGTACTAATAAAACAATTAAAGAATCGGTATAACGACTTAGCAACAAATAGAAAGTTTGTATTAGGTATCGATCGTTCTAAAATGAAATTATATGAAGTTGATGAATCAGACCAGCCGGGGCTTCTTCAGTCGGGTGTACAAGAAATTATCAACGAAACATTCACAGATAAATTTAAAAAAACAGAATCTAATCTTAATGCGTGGAGTATCTAATGTCTATTTACATAGATAAGACTTTTATAAATCGTATATCATCGCAATTAAGAAATTTTAAATGGAAGAAAGACACACTAGCAAATTGTTCTTGTCCAATATGCGGTGATTCAACAAAGATTAAAACAAAGGCAAGAGGATATTTTTATGTAAAGGGAAACGATTTCTTCTATAAGTGTCACAACTGTAACCACGGAAGTAATGTATACAATTTTTTAAAGCAAGTACAACCCTCGCTCTGTAAAGAATACAGTCTTGAAAATTATCGTGGTGGGGAAAAGTCACCAATCCCAAAGAAATCAAAGGAAGATATGTTTAAGTTCGCAAGTAAAAAACCAGAATTCAAAAAGAAGGATGTAGTCTTAAATACTATAGAATGTATCAAGGACTTACCCAAAGACCATGTTGCTGTCAAGTTTGCAAATATACGCAAGATTCCAAAACAACATTGGGGATTGTTATATTATGCTGAAGATTTTGGCTCTTTTGCCAAAGAACTTGACCCATCGATTTTATCGATGGGCGAGGAAGAACGATTAGTAATTCCGTTCTTTAATAGTCATGGTGATGTGGTGGGGTGTCAAGGCCGTTCATTAATTATGCAAGATGAAATTAATGCAAGAGAAACACTTAAGTACATTACTGTTAAATACGATAAGAGCATTGACCGACTCTGGTATGGTTTGTGGAGAGTAAATCCAAATAAACGAGTATATGTTGTAGAAGGGCCACTAGATAGTTTGTTTTTACAAAACGCTACAGCAATGGTTGGTGCAGGAGCATTGAAGGAAATCCCCGAACGATTTGAAGATACGCCCATGACATACATCCTTGACAACGAACCACGCAACAGACAGATTTGTGCATACATAGAAAAGTTAATTGAGTTGGGTAGAGAGGTTTGCATTTGGCCTGACCACATTACAGAAAAAGACATTAATGACATGGCGTATAGAATGTCAACTAGAGAAATTCAAAAAGTTATTGATAATAATACATTTAGTGGATTGGAAGCAACTCTTCGTTTCCGTGATTGGAGAAAGATATGAATGAAAATTTGCGTAGATTAGAATATGTTTGGTTAGATGGTTATAAGACTCCGAACCTTAGAAGTAAAGTTAAATACATTGAACTTCCGTGTGTAGATTTAGACACGGTTCCAGAATGGGGATTTGATGGTTCGTCTACAATGCAAGCGGATGGAGACAATAGTGATTGTGTTCTAAAACCCGTTAAAATTTATGGAGAGAACATTGTTCTGTGTGAGGTTATGAATCCAGATGGAACCCCACACGAATCAAATACCCGTGCGAAACTTCGCAAACTTGCAGAAGAATATAAAAATTCTGAAATGTGGTTTGGTATAGAACAAGAATATGTTTTTATGAATCCCGAAACAAAAAGACCATTTGGTTGGCCTGAAACTGGATTCCCCGACCCACAAGGTAGATATTATTGTGGTGTTGGTGGGGATGTTGTTCGTCTTCGTGGTATTGTGGAAGAACATGCAATGATGTGTCTAAGTTTAGGAATTCCTATATGTGGAACAAATGCAGAAGTAATGCTTTCACAATGGGAGTATCAAATAGGAACGGCTGGCCCCGTTGATGTCTGTGATGACATTTGGATTGCACGACACATATTAGAGATGATTTCTGAACGAGCAGGTGTCTGTGTAAGTCTTGACCCAAAACCGATTCAAGGTGATTGGAATGGTTCTGGCGCACATATTAATTTTTCAACTGCAAGACTCAGAGAAGAAGGCGGGAAACAATATATTACACATATTATTAAAAAGCTAATGGATTCACACGAAGAACATATTGATGAATATGGTCGGGGGAATGAACAAAGACTCACAGGAGAACACGAAACACAACACATTGATGTTTTCTCTTCTGGAGATTCAGATAGAGGTGCTTCGATTCGCATTCCTCCTGTCACTGCTCAAACATACAAGGGATATCTCGAAGACCGAAGGCCTGCGGCCAACATGAATCCATATTGTGCAGTTTCAAAACTAATGGAAACTGTATGTAAGGCTACAACAATGGTGGTGTGTTAATTGAACAAAAAAGAAATTAAAAAAACATTTGAGAGTTTATTGCAATACGGTTGGATGTGGGGCCGGCCCAAACATATAAAAGATTGGGACTTGCTTCACAAATTCTATAAAGAAGAATTGAATAACGGCAAAGACTTTAAACCAGACGAATCGAATAAGGCAAATGCATATGAAAATTGATTGGTTGGGCAAATTACTATTATGGTGGAATCGGAGAAAGAAGAGATGAAAGTATTAGATGCCGGACATGTAGAACTTGTTGACCATATGGGAAGTGATTTGACTGTAGCGAATGCTGCAAGAGTCTCTTTTGATAACGAAAGTAAATGGGGACATATTGACGGACATGGCCACGGTGTATTGTCCGAAAGAGATATAAAACTTATTCGTTATCTTGCAAAGCACAATCACTGGACACCATTTGCACATCCACAAATTACTCTACGAATCAAAGCACCAGTTTCAATCCGAACACAATGTTTTAAACACAAACAGGGATTTGTAGAAAATGAAGTTAGTAGAAGATATGTGGACAACCCACCAGAGTTTTACCATCCAAAATGGAGACATAAACCAGACGGTAATGCCAAACAAGGCAGTGATGGTTGGTTAGAATGTGTTGATGGTGGTGGAGAAACTTCTGGGGGATTTGCAACGCACCCTCTTTATGAATCATACAAACATTTGATGAATAATGCACTAAGAACATATGAAGAATTGCTTACATCGAATGTTGCACCAGAACAAGCACGGTTCTGTTTACCACAAGGAATGTATACGGAATGGTATTGGACGGGTTCGCTGGCCGCATATGCAAGATTTTACAAACAACGAATTGATGATCATGCACAATGGGAAATTCGGCAATATGCTGAAGCAGTTGGAAAAATCATTCAACCATTGTTTCCTGTTTCGTGGACTCAATTAACTGAAGAACCTAAATAATAGTAACCACATTATTTTGGAGTAATTACAATGTTGCGATTTACAGATTACAATGAACCCCCAACACAATACGATGATTGGGGCCCAAACTCAGACAATCAAAACCTCATCTCCGAGGCAGGTCTTTCCCGACTCATGCGTAAGTATGAATCAGGGGGAGACTTTGCGATCATTACGGCATACCGAGGCAACTATAGTAAGAAACAAAATATTCAACGAAATAGAAATCTCCGTGGGGAATTGAACAATAATAAGTTAGGCCCATATCAACTTGTTGGTCATTGGCAAGAGTGTGAATTAGAAGATGTCCCATACGAATCTTGTCCAGCAGACAAACTTAAAGATGTTGTTGAACGGTCATATTTTGTTCCAAAGAGAGAAGACATGGACAGTTCTGAGTTTGAAGATATTATCAAAAATCTGTGTAAGAAATTCCAGCAAGATGGAGCAGTCATAGGTCAAAAAGGTAATATCCAAATTATAGAACCCAGCGGAACTAAATTTAAAATTGGGGCTGGAGTTTCATTAGGAAAGATAGCGCAAGGTTATAGTCAACATGTTAAGAAGATGAATGTTCCATTCACATTTGAAGGTGTTGAGGTGCCAGGTTCTAGTATAGGTAATCGAGTGATGAAATCACATGGTATTCTATTTCCTATTCTTAATGAAGAAGAAACTAAGTCACTAAAATCTTGGGAAGATATTTTAAATGGTTGATAGGTTTCAAAGGTTTGATGGTAATGCGAATTTATTCTCTAATGTACACGAATACGGAGATGAGTTTGTTCTATTAAGAACTCTTGATGATTATTCTGCATCATCAACCTTTATCTTCACAGAAGATGTTACAAATATTCATAAGACTATTCAAATAGGAACTGGAAACAATTCTATTGTATTGATGGATTCCTATGGTATGGATGTCAAATTGACAGGTGATTCCGATCAAATTAATTCATATTTTGATTCTGTATCAGCGAAACCTATAGTTGAAGAAACAGCAAAAGAAGAAGCAAACAATATTATTGAATATGTTACAGGGCCAGCTGGGCCGGCTGGGATCAAAGGTGATCAAGGTTATGCAGGGGCAGATGGTATAGATGGTCGAGATGGAGATATTGGGCCACAAGGTTTGCAAGGTGAGTCGGGTAAAGACGGCCAAGATGGGGCAGATGGTAAAGATGGAATCAATGGCCGAGATGGACTCGATGGTGCAACAGGAATTCAGGGCGAACAAGGCCCTCAAGGAATACGAGGAACTCAAGGCGAACAAGGTCTTCAAGGTGAACAGGGTCTTCAGGGGCCTCAAGGTGAACAGGGTACTCACGGTCGCCAAGGAATACAAGGCCCACAAGGCCCACAGGGTGAACAGGGACTTGCGGGCAAAGATGGTCAAGATGGTAAAGACGGACTTGCTGGTAGAGATGGAGTCAATGGTGTGGATGGTCGAGACGGCCAAGACGGTGTTGGTGGTCTTCAAGGCGAACAAGGCCCAATCGGACTTCAAGGTGAACAAGGACTTCAAGGTGATACAGGGGACTCAGGCATCGCCACAGCAACTTATCCCCTACAAATTAAAGAAGATGGAATTCTATCCCTCGATAAAAAATTCATAGAACAACTTTCTAAAGCCGGTGGCGCTGGCAAAATTACCATGCAGGGTGGGGGTGGTAACCTTACTGCTGTTATGGCAGACGGAACTACGATAAACAAAGATGCAAGGCACATAAACTTTACGGGTGCTGGTGTTTCAGTGACTAAAGGCAACCGAGGCAAAGTTGATATTAATATTCCCGGCGGAGATGCCGATGGTGGATTTACTGCGGGCCTTTATTCTGGTGATCCGATTGAACTATCCCAAGTCTTTTTTAATACTGATGTCGGCGAGTTTAATATACAAGAAGGCGCAGCAATTGATATAAGCATGACTAGTCCAAGCTCCGGCGTCAAGTACACGATAACGGTGCAGAAGGAAACCCGTGATGCAATTGCAGCAAACACCTCGTCTATATCCGGCCTTGCTGAAGACGGAGATACTGTTGTCGATGGCGGCGAACTTTAGAAATTAACAAAGGATATATCATGAATAATAATGATTTACCAACAGAGTACCAGAATTTTATACACCTTAGCCGATATTCCAGATGGATAGAAGAAGAGGGTCGCAGAGAAACTTGGAACGAAACCGTATCAAGATATTTTGATTTCTTCGAAGAACATCTAAAAGAAAATAACAACTACAAAGTAACAAAGAATGACCGCAAGGAACTTGAAGAAGCAATCCTTAATCAATCGGTAATGCCTTCTATGCGCTCTCTTATGACAGCAGGTGATGCACTCAAACGAGATAATGTTGCAGGATACAACTGTGCGTATTGTACTGCTGGTAGGGTACGGTCGTTTGATGAAATAGTTTATATTTTAATGTGTGGAACAGGAATGGGGTTTAGTGTAGAACGAGGATTCCTCGACAAACTCCCAACAATTTCTGAAGACTTTGAAAAATCAGACACAACCATAGTTGTTCAAGACAGCAAAATTGGTTGGGCAAAAGCATACAAAGAACTAACATCGCTTTTAATTGGTGGTCAAGTTCCAAAATGGGACTTGTCAAAAATTAGAGAAGCAGGTTCAAGACTAAAAACATTTGGTGGACGAGCTTCGGGCCCAGGCCCCCTTGAAGATTTATTCAACTTCACCACAAACATGTATCAAAATGCAAGAGGAAGAAAACTAACATCAATTGAAAGCCATGATATTATTTGTAAGATTGCAGAGATTGTAGTTGTTGGTGGTGTTCGTAGGTCTGCATTAATTTCTTTATCCTCATTGACGGATGAACGAATGCGTGGTGCAAAAACAGGACAGTGGTGGTATGAGAACGGACAACGAGCATTAGCAAACAACTCTGTTGCATATAAATGTAAACCAGAGATGGGAACATTTATGGAAGAATGGTTGTCGTTGTATAAATCTAAATCTGGAGAACGAGGAATCTATAATAGAGAAGCCGCACAGAAAACGGTTGAGAAACTCGGAGAACGCAGAGATGCGAATCACGACTTCGGAGTTAATCCGTGTTCAGAAATTATTTTGCGTGACAGACAGTTTTGTAATTTGTCTGAGGTGGTAATCAGAAAAGAAGATACAATCGAAACACTCAAAGAGAAGGTGCGACTAGCAACAATTCTTGGAACTTGGCAATGCACGCTAACAAATTTCCGATACTTGTCGAGTGAATGGAAAAAGAACTGTGAAGAAGAAAGATTACTTGGTGTTTCTTTGACAGGTATTATGGACAACGACTTAACAAATGGTAACAAAGGTGAAAAGAAACTGATTGAGTCACTAGAAGAACTTCGTCAGGTTGCAATTGATACAAATAAAGTATGGGCAAAGAAATTCAAAATCAACGAATCGGCTGCCATTACTTGTGTTAAACCATCGGGTACTGTCAGCCAATTAGTTGATGCATCATCTGGTATTCATACCCGACATGCAGAGCATTATATTCGTACTGTTCGTGCAGATATTAAAGACCCATTGTGTCAATTCATGCAACAGAAAGGGTTTCCTTGTGAACCAGATGTAACCAAACCAGAACACACAATGGTATTTTCTTTCCCTATAAAATCGCCAGAGTCTTCAATTTTCCGCAATGACAAAACGGCTATTGAACAATTGGAACATTGGTTAATTTATCAACGACATTGGTGTGAACATAAACCATCTGTGACAATTTCTGTACGAGAAGATGAATGGTTTGCGGTTGGTGCGTGGGTGTATAAATACTTTGATGAAGTGAGTGGTGTTTCGTTCTTGCCACACAGTGAACATATTTATAGACAAGCACCATACCAAGAGTGTACATCCAAGGAATATAAATCACTCCTTAAAAAAATGCCCAAGGAAATCGATTGGAGTGAATTAAGTGATACAGAACAAGAAGATAACACAACAGGAATGCAAGAACTTGCGTGTAGCGCTGGGTCATGTGAACTAGTAGATATTATAAATTGATAAAATAGAAAACTATTTTATTATCCTCCCGAATCGGTCGTTCTTTTATGTGCGGCCGTTTCTTTTTTACAAATTGTTGATTTTCTGTATTTTCTCCATACATATTAATGGAGGATAATAAAATGTGCAGGTACTTAATCCTGTTTGTAATGCTTGCCATGACTGCCTGCGTTAATACACCAACTGTAAGTAGTCCGGCATTTATATCTGAACCAGAAGAAAGTCTCTCAGTAACAGGATTTGTAAATACTGATCCTACCAATGACCCATGGCCACAAGTTGGGGTTTTACTGGATGAAGATATGCAGACCTCATGTACTGCGACACTGGTTGCACCAAATATTGTTTTAACTGCCCACCATTGCATCATTGATGAACATGATTATTATTTTGAATTGTTTGATGGAAGGTTGTATAAAATACAAGAAATTATTAAATATCCAGAAAACATATTTGATATAATACACAACGATTGTGCTCTTTTGGTTTTAGAAGAATCAATTTACGATATCGACCCATTGAATATCGCATCAGAAAATTTTATGACTAAAGGATATCCAATAGAGGTTGTAGGATATGGTGGTGGATGGAAGAAACACAGCATCCCAGGCGAGTTTTGGTATTATGGTGTTTTGGTTGGAGAGGAATCATATTTTAAAACAATACCATTTAAATCTACCATATGGTTTGGCGATTCTGGTGGCCCAGCAATTGCTGTTTTAAATGATAGTAAATATATTGTTGGCGTCATTGCCAGCTTTACATTTAGTAACGGTGTCATAATAGAAAATTCATTTTCTAGAGTTGACAAAATATACGATTGGTTGAATTCTAATATCACGGACAAATCGGTCTGTGAGGAAGAGGTTATTGATGAACGACAAGTGGAAAGAGTGGTTGGATAATAAGATATACTTGATTTCAACGCCTGTTGGTGCTGGTGTGGGTATATTATCTTTTGCTGTAGGAATATTAATAGGAAGATTAATTTTATTATCATTATGATGAAAAAGAGAATAGATAGATTGTTAAAATTATTACGGATGGATGGAAATGTCACAGAGCGTATTGGAACTGCTGTTATTATTATCATTGGTTTTCTTATCGGATTGCATGTCGGACGGCTCCTCCTCCAAGTAATATAAATAGTACTAGGAGATTATATCATGAACATTGCCGGAATAGATTATAGTTTAAGAAGCCCTGCTATTTGTTGTTTGCATGGTAAGAAATGGGAGTGGAGAAATTTATCCTTTTATTTTCTCACAGACCAAAATTCAAAAGCTAAAACCTTTATTCACAACATTCATGGTGAGAGATTGTGTTCGTGGAATCACGATGCAGAACGATATTGTTCTATTGCCGATTGGGCCCAAGAAAAGGTTCTGGGTTGTCAAGAAATTTCGCTCGAAGGATATTCTTACGGTTCACAAGGAAAAGTATTTCATATTGCCGAAAATACAGGGATTCTTAAATATAAAATGTACAAAGATGGAATTCCTGTAACGGTTTATACTCCCGCAGAAATTAAAAAGTTTGCAACCACAAAAGGTAATGCTGACAAAAAGCAAATGTATGAAGCGTTTGTAAAAGAAACCAATAAACAAATAATGTATCCTATCATGCCCAAGGCCAAAAAGATAGGAAATCCCGTATCTGATATTGTTGATGCCTACTACATATGTAAGAAGTTGTTTTATGAAATAGCAGAACGGAAGTTAATGAAATGATAGAAGTACTAAATAGTATAGTTGCTGCAGCCGTAGTTGGTGGTGTAGCCATGTTATGGAAAATTGGAATCGAATTGACCAGACTTCGTGTGATCATCTCTAATCTAGAATCAGATATTAAAGAGATTAGAAGAGATATCGATGACATAGAAGAAGACATCGATGAAATGGGAGAGAAATAATGTTATCGGCATTCCTAACACCAGAATTTTTAACACTGATTGCAAGTAGCGCAACAGGATTCCTGTTTCGTTTTTGGTCAGAGAAAAGAAAAGATCAAAAAGCATTGTTCGAACGAGCAATGGCTAGGTCACAACGACAAGATGAAAGTGCTGATTTAGCAGTACAACGAGTAAGTGTTGATGCTGGTAAAGTAGTTCGCCGTACCATTGTTGTTACAATATTGTTCGGTACTATTATCGCTCCATTTATTCTTCCTTTCTTTGGCATTCCAACCGTGGTTGAAGTAACTGAAACAACAGGAACATTCTTGTGGGTGTTTGGTGGAGATACTTCCATCAAGTTCCAAGAAGTATATGGATATCTCTTTACAGAAGAGAACCGACAAATTCTATTGACTGTTGTAGGATTCTATTTTGGTAATGCGGCAGGGAAGGCCTCGACATGAGAAACCTATTATTTGTAATGACTTTATTGTTGTGTGGTTGTGGTGGAGCAATTAAAGTTGTCCCTTCAGAACCCGTAGGGCAAATTCCTAGAAATTATAACCTACAACCTCCCACATCTAGCAACTATAACACACCAAACGAAATACAACCAAAAGAAACAACACCATCCAATAATTGGATAGTGTTGTGGTTGGGTTCGATTGCGATTGCGGGATACGCAACCTACCGTACATTCAAAAAGAAGTAATTACTTTCTTCTATTGTGTTTGAGTCTTTGGTCGTTTAATCTACGGCGAAGGAACATCAGGTCACCAGTTTCTTCATTCTTGATAATGATTGGAGACTTCGGATTTCTTAAAGAATATCTCTTGATGGTCGCACCTTGTTCTGATTCTTGAGCAAAGAACTTATTCCATCTTTCATTCTTTCTTCGGCCTTTACTGCATCTATTGAAGTCTGCGTTACTTACCGTAAAGATTTGAGAATCGGTATACTTATCTAATTCATCACATCGTTTCTTCTTCTTCTTCTTGCCCATATCTGTTGGGTCAGTAAGTGTACCAACACTTCCTGTAGTTGTTGAAATTTCTTCTTCGACACCTTCACCAAGTTCTTTCATGACAAGTTTCATTTCTTTCTTCTTGTCGGGTGGAAGGTTTTTTAGTTTCTTTAACTTCTTCATAATCCTATCAACGGCATGTTTAGTTAAATACTGAACATTATTTTTGTCTAGGTATGGGCCACCAGTTTCTTCGAATGAATTAGCCATCCATGCAAGAAGTTCTTTGCCTTTGTCACTCATCTTCGGGATTCGTGGGTCGCTGTCGTAGGGGCCCGATTTGCCTTCTTGCATAGTTGCAGCCCTTTCCCATTGTTCTCTATTTGTTTTCATTTGTTTTTCCTTTAAGTGCCATGCCAGTGCCCACAAATCATCCAGTTTTGCTTCTTTCTTCAATGAGGGTTTTAAATTCCCACGCATAAGAACTTCAATTGTATGGGCATCTACTTTCATAATCTTAGCAATTTGTTCGGCACTCTTTCCTTGCTTGATAAGCATATGAAGTTCTTTCATTTTGCCTTCATCCAGTTGTTCAACGGATTCTTTTACAACTTCGATTTTACCAAATCTTTTCATTTGATTACTCACGATATTTGCACCAAGTGGAACTTCAATAATTCCAAGTTTTCCTTTTAGTT